TCCGGGAACGATAATGTCATACTGATTCCCGCCCTTGAAATTTTCTTTTACGTGATAAGTAAAAGAGGAAGGAGTCATGTTAAGGTTGTCTGTCGCCAGAAGAGATACCGACAAAGCGCCATACCACAAGTATATTCTCTCGCTGCCTAGCTGATTCATGCCGATGACAGTCTGGTTGATACCGGAAAATCTTTGAGGCATGTAGGTTACTATGCCGTTCTGAATGAAAGTGAGAGATGAAGACGGCCAGAACGTCAGGTAACCGGAAAGCGGATTAGCCTGAGTATCAAAATAGTTTCCTATGACAGTTACGTAATTAAGATTCTGAGGAAAACCCTGAGGTGCGTTCTGATTCAAAGGCACCTGAGGATAGTCTTTATTCTGAGCTGACCATCCTGGTGTCCACCATGCGTCTAATAGAGGCTGACCTTGATAGTCAATGCCCCAGCTCCATAAATTTCCGGCCACGTATAATCCTCGTGCTTATATTCTCACATCTGCTTATGTGTTAATTTACTAACATATATTCTACCTCATAGAATGAAGATAGCCACCTCCGGTTTTCTGCGGCTTGGAATAAAGAATGTTAGAGCTGACCTCGACTACTCCTGTCTCCTCTGAACCTTCAAGATGAGAAAGTATGCATGCCATAGAAAGACTATCAGGGTAGTCGTCGTGTGCGTCAGAGACTTTAGGTGCTTCAGCAAGAACATAAGGTCCCTTGAAATGAATCTCAAGGTCTTCCATCTCAGTCCTGAATCTCTTGTAATTCTTCAGCCTTCTTACTTTAGCCCCTGCGGGCCAGGATATCTGGCCGTGATCCAGAAGCTGTTTCAGGTATTTCCATCTCTGTGACTGATCTGTATTAGACGACCCGAGAGGAACAACCTCAGTCTGAGGCATGATAATCTGCATTCTCTGAGCTACGACATCACCCAGGCCGCCGACGTCAATTCCTATCTTCCACACGTTATAGTTAGACAGGAACTCAGCTATCCTGAAATACTGCTCTTCCCAGTCCATTCCTTCGAGATCAAGCCAGTTAAGTACCTGATGATAGTACAAACCGAAAGGATCAGGGTTATCCCAGTCAACGTAAACTGCTGTGACGACAGTCTTGTCCTGCTTACGTCCCACGTCAATGCCTGCAACGATAGGAGTCCTGTGATAAGCATGTACAACACTCTGCATGGAAGTGTCACCCAGAGCATCGAGACGTTCTGAGGTCGTGAACATTCCCTTTTCCAGAATCCACTGAATCCTGTACGATAGCCTGAACTCATCTGAGTCTTCCCCCAGCCTGTTCTTCTCCCCGTAAGGGCCTTCTATCTTCTTCTTGTACTGAGGGTTATGCTTGGCAACAGATTTCCAGTCGTACTCGAAATTATTCCTCTTAGCCCCTCTTGCTTCCTGTCTCTTGTTCTCCCTGATAGTATCGTAGAACACTCCCTTATTATAGGCTGGGGTACCAGTCATCACCATGGAAGCATTAGTAGACGCGCCCATAGGCGCTATCTTCTTGTCTACTACTAGCTTGTCTGCTCCCTGCGCCTCATCGATTAATATAAAGTGATAGGTACGCCCCTCGATAGTAGCTTTGGGATGACAGGTGGTCTTACGTACCAGAGAATTGCAGACAGGGAACTTAAGCAGCCTTCCCCTTGACACGGGTGACTCTCCTATATCAGAGTCGGCCATTATGGCCATAGCTCTTTCTGACGTAGCCCTCTCAGTTATCCTGCCGAAAAGGTTGTCGGCCTGCTCATCCACAGGAGCGAAAGCGCCAACCCAGAATCCGTTCTTGAACTTACCCAGCCACTGAGGGAATATCTTAGCCAGCCTGGGAAAGAAAATACAGCAGACCACAGTCACAAGAGATAAAGTCTCAGATTTTCCGCTCTGACGTGCGAAACAACCCGTTACAGTAGCACCATCATCTATGATCAAGGACTCGAAAATCCTCCTGGCGAACTCAACCTGGTAAGGTCTGAGAGAATCACCTTCAGGTAACAGCTCATTGCATAATAGTATCAGCCTGCCGATGAGATCATCAACGAATCTCTTGTCATCCTCTTTCAGGACTACCTCATCGAACTTATCCTGTACTTCTGTTTCTTGTTCCATTTGTCCCCAAATAAAAATACCCTAGATACATTATGTATCTAGGGTATCACTTTTTCCTGGACTTCTTTTTAGGTTTTCTCCTGGCCTTGGCGTTAGATATCTTAGCCGCCGAAGTCTTACTGTAACCTTCTTTTTTCAGGGCCTCGTAAACTTCAGGCTTCTTTATAGAAGGTCCAGGTGATTTACCTGGCATGTTACCCCCCAAGCAGGCTAGCAAGATCAGCAGGCGTCACATATCCTGGCCACCTGCCGTCGTTGAAAAGATAGACACCACTCTCCTTATACACCAGGTCAACTAGCTGAGAGCATATCATGTGCTTGGTAGACGAAACATAATCTTTCAGGAACGGGACAGGAAAATGGAATCTGTGCTCGGCCAGCGCGAAATAGTCAAGGACGCTGTAAGGAGTACCTTCCAGGCTCTTGCAGATCTCAACTATATTATTACGCTGATTTACCGTGAGATCGAAATGTCCCGTGGACCACAAGGCATTTTTCCTGGTCTCATCATCCAGAGGCTTGTATGTAGCGCCATCTGGGTAGGCACTGAAAGTGTACCCGTACCTGGCATAGCCTCCTATAGGATTCCCTACATAGATCTCAGCATGATCATACCTGCTGAATCCGTCACCATTAAGCCACTCACCAAATGAGATCAGTTTTCCAACTGGCCCGGAGACGGGAACACAGCAGAAATCTCCTATTTCAGGGTTCACAAGATTCATCAGCCCTTCCTCCACCTGGAAGCATTACGTGCGAAGTTTGCCTTTTTCTTAGCTGCCGGGGAGGCATCAGGATTCTTCAGTACAGCAGTCGCCTCAGCCTGAACAGACTTTCCAGCCTTCTTAGCCATCCTCTTGAATGAGCCTTTCTTTGAAGGCTTTATGTGAATCCCGCTAGAGCTTCCGGGGCTCCTCTTCCTAGCAGGTCTTTTCTTCTCTGCCATCATTTCACCTCAAGTTTAGCAATCCTAAGCTCATGATCTGACATGGTATCGTTAATGTTGGCCACAGTATTAGTTACCTGCTGAAGTGTCTTCGAAGTTTCGTTTATAGTTTCAGAAACCTGTCCTAGCTTGAATACGACTCTCAGCAACCCCCATATCCCTGTTCCCACGACACCTAATGCTGTCACAGCAGCCAGGACTATAGTCGCGTTAGTCATTGTTCTTCCTAAATTCTGCAAAACCTTACTTATTTCACTATACCAGATCAGACTGAAAATCTTCCTGAAGCTCGTCCACTACAGCCTGAAGATGAGCAAGATTTCGTTTCATCTCATGAATGCTTACTTCACTAGGACATTTACAATGGGACTGATATGCTGCTATGAACTCATTAAGGCTTGTGTCTCCGTAATTCAGAAGCTCACGAAAACTCGTCCGCTTCAGTCTTCGATGCGCTTTCTGGTAATGGGCTTCCCAGAACCCTGAGGGTATCTTTTTCCTGAACATCCAGATCCCTTCCTCCTTTAACTGCCCTGAACAGGTTTTCCATCTCACCGTATTTTTTCCTCCACAAGCCTACGACTACCGCCTTTCCTGGCCACACGTGTATGAACCATGCGTGATTGCATGAGCGGTAAGGATGCTCTGTCTCATAAACGCTAGCAACATCTACAAGAAATAATCCCCTGACATTCTCAAGACCTATGAAGAGATACTTACCGTGCATCTGTGCCACTACCTGAGTCCTCCTATTAACACGAGTATTACCATGGCAACGAAAACTATTATGAACAGCGCCTGTATTCCCTGCTCTACCCAGCCCCAGGCATTAACTGGGATGTAAAACAGGGGCTTCTTTTTCTTCCCGTGCCTTGGAGTGTAAAGATTATCCGATTCTTTCATAGCCGAAAGCCTCAAGAGTAGAATTGATGAATCTTCCAGGTGATTGCGTCTGCCTGAACTGATACGCGATGTAAGGAGGAACAGGAGTTGCAGTGCCGTAATCATAGATAGCACCATCCGTGAAGAACTGGACTCTGAGGAGTCCTCTGTTCCTGTCATAACCTGCTGCTACAGTTCTCCTGTGATCCCATCCGTTAGCAGGCCACGATGACTTAGTAGGATAGTAGGTCAGGGGAATGAAATCGCCCTGACCTGTCTCCTGCATGAACCTTTCTGATTCTTGCAGTCTTGCTACATCTGATTCAGCAGAATAAGAGCCATCATCAGGAAACCGAGATGGCGTGCCCATCTTACCAGGACGGGCCATCCTGTCAGTGTACTTAGCTACCTCTCTTCTTACATTCCAGGTAGCAGGCTTTCTTCTCTTGGCCATTTACATCTTCACTGGCTCAGACCATTGTCCTGTGTCCGGGGAATAGGTTGCGTACCACAGATTTCCGTCTAGTCCTCTTCCCACTGCTACCATGAAATCTTGCCATAGTCCCGGAGGTGCTGTGGCAACATCAAATTTAGGCGTCTTCTCTGACACTGTATTCACCCAACTCTTGTTAAATACGTCTTTATCATAACTTCCGGCATTAGCATACTGGATCGCCACCGCCGGGTAATTCCCGGACGCATTTATCAACTGGCTTACAGCCGTGCTCTGGGAATTAGTCCAGTCAGCTATCCACAAATTAGCTCTTGTGATCCCTCCAGCTTTCAACGCTGCCTGAAGATCCTGGATATTGCTCAAGCTCAGGTAAATTGCCGGGAATCTCTGACCTGGCCTCTGACCTGAATAAAAATTTTCTACCGCTTTCGGATACCATGTCACTGCATCCTCAAATGTCGCAGCCCCGTTCTCCACGTCAAGAACATCAGCAGACGTGTCTGATCCATGATCCTGGCATATTCTTATAGCTGCTGGATACCTTGCCCAGTCAGCAGATGTCCATTTAATATCCGCAGTACCCGTAGTATACCCTGCCACCACGCTAACAGTATGAGGCAAAGACGATATGTTAGAGTGCGTTGCATCTGCCCCTGATAATACTTTAATCAAAACTATTCCTTAGTAATTAATCCTTTTACGAATTTCTCTGCCTCCCAATCGCTGGCTGTAGCTGTATGGGCACCTCCTGGTCCTCTATGATGGAACGTGCAGAGCCACATGAAGTTATCCCCGGATTCTACCCATGCACCAAGATCTTCCTTATCGGATATACCTGGGTATACTTTCTCTAGAGCTTCAAGAGATATTCCCTGCTGGAGCGAGAATTCAACGTGGGCATGATGAAGCTCAAGTCCTGACTGCTCACCACGGGAGTCGATAGTGACAGTCTCTCCATGCTCGTCGCGGCATTCGTCAAATCCGATTATGGACCCGACATAACATCTCGCAGCCGGACGTGTCTTCTTGTGGTAGTGATTGAAGTCAACATAGTGAGGATCATCCTTCCTGGCCGGATGAGGAGGGAAATGAACTATATACCTATGTGCTGATACTTGCGTATGCGCTGGTGTTATATGCTTATTTGTCATGTAATAAGGGTATCAGTTTTTAGTACATAGGCTATGACATCCCTGATCATGCTTCCCGCAATGATACCGCCACATGTTTCCTGCTTTCCTGGCGTTCGCGCAAGCGTGGCAGTTGCAGTAGCATCTACCCCATTTCTCGCATTTTCTTCTCATCTATTCCTGCTTTGCACTGTCCACCCCGGCGCTATCCTTCTTCCCTGCTCATCCTCTGCATCATAGTGAGGGCAACGCTTTGCCATCTGTACATGGTTGCCATCCTCATCGAACCTGCACGCATCCACATGAATGCCCAGCTCACTGCCTGCCGTGTCAGGATAGTGCCTTATAGAACCATAGAAGATCTCCTCATTAGACGGAGGTTCTTCCACATCTATTTCAGGCTCTGCTATGCTAGGTGCCTCCGCTAGCTGGAACGGATCAGGCAGCCAGCTCATCAGGTGGCCCTAGAACAGCCTGAGAGCCACGGAGGCGGCTTTTCAGGGCAGGGTCGGTGGATGGGGCTGGCCTCCCTATGTAGACCCGGCAGAATCGATCTCAGAGCCGCCCTACTCACAGTCATAGTGACATCCCCTCAGGCCAGCCTTATGATTATTGCAGTGAAACTCTCTCTTGCATCCCCTGCAATTACAGAAACATAAAGGAGAATGCTTACAAGCCATATTTTCCTCCAGAAATGAAGATAGCCAGTATCCCAAGGCAGGATACTGGCTTACTGAGAAATATATGGGCCAGCTTGTCTAAGGCTGTCGCTTCAGTACTTACCCTTTCCCTGCCGGTATTCAGGAATTTCCTTCTGCTTAAGACACCCATATGCCTTGTTTCGTGGGCAATGAAAGGATTGAACTTTCGGCCTCTTCTTTGTAAGAGAAGCGCTCTTCCACTGAGCTAATCGCCCTTTGTCACTCCGCAACTGCACCTATGGCGGATGCCCAGGTGGTGACGTGACCTGTCGCAAGCGTGCTCTCCCCTGCCATCTGCTGAGTGAGGGCACTTCTTCCCCCATGTCTCAGGACAGAAACCCATTTTATCCTCCTAATGATTCATATGCCTTACCGCTGATATGACAGGCACCACGATTGCCACAGATATTATGAACAATATGATTGACTGAATCAAGGTCAATCCCAGGTGCATTCCTGCGTACACTCCTATGGCACTGAAAACCAGTATAAGAACATTTCCCATATTACCTCCTTGATGCTCAGGGTATCCCCAGCGAGGATCGAACTCGCATCATCACCTTGAGAGGGTGACGTTCTCCCATTAAACTATGGGGACCTGGGAGGTTTCCCTGTCCCATGACATAAAGGACAGGGTTTCCCTTTAATCATGCCGTATCCGTTACAGAACAGGCATATATGCTGTTTCACTAGTCAGAAGATGTTCCTGTAGGAGCCGGGAACTGAGCTGAAGGATTCACGAAATTGAATAGCTGGAACTTATCTGTCTGAGACAGAGGCAGCAGAACCAGGTCACTCCAGTCAGGAACGCCGTTTGTCTCCTTAGTGCTTCCGCCCTGAGCGATTGTCAGGGCATAAGGACCGTCAGAGTTGTTGATTGACGACACATCAACCAGATTGTAATAGCTACCATTAGGAACTAAAATCCACTGAACAGCAGGAACATCGATTACGTTGCCGTTTACCCAGTCCCATCTTGCACGCCAGCCGTTAACTGCCGGATTCTGGTTACTCCACTGTGACAGATACTGCCCCTTGTCATTCTTGATAGTGACAACTAGATCTTCACCGTAAGAAGAAGGCAGCGACACATTCACCGCTGAAATCCTGAACCATGTGCGATCAGCACCAAGGTCATTGAATACTGACGCTAGATTGTTCTGGTACGAATAATCTTTGAAATTATTGAGAATCCAGTGAGGACCATACGCTACCGCGTTGACTTCACTATAAGTAGGAAGTACCGGAGTTACAGCGGCACTCGCTGATGTGGCGCTGACCCCCAGACTTAACGCTACAACAGCAGTCGCTATAAACTTTCTGAACATAACTTTCCTTTCAATTGGTTTTATTTTCTCAAGATAAGTACTCCATATTGGATTCGAACCAATGACCGGTTGATTAAGAGTCAACTACTCTAGCCGCTGAGTTAATGGAGCATCATTAATTCCAGAGGAGCCGGTGAGATTCGAACTCACACGGGAGTTACCCCGTACTGTTTTCAAGACAGTTCCACGCCACCGATGTTAGCGACTCCTAGTGTGCAGTTTTCAAGATCACCTTGCCCGGTCTAGGTACTGCACTAGATTCCAGTGATCACGGGCTACGCGGAATCGATAGGATTCGAACCTATGATACCGAAGTATTACAGTGTAGCAAACTGCTGCATTACCACTCTGCCACGATTCCATACTCCCTGTTCCAATTTAGTTTCCGTTTGCGAGCACAGGGCACACTCCCAATGGGCAATTGCGAGTGACTACCGGGATTCGAACCCGGACTAATAGCATGGCAAGCTATTGTGATAACCCTTTCACTATAATCACAAGTGATATGGACAGAGACGGTTTCCCTTCTCTCTGTATATGACGACCGCTTCAGTACCGACCCCATATCTTTTGATACTTTATTTTGCCGGTTAGTACCAGACCGGACCTGAGCATCTCCCTAGGCAAGAGCCGCACGCTGAAGTTTATAGTCAGTTAACATGCGGGTCGGACTATAAAGGTGTCATTACCGTTGAATGAATCTCCCTTAATAATGCGATTTTATTGACCTGTTCCACGTTCTAAATCTGTGACAATTAGCACAAACTAAATCGCACTTAGCAACTTCTGCGTCTATCTCTTCTTTTGTTCTATTACTTCTTGCTGCACTTATACAAAATAGTTTCTCTTCCCCCGGCCTGTGGTCAAAGTCCAGGATGAAATGAGGAAATTGCTGACCGCAATCCATACAGCATTTGTTATCTTTTAACTCTTTGATATATCTAGAAATAAAATTCCGTCGATTTCTAGTACGTATTAAAGTCTTTAGCTTCTGGTCCTTACCTAGGTAGTAAGAGACTGTTCCTTTTGAGCAACCTAGGTTGTTTACTATCTGGTTGTATGTAAAACCATCGTCCCGCAGTTTAAGTATATCGTCATGTAATGTTGCCATACTTAAGTTTACCACGGTTCGAATCAAAAGCGAGAACAACGGGACTTGAACCCGTGACCCCTACCTTGACAGGGTAGTGCTCTAACCAACTGAGCTATGCTCCCGTGCGTGGAGATTTCTCTCCACTTTAATATTGTACTACTACCTATGAAATCTGATTCCCGTACTTCCCGCAATCAGATTTGATCTCTCGTATCCAAATCCAGCAGAATCGAAAGCGTCAATCATATTCCAGATTCTCGAACTCTCTTCTCCATTATCGGATGAACAATGAGAAAGGATATCCCTGAGAGTCCTAGCCTCTCTGTCATCAAGAGTCAGGAAATACGACACAGTCTCAACTATCTTTCTTTCTACATTAGCCATTACTTGTTACCCTTCGGTAGAGTCACAGCACCAGAAGTAGGCGCATTGTTGTTGTAGATCATGACAGGCTTGCTGGTCAATGCCAGAGGAGCGTCACTGTAAAACCAGTTAGTGTTTCCTCCAAGCTCTACCAGGGCACCAGCAGTAGTGAAGAAGAAAACACCAGAAGGACCGCCTTCCTCACCACCATAAGTACCATCATCGCCAATACTGTCTACGACGTTAGAGCAGGCCCCGATAGTTCCTCCACCTTGTCCTGAATCATCACCTGATACGCAATTCTTGTCATCAACGATATCCTGAGTCTCAGTAAGCTGAGACTGGGTAGAACTCACCTTGCCCTTGATGGTATAGAAAGTTATAAGAGTACCAGTCTGACTGTAAACATAAACATAACCGATATGGTTAGGGTTATTCAGGGTGAGATCTCGCCTGCCATCATTGACCATCTCCATAGATGGGCCGTTCATCTGAGAGAAAATACCAGAGTCGAAAGTCTTAACTCCCAGGTTATAGAAAAGCTGAGCTGTGTTACTCTCGCTTCCTCCAAGGACTGAGCCGCCAGCTACATTATCTGAACTGGTAGGATCAGGAGCCGATGCACTTGCATCCACGTTATTACCTGCGCAAGCCGAGATCCCGAGAACCAGCACAACGGCAGAAGCAGCCGAAATAATAGCGTGCTTAAAATTGATCTTCAATTTGTACCTCCTGCTTTTACTTACTTATTACAAGCTTTGACATCAACTTGCTGTGAAAGATCAACGCCCTTGAACTGAGCGCCGGTCTGAACCTTCCTTGAATCATTATTGAAAGCATTAGCAGCTTCAGTGCAGATCTCCTGAGCGCCAGTCACAGATGACTCATACTGTCCCTGAAGCTGGGTCAGATTACCAGTCGGATCATTTGCAACCTGAGATGCTGTATGTTCCTTATTAAAAGTTGCTAGCTGCTTCTCATTATCCTTTACTGTCTGTAGATCCGTCTGGTAAGTACTGTACTCGTCGTAGAACTTGTTGTACTGAGTAATCCTGTTCTGCGCCGTATAAACTTGCTGTGTCTCTTGCATCTTGCTGATAGCTGGTGCAGTAGCAGCCCACCAGGAATTAGTAGCAAGAGGGAGAACCAGCAAACCTCCTGTCAGGAATACCAGAGAAAAAACACTAACAACAATGATCTTCGCTGGAGTCCAGAAACCATTCCCCACTTATTTCCTCCTTATTTTATATAGCTTATACAGCTCATCACATTGAGCATTAGCCCTGTCTACATCTTCCTGAGTATAAGCTCTTGATATAGAATCAAGTCTTATGCTTTCAATTTCTTTATGTTTTATATCCAGAGCTTCTGCTGAAAGATATGTGATCTTAGGCTGTCTTGACTTGACGAACATGAAGATGATACCACAGGCGGAGGATACTGTCAATACAATTACCGAAAGAATTTCCAGCATATATTACCTCGCTATTCCTCAGGTATCATTTCCTTAAATCTTGCGAATCTTTCAGGAAGGATATCTTTTTCTGATACAGGAAAAGGACACATACCTGGGCGTATACTATACCAGGTGCAACTGATATCATCTATTTTCCACCATGTTGTATTATCCCAAGGATCATAGTACATCACGCCAGTCTTTATGGCTCTCTTAATGAGCTTAATCTCAGGATTCATGGTTCTTTCAAGAGAGAAACTCACATTATTATAACTATGGCCAACTGGACTGCCGACAACTACCCTCAGAGGGAAACCGTTAGGGTCTACTGTCTTGACAATGCCAGAGAGGGTGACCTGGATTTCGTCACCCTCTCTGTATTTTACTTCTTCAGCCATGGCCAGTCAGCATTCGTGCCAGCTTCGATAGCCTTCATCCACTTGTAAGTAGAATCACCCATCATACCTGATAGCTGATGAGTACGGGAACCATCACCAGTCTGGACGTTAGCTGTCTTATATCCTGACAGGTCGTTAGAATACAAGAACACACTATCAGGAACGTCAGCAGCAGTACCTTGCCTTGAATAACCATTACTGTTGTATGAACTGAAACCAAAGCCGCTGTAACTTAAAACATGTGCTCTTGAACCATGAGCAAAAGACTGCATGTCAGTATTGTCGATAAGCCTCTTAGCATCCGGATTCTCAGAACAAGCCTGCCTCATGGCCCTTCCTGTCTGAGTACCATGCCCGACCTCACCAGTCCTGCGATGCATTTCCTCAGCCAGCTTCAGCACAGAATGTCCCTTCTTCACAGGAATTCTCTTAACACCGTCAGCATAAATGTACAAAGCTACATCATCTGAGTTATGCGCCGCAAAAGCGCCGCCGAAGAAAGCAGCAAGACCAGAACGTGTCATCTTGGACTTATTGCTCACCGGAGAATCCATTGAACCTGAAGTATCAACAAGGACGATAGTCTTGCCTTCAAGCCTTGGAACGTTCCTAGTGGCAATCTGAACAGCGGTCTCAAGGTCACTGTACCACTCATATGAATCCTGAGCCTCAAGCGCTGACAGGAATCTGAATGGCAAGATTCTCGACTTAGCGATTATTATTTCATTAGTTAGCTGATCATGAATATATTCCTTGGCCTGCTGAGAGATCCCAGCCTCAGTGAAATTCCTGAGGTTTCTCAGTGCAGCGAAGATAGGAACCTGACCGCCAAGGATAAGAGCGTTCCACAGCTTGTCCTTAGGAACATGATTTCCGGCAAGAGACAAAGCGTCTTCCCATGTCATGCCAGCAGACTTGAGAACCCTGGAATTGGTCAGAATGTCGTAGTTGCCCTTGGCAACTTCCTTCCTCAGGGAAATATTGTTCTTCACCATCTCAGGAAGAGAAGCCCAATCCTCATCATTACCGTACCTGCGGTTGATAATATGAGCTGCTAGTTCATTGTCAGCAAGCGTGAAATGGGAAAGGTTCATAACATCAGCAAACCTCAGGCCATGAGAAGCAGTATCGTACTTCATCGTGGCATAAGGATTCCACAGCCTAGAAGCAGCATCCCCCAGACCTCTCTTCACTGGCTTAGGAAGCTTACCGTATTCAGAAAGATAAATGCTTGCAAGTTCACCAGGCTCATCAGCTCTCTGGCATACACCATCGACTACTGTCCTGTTGAAACCCTTAGACTTACCGGATTCCTTAACACCAGCAGCTAGTCTTGCATGCACATAATCAGCAGCACCAATAAGAGATGCTGTCCTGATATTAGCCTCCGGACCACGAAGCCATGTAAGAAATCCTGCTGTCCAGCCAGGATCATTTACAGCAAGCTCAGAAACAAGATCAGTGAACCTGCTGTCCCTGGACTTACCGCTTTCATGGTAAGTTTCTTCCTTACCTAACAAGCCGTTTACTCCGAGCCTGAACAGCTCAGAGTTAGAATCAGAAACGAAACCCTGGCCACCTGTAGCTGTTCTAGCTGTTGATGAGTACTCTGACTTCAGGGGAGTTGTCCTTGAAGTCAGACGTACTGTGTTCTGTCGTGCCATTTGTGCCTCCTACTGCACCTATATCTGGATAGAGAATAAAAAATGCCCAGAGAATCAGAGACAACGGCATAATTTTTAGCTACTATTGTTTGATAGACAATTGCTGAAGTAACCGTTGTCAACGCACCTGGGCATTGGGTAATACGTACTGAACCTGAGAATAATGTGAAACAGTGTTAGCTGCCTTTAGCTATTTCTAACAGAAATACGTGGGATCGAACCATGAAGTAACTGTTTCTTTCGCACCAGGTAATATTAAATTATTTTTCCATAGTACTCGTGCATTTCTTGCTGCCGCAGTGACTGCCTCTGCCGAAGAAGTTAATCTCCTGGCATGAGGGACAAGTACACCCGCATAGTTTAGCTGCCATTTGACCTCCCATGATGAAATAGCCAGAGAATATTCGAAACGCGGTGTAATTTCGTATTTTTTTCGCGCTCTCCCACTGTGAGCTACCACCCGTTGATTGGTCGGGCTTCAGGAATCGAACCTGCCCTCGGACTCCGCATGTCATATTTAGAAGTAACCGAGTCTCTTTGCACCTGGCTATTAAGTTTTGTCGCAGCCTGAGGGTTAACTGACACCAGCTTTTACCGTATTCTGCTGCTCTTCCGCTGAGCTACCCGCCATGGGGAATGGATTCGAACCATCGCACGCAGATTAAAAAGTGAAGTAGCTGAAGTCCTCGCACCAGGCTATGTTAAATTTCAGAAAATCCAGAGAATAGGAAGCAAGAGTTTATTAGCTTTGCTATACAAAGCAGGACTTGAACCTGCAATTTATTCTTTTACAGAGAATTATCTTTTCCGATTTGATCATTTGTATGAAGTAACTCTCGCAATTGCACCTGGATTTACAGAGGGCCATGCCGGATTTGAACCGGATAAAGATGGGTTGCAATCATCTGCCTAAGCCATTCAGCCACAGGCCCATGAACTCTGCCCTGAGCATTCAAAGATGTTCGGCGCAGAGGTAAAACAAATAAAATGACAATCCCTGAGAATAAACGGTCAGAGGTGTTTTTCAAAGTTATAAACTTCACGGGCATGATCTGGTGCCCGTGGTTAGATTCGAACTAACAATTTACATGTTTCAAATGTATGTTTTACCATTATTGAAGTAACTCTGGACAAGCACACCAGGGATATCCATACGGAAGGAGGTACAGTATGGACAAACTTAATTAAGCAGGAAGAAGAAGAATAACCTGCCCGTATCCAGCAGGAACGACTTTCAAATCAAACACTTCCAGCATTCCCTCAAGATTATTCTCTCTGCACTTGAAGTAAACTGCCAGATTCTGGGCTTCTTCAGGTAATCTCTGAAGTTCAGATATAAGTTCTTTACCTGTTACGTACACTTTCTTCCTCCTAAGTTAAAATTAGCGCCAGAGAATCGGGCGAGAACAGAGAAATGTCATAACCTCCGACGTATGAAGTCGGCGCTCTTATCTTGAGCTATAGCAAATATTGGCTCTGCTAATGAAGTATCTGTACTCAATGCACCTGGCATTAAACTTTATCCTAGATAAATCAATCCTAGTTCGTAGCGCAGACCAGACTCGAACTGGCATTATCTGGCTTATGAGACCAGCGTGTTCCCTTTACACCACCGCGCGTCGATGTGTTCTTTCTGCGTGACAGTTAGCGCAAACTATCTCACATTTTTCCATCTCATCAAGAACCTTCTTCATGCTTGTCCACTTAGAAGAGTTCCCAATATCAAACTTTTTTTCAAACTCAGGTAAATGGTCGAAATGCATAACATAATATGGATACTGAACCTCACAGTCCTTGCAAGGTGTTGAGGATTTCAGATCTTGTATGTACTGTCTTATGCTTTTCTTTAACTCGTCTTTAAACTTCATTGCACGAGCTATCATTGCCTGACGGTTGTTCTCGTAATGTTTACGAGACGCTTTAGATTGAGCTTCCTTGCTTTTTGCCATATCTAAGTATATCATAACTTGATAGTTAGATATGATATGGGTGGGTAGACCACTAGCTAGACCCAGAGAATCAATCGAATACGGTGTCCTGGTAACTTAACAGTTTTTCTAACTGTTTGTTTGAAGCAACCGTATTCTTCACACCTGGACATAGTAGCCCTACGGAGAATTGAACTCCGCTTTAGAGATTGAAAGTCTCTTGTCCTATCCACTAGACGATAGGGCCATTGGAGTGGGGTTTTTGATAAGAGACTAGGTATGCATCCCTAGCTCTCAACCTCACATGTACCATGATACCACGTTCGGGACATGATGTCAAGGATTTTATTCAGAAATTTTCAGCGGAAATTGCGGCCAGTGAGTCAACCCATTACCTGTCAGGTACAAGACACGCTGGCCAGGAATGATATTCCTGTTGTGGCTATCACTCTGCACGAAGATCTTATACTCCGTGGAGTGATCTGGGCCGACCTTTACCTCATCATCCGGCAGCCCTAGAAGATCCCTTGCGTTACCAGCATAGAACTGTCCGCCCTGCTCGATGATAACACCCTTATGACCCTTGATATGCTCATTCTTTACCAGTTCATAGTAGCCATACCCTCTCTTATATGTCAGGGGAAGCTTGTTATTAACCAGGTCCCTGATCCAGATAGTCGTCTTCACATCCTTAGGATGCTGCAAAATCTGGTAATAACCATACGGGAGAGGCTTAAGCTCACTCCTGATCTGAGCTCGGGTGAGAGAATTCAGTGAGAATAGGCTCTTAGAGCCCTTAGCGCCGGTAGACCTCAGCGTGAAATACGATTCAGAAGCCTTACGTACTGTGTTTACAACCTCATCCATGCCTCTTTCAGAGGTCGTATCCCAGATAGCTACATTATCTTTGGGGAAACCCCAGTCGGTAACCTGCTTCTTAGCAATCTGATCTGGGACGAAGATAGAAACAGTCCACTCATCGGTCAGAGACGGAATCAAAGTCTTGATTTTCCGCCTGTTATTGAAAGAACTGCTGTTCTCTATGCCATCAGTAAAGATCATAAGCCAGTGGGAGTGCTGTCCGTACTTAGTAGGAACCATTTTCAGGTCTTCGACAGCAAGAACAGCAGCATCACACAGGGCTGTATTGCCCTCAGGGCTGTATTTTCCCTTCAAAGTGAAGGATTCTTGCGCTCTGAGCACGTCAGAGTCGTACAAAACGCATCTAGCAGTGCCAGGATTGCTGAAAAGATACACGGAAACACGAGTTTCCTGGTTCATTTCCAGGCTTCTCTTAGCCAGATAGCGAACTTCGTTGTCAAAAAGCTTGACAAGAGCCACAGAATGGGGATACATGCTGTACGATTCATCAAAAACGAACGTAACATGGTTCTGAGGCTCTTGCTCAAGACTATATAAAGCCATTTTCCCTCCTTGTTTAAGGTTATTTCTTAGATTTTGCTGTTTTCTTAGTTTTTTCTTCCTCTACAGGAGCTGAAACCTCGTATGTACCGCCTGTAGCAGCTACTACTGCCGCTGAAACGAGCTTCTGAGCGGACCAGGCGTGAGCCCAGGGCGTTCCTGATCCGCAATAAAAAGCATTATTATGCTCATGAACTGAGATATTCATTAGAACATCACCCTGTAGATGTGGAAGCGATGATAAGAAGAGCGCTCATGCTTACGAAAAAGCGCATTTGAGGATAAGGATATCCTACTGTGACTGTGTTAGGATAGTTTCCGCCCTGAGAAGTCCAGCCAGGGACATCTGAGCTAGCCAGAGTCGCGTTGTTATACCCTAGAGGATACAAACCTGAATCCTGCTGACCCTGAACTGCATTCAGGACAATCAGGAATCCAGAATAACCAGTAGCATTCGCTGATTCTACGTAACTTACGCCGTTAGAATAGTTAGATGGCAGCTCCTGAAGAGAAGAACCTGTGGCTGAAACCTGAGTAATAGTTACCAGCTTCGGCAAGGTCTTGGTTCCCTTAGTAGCACCACCTGTATTATTGTCACACTCGAAGATTCTTGAAGGATTCATTCCCTGCTGATCTAAGATTCCTGCGACATATACAGTACTCGCAGTATATACTCCGTTAGTAAAAGAGTATGTTGCTGCGTCAGTGGGAGTACCAGCAGAACGCTGGAACGTCGTGTTGATAGCAGGATAACCCGCTAATGTAGCAACTGATAGAGCCATTTTAGCTGTCCTATCTGAGATTAAATATTTACTCTATCAGTATAGCGCATCAGCTAGTTATTCATAATCATCAAAATGGCCGCCGTCCATGAGATGATAGATGCGCCTCAATGTTTCCTCGGTGCTATCAAAGTTGTAGAACAGGAAGTTTGCGTCGTAGTCATCGATTCCCAGTTTCTCAGCCGCCCAGTCAGCGATCTTGACACCTGCACTGCTTCTTTCCTTTTCAGCAACAGACGCTTCATCATAATCACCATTGTCGTAAGCCTCTTCAATGCGATCATGCAGCATCTGGTATTTCTCATACCCTGCTGGAGTCATCACCAGTTCAGAATCCAAGTCAAATACAGTTCCCGGTTCCGCTTCTTCCAGCCATACAAAACCAGCAGCGCAAGCTGAAGTTGCACAAGACCATCTAGTCTCTTCCGTGAATACAAACGTATTAGTGTGGTCTTTCATCCACTGACTTTGATGATGACTAATCCTGTCACTTTTGATGTTATTGACCAGTCTTTCAAAAACTTCGATGTTCATTTTTCCCTCCTTATCTATATACTACGAGCGTCAAGGGGGAATTGAACCCCCGATGTCAGATTGGAAGTCTGAAGTTTTACCACTAAACTACTGACGCGAGATGGGGATTTCTCCCCTTATGTAGCCCTAGAGGGAGTCGAACCCTCACTGTATTGATTTTAAGTCAACGATCTCTGCCAATTGGAACTATAGGGCCACGGTAGCCACTATCGGATTCGAACCGATAACATCCACTTTTTGAGAGTGGCGACTCTGCCTATTGGTCTAAGCGGCCTCTATTACGGCCCTGAATACTGTTATCTTTTACCAGTGCCATTACAGTCAGGGCAAGCTGCCTCACCTTTAGCGTCACACATGAAGCATCCTCTTTTTTGCAGAAAGGACAGTCAACCTTGCCTGATCCTGAACACGCAGAGCAATGGTTGTTTGCAGACACGTCTACTCCTTATTATCAACTTCAAACGGCACAAAATTAAGTATAGGCATAGACTGGTAAAGGATTTCCTTGCATATATGCGGCCACATTGCTACGTATTTGTAGTTAGCCCCGCAATTAGGACAATGCGTCCCGTCATAAAACCTGTCATATACTTCCTGTTTTACCCTATCCTTACGTTTTACGTAGCCACCTATAGCCGTCATCTGAACCTTCTCATGAAGTCCTTGAATTCTGACGAATTCCTGTCTACGTACAGGAACAGGTCAACACGCCAGTCATTCTTATTAACACGCCTGATGCTGGCACCGGCTATCTTCTCTGCTCCTAGATTTGTTATCTTAGATGCCCAGAACTTTCTCTTCTTCTCAGCATCTTTACCGTTTTCTGCTGAATCTATGTCACGAATTATATCCATCTTATCCTCCTTTTAAGATGCTTTCGTGGGAAGTACTGGATTCGAACCAGTAGCCTTCTGTTCTGGTAATCTTTAGTGGTTCCCGCCAGGCTCGAACTGACAACTACTGGGCTTCAACCAATCGTGATTCCAGTTTCACTAAAGAACCTTGATACTAGACTTGCTGAGCATAGACATACTTAGGCTTATAATCCCCCCGGAACTATGCTTCCTCGGATTCCGTATATGTAAGAGGATCACCCTCTCATCAGCAGTATCTAGTGGTATTGAGAATAGCGGACATAAGACTAGTCGATTTTTGCCTCAACGGTGTCAGGAAGTCAGATTCTTGAACCTTTCTTCCCTACTGCCGCCCTTTTATGAGGCGTTCAGCCATATTCTCAAAGTAGCGCCCGTGAGATTCGAACTCACACTGTCATGCTCCTAAGGCATGTGCCTCCTGCCGTTGGGCTAGAGCGCCACGATACCTTCATTGTTTTCGGTCACCTATTGTCAGCTCCTACTTAATGAAGGATTAAATTGAACTATTGATAGTCGCAATGTGATCCTATGGAACACGTGCCAGCACTAGGATTCGAACCTAGGAAGGTATAACCAACGGTTTTACAGACCGCGCCCTTTGAGCCGCTTGGATATACTGGCATGATGTGAGGTAATCCAAGGTTACCCTCGGAGCCTCACGAAATTGTTTATCGCCTGAAACAGTGATGGAAATGCCTGAACAGATCAAAACAATGGTGATGCAGGTGACATCCTCTTACGAACTCAAAGAAATGAGGATGACACGCAAAATAGTAAGCATGCAGCATATTACTTCCCTCCCTCCTGATGTTTGATACGGTGGGGACGCGCCGGCGCGTCCCCACCGTAGCTGTAACAAGTACATTCTAACAGGTTATGACCTGAATGTCAATACCTTTTGAACTGAAATTTTTCAAGCTCCAGACTCGCACCTAGCTACTGGCCTGAGCATGTGCTTCCTAGTCCACATATTATCCGTAAGCCGTTCCAGCTACGATAAGCAGACCATTCTGATCAAGGTAAATCTCTGAGTTTGCTGATGTAGCATCCGGTGAACCTGCTGCAAATGAAAGAACTACATAGTATCCGCCAGTCTTAGATGTGCCAGAAGCATCTGTCATAGACACCTGAGTAACTGATACCAGAGTCGGAAGAGCGATAGACGAACCATCTGTGTAGAACATCTTAGCTCTGTTCTCACCGTCAAGATAACCAGCTATGTAAGCACCAGCATGTGTTGTGGAAACACCAGAAGTGTAGGTAAACGAAGAAGAATCTACCAGAGAACTTGATGCCACATTGCCTGGGTAACCGTACAGGTAGTAAATTGATAGTCCTGCTGCCATTAGAAATGGCTCCTTTCATGAAAGTAATTTACCTTATCATTCTATCATGAAAGCAGGTAGTTTCTTGCCTCTTCTATATGATATTCCTCTAGTCCTGACCTGTAATCTATACGGATATGCAAGCCATTATCAGCCAGGCGGCTACCTAGATCAGGCTCATCATCAAAGAAGACGAACCTGTTGCCATCCGCATATTTATTAGCAGCATCAGCCTTAATAGAACCTAAAGACTCAGAAAACCTTCCCTGAGAAAGGTCAAGATGTGACAAATGAGGTAACTCAAGATATTCTCCCACCCATCTGTTAGCATGTATTTGCCAGGTTGAACCCCATACCAGGAAAGATTCAGTATCTTCTGATAGCTGCTTTAGCCACCTGCCGTAATCTTTATGTAAGCGCAGGTAGTAGCCTTGTGTGTCCGTTCCATGTGGAAGGGCCAACAATTTCTCCCCTCCTTCTCTTAAGACAACAGGATTTACTACCCCATCAACGTCTACGAAAATATACTTAACCACGAGACAGCTTCCTCACTTCCTCCTATTGCTCGAAATCCGAGCCAGTATGGGTACGCACCTCATACTTAGTACAGGCCGCAGTAAGACCCGCCGCCACCCCACTCAGTTATAGTACCTGTGGCGTCATCCGTAGCCTGTGCTCCTACGCTTCCCCCTGACTCCAGGCCAGCGAGACTACCATAATATCCTGTCCAGTACCTGTTGTAATAAATGCAATATCCTGGGCTCTCTGGATATGCTATGTATATGGTTCCGTTAGAACCACCGTTACCGTACTGATCGGGACACGTACCCAGATCAGCGTAACCGCTTCCATTGTCAGCTACGCATCCTCCAGGTCCATATACTATCTCGACAAGATTGAAACCTTTAAGTTCATTCTGGGCCAAGCCGAGATTAGGACATGTTGATGTTACCTTACCCGATCCGCACATCTTCAGCAAAGCATAATCAAGGAAATTCTCATTAGTCCCGTTACCATACTCCATCTTTACAGCATCGCCTGCCCGGTCAGCTCCTCCCCAGTCGTTAAGGCAGTATCCGCTGCCTCCGTTACCGCATATTTCCTGAGAAGAAGCAGAAGCCGATGACACCGCACCAAAACACGATACTGCTGCTATCGTAAGCGCGACCAGTATAGCCTTGAATTTCATGAGAATTTCCTTTAATTATATGATACTTACAGTATTACCAGGTGTTAGTAAGAGTATATCCCCAGCCCGTGCACCCATTAGATGCTAGCTGGTTCATCGCCAGGTCAACACCGACATTGCCACCAGACTCTACGCATTCCAGAGCCCCGTTAGTGCGGGATTCATAACTGTCATAGAACTTGTCAAGATTAGCTCCTCCGACTGTTATCACCGTCCCAGTGCCGCCGCCAGTTCCAGTACCGACATTATTACATGTAGTCAGCACTCCCTGTCCAAGACCTCCTGTGCCTATGCAGTAAACATGACCTGAGATCCCGAAATAAACGATCTGCGCGGTATAATCACCTGCCGGGCCTGTGTAGCTGTCTGGACAAGTAGAAGTAGTGTTATCTGAGCCACTACACCTGTCGATAGGCTCTACCTCAAAATACTCGTTACCTGTGCCGCCGTTATTCATCTTGACATCATTACCGGAACCTCCGTTGTTCCAGTCGTTCATGCAATAACCAGAACCGTCCTGCCCGCATATCTGAATCTGCGAAGCAGAAGCAACCGGAGTATGCCCGGAAACAGCAAGACCAAAAAATGATGTCACAGCCAGTGCCGCAGAAGCGGCTAATACTCTTACCTTCATTATTTTCCTCATGTATCAATAGTTTCGTTTCTGCCGTACAAGACTTGAACCGTCGGAATAGAAGGATTCGAACCTTCGCTCTCGTGCTCCCAAAGCACGCGCCTTAAACCAAACTTGGCCATATTCCGTTAAGTGTCAGTTGTGATCTGACTCGCAAGGGCACACAGGCACTACTCTATGTCAAGCTTGCTTGTGGAGCTTAAGAGAATCGAACTCTTCACCTCTAGTGTGCAAAACTAGCGCTCTACCAACTGAGCTAAAACCCCATTTAGTGTTTTTAAGTGGTCCCGCATCCACTCACAGTTTAACCACTACAGGCAGATCATTACCTGTCTTATGTTTGAGGTGGGATATTTAAGATTATATCAGAGAAAATCAGCCAACTGTGTCCATAATGAAATGTCATGTTAACCTCCTATTAGTTCTTCTGTTACATCTTCCCAGTCAGTTATATGAGCACGCAATATAGTAAAGCTCATCCTGTCAGATGGCCAGGATGCAATCTTCATCTGCATCGCTTTCCTGCTCATAAGCTTAACTGACTTAGCGGGATGATAGAAATCAGGCTTACTGTCATACTGTGTCACCAGATAGACTTCTTCAGGTTGTTTCATGTATCAAAACTCCTTAGTTGGGCGAGTGGGGCTTGAACCCACGTGTACCTACTAACCTTTCTACTGTTTATAAGACAGAGGGTATACCGCCCACCATAAGGTGCAATCCTGCAAGGAATCGAACCTTACTGCACCTTACTTTCCTGGTTAATTACTCCAGTACAGTTTATTTACAAGTACATTTGTCCGGTAGTCGAGTGCATCCGGCACAGTAAGTAGTAGAAATCTTATTCGCGTTAGTGCTTATGAATGTAGGACCATTGCAGGTATTACAGGGCGGTCCCTCTCTTAAAGGCATACATCCTCCGCAGAATGTTACTTAGTTCTTAACAGACCTGAAATCTGGTCCCCACAGCACTTCCATCAGTATACCAGCGCACTCATCGCAGATATTACTAGGCCCCGTAGGACTCATCATACTGAACCTTACTCCGCACTGAGTACATGTAAGATCGTAAAGAACAGGCTTTATATCCATATTAGCTCCTCTGCATGTTTTGTCTCATTCACCTCAGAACATGCAAAACTGCGGCCCAGTTGCTACGTGCAAATAGTAGCCGTACTCCCACCAGGACTTGAACCCGGAACCAAGAGATTAAAAGTCTCCTGCTCTGCCATTGAGCTACGGGAGCTAAAAATGTGCATTATTTAGGTTCTCCGCACAATTTGCAAACCCAGTTACCATTTATCTTAACAAAATAATGGCCACCAGTAGTGCTTCTAGTACAACCTTCCCATTTCATGTTACCTCCCGAAAATTAAGTGTACGTTGCAGGCGGATTCCAGCTAACCTTATAAGGTAATGGTCACTCGTTAGCCTATCACTTATTGTCAGCGTCCTGCTTCACAGTCAGTCTATAGCACAGGAACCATTACTTTCCATGACTGACAGGGTTTTACATACTATCTTCCGCAGTTGGCCAATTGCCGGGATAGTTAAACGTACTCACCCAGGCTGCGCCTCCACCAGGATTCGAACCCGGATTAAGGGCTTAGAAGACCCTTGCACTCTCCCTTGTACTATAGAGGCTGAAATGGTGTTCTGTGAATCTCGGCATCGGTATATCGTCCGCGAATACATAAGCACCATTGTTGCAGAGGTTTTTCTCCTTACTGGACCGACACACTTAGCCTATGGCATTTCGGACACTGTACCCTGCACCAGTCGGAGCATTTTGCATGTTTACACACTCTGGCTTTATCCTAGGTTAATACCAGTTTACGTCAAGTCCAATAAGTCATGCCTGACTTTTCGATCCGCACCGTCAAGGACTCAAGACGGTTTCGATCTTCCATTTCCTATTCGTACTTTCAGCGCTTTCATGAATAGGCGGGATCGCGCTCTGTGCTGGACTCGAACCAGCGGCACCAAGTTTAGGAAACTTGTGCTCTTTCCTCTGAGCTAACAGAGCCTAATCCATGTCTTCTTCTTCAGTAAAGAACTTGTGGCAGTCATTACAATACCAGTACGTAGTGCGAATACTTTTTTTCGGGTTAACAACAGAACATTGATACGTTCTGTCTGCGTGGTTACATGACTTAGACATTATTCTTGTTCTTTGAAGTTCTTTCCGCAAGTATCGCAATGCATGAAAATTACTGTCATGCCGTTCTTCGTAGTCCTGCCTGTTTCATGAGCATTAGTATGGGGGCAGCATTCAGGATTCACAGCCATTCTCTCCTCCAGCTAATATTCTTTTTCATCCTGCATCCTACTCTGGTTCGTGTTCCCTCCTCACTACTGGTTCAGTTTCTGTCCATGCCTTATCACAGGCGTAGCAGTACATGTAGAGGTATTTATGTCCTTGTATTACTTCCCACGCTATTACTCTCGCCTCTAAATGTTCACACATAATTACCTCCGATGAACTGGAAGGAATCAGATTCCGTTGGCTCTACAGGATTTGAACCTGTGACATCTTGCATATCAGGCAAGCATTCTAACCGACTGAATTAAGAGCCAGCAAAATACCGGAATATACTGTCCGGCTCAGTGGAACGGTTTACTGTGCTTTTATGGGGTTGCTTCCAAACCGTATGCGCCATAAAGACCAACATTCCCCGCGCAGCTAGAGAGACTTGAACTCCCGACCTATAGATCCGTAGTCTATCGCTCTATCCACTGAGCTATAGCCGCATGTAATATTATCTCAGAGTACACAACTATCCGGCCCTCATGCGCTTCAAGACCCTTTAGTCCCTCACCAACCCTGGCTCAAGCACCTTCCCTGAGATAATATGGGTGCACCCAAGAAGTATGGGTGCACTTGAAACTAACTTAGAAACGTGGGTCGTAGTGTTCGTAACGATACTGGAGAGATGGACGTGCGTGGAACTTGGCCATTAAGACTACCTCCGATCTAAGTAAATTAAATTTACGATGGTTTTTGACGAAGAGACTGTTTATAGTATTTGATTCTCTTGTTCGGGATAACCATTCAACCCTTAGCACTTATAACTGGACTCGAACCAGTGTCTCAAGTTTGGCCATACTCTGAAACTGTGCCATAGACCGGCCAGATTGCCTTGTACTTCAGCTTTCTGTTGGTTCCGTTGCTATCTCACATATAAGCATGTCATTTTTCTTTTGCTGTAGTCTTTGCCATGTTCTCTCTGCGTGGCAGTTAGAACATACAAGATCACACCGGGGCGAACGATGGGATTCGAACCCACATTGCACGGTCCCACAAACCGTTGCATTACCTATCTGCCACGAACGCCATAGTTGACAGTTTTTCTGGCCACCTACGGCAAGATAGGTAACTGTCAAGGCTCGTTTATCATGCCTGTAGTTTATACTGTTCTCGCAGTTACCATATTCACAGCTATGGTTCAGCAGTCTGATGTGCCTACGCAACATCATCGCACGGCTAGTACGAGTCGAACGCATTGCTAATGGGTTTGGAATCCATCTCCAGCCCGGCTGGATTTAAGCTCTATCCGTATGTTATTTAATTGAGAGGGAGCTAGCTACCTGACGCCTTAACATCGACCGACCCTTAGTACTACTGCCCTTCCCCTAAGCAGATTATATTAGCTGCGTCACACCAACCATCCTTTAGTGACCCGACTCACTACGGAAACCCTGGCCAGCTCCCTATTTACTTTTGATTGCCGATCTGATATAAGAATATCACAGGGACCCCCGAATGTCAAGATCCCTTATTCAGAAATTTCCTGCCTGTTTTTAAGGAGAGTAGGAACAGGATTCTGCACTGAACTGCTGGCCTGGAGAGCCCTGGCCTTTACGGTAGCCCACCTAATCCGAGGATTAGGGTCATTCTCCGCTGTGATAGCGAGATGTTCCCTGTGCCTGGCCATAAGATTAGCCAGGACGATGACTCCTTTAACATCCATGTCATCCTTCCTTTTGCTCCCGCATCTAGATTCGAACTAAAACAAGCGTGACCGTCTCCTGGTTCAGAGCCAGGTGTGTTGCCAATTACACTATACGGGAATGCTACTTACGCTTTACCTTTCCTGTCCACCCGCAGGCAGTGCACTTCTTCCCGTTCTCATAGGGAGAGAACGTAGTGCCTTTGCATACAGTACAGGTAACATATTCCTCTTGTTCTTCACTCATTTTCCATCCCCATCCGTAAACAGGAATCCATCCTCCGCAGAGGAGCCATATAAAGATAAGTATACCCGCACATATCAAGAAGCTGATAATTTTCTCTGTCATGATGACCTCCTTAAATTTACCGGAGCTGCCGCACTAGGATTCGAACCTAGAATCGCAAGTACCAAAGACTTGTGCCCTGCCAGTTGAGCTATACGGCACCATTCACAAGCTAACGCTTGTGAATATGCAGATGCACATGAGTTACGTGAACCACATGCACAATCCGATGATAATAGTGATGGTGGACTACATACCCGTTGTAACCACCTGAACAGGCAGTGATAGCTACTGCGGCAATAAGCCCGGCGAGTATGATCTTGATCTTTCTCATCAGCACCTCCTGATCCTACCAGGCGAAGTCGTCACATGTCAATAGCTTCTTTTTAGTATTTGTGAATAAAATGAGGGACGTAAACAATGCGAGGGGCGTAATTCAGGTTATGGGTGATAAGATAACCAAAGACGATAATTGCTATAAACAGGATAGACAGGATCAGAAGCGCGATTGTCTTATTCTGCTGCTTCCTGCGGTGAACTCTTCTCTGGCGCGCTATCTGCTCTTTTCTGCTTCCTTGCATTCCTTAATTCCGCCTCCCTGCGTTTCTTATTACGATGAATACGCATTGCTCCCCTTCTCTGAGGGGAAGAGAAAATACTCATGACAGTCCTAAGTGGGATAAGAAATATTATGGGTTATCAGGTAAAGCAACCCTGCCACGATCAGGCAGACGCATATGAAAGCAGCTATCGTTTCAGCTACGCCCTCTCGGCGTATCCCTTGCTTCTCCACCAATTCAGGTATCCTTCCCCGTTGCATCTTGTAATACGACGAGCCTTGTTCACAGCTCGCCTTCCCTCACTGTGATAAGCAGATCTGCACGGACGCTTATCACCCCTTTTAGCACTAGACATAGGAACTCCTATTCATGCTCTTTAAGATATTTAAGCTCGGCTCTTGTCAGCCTGCCGTATCTTGAAGGATTACCAGCCTTCCTTTTCAGCTCCTCAAGGTAGTTATCCCTGATCTCATTCTGCCTCGCAGCCGCTTCCTTCAGTTTCTTGTACCCACGGTCGCCCCGACGTGGCTTATCCTCGTTATCCCTATTTTTCAATAAGTCCATGGTCTTCCACCTTATTTCAATTAATGGCAAACTAGAAACAGAGCCGCATGAGGGATTTGAACCCACCGACTTTCGCTTTACAAGAGCGCTACTCTGGCCTGACTGAGTTAATGCGGCACGTATAAGCTGTTGAACAGCTTATATCACTTCCATCTGAGTACTTACATGTTTCGTCTTCGGATTGTCTGTCCTGTAGAAACCAGAGCCCTTGAACGAAACTGCTACAGGAACATAGGCTCTTATCAGAGCACCAGCGGCACAGTCAAGGCAGATATCCGCTTCTTCTGGCGCTTTTCCCATAGGGAATTCTCGCTCTTCTATATTATCGCATTGCTTGTTAGTACATTTATACACATATCTAACCACGCCAACCACCGCTCTTATCTTCGGGAGGAGGGCCGGGAGAATTCCTGTTATTCATTATGTATATTACAACCCAGACAACTACTGATGCTGCAAATATTCCCAATATGAAATAATCACTTATCATATTACCTCCTTAATATGAAGCCGGCGTGGCAGGGCTCTAGCACCTGGATTCGAACCAGGAGGGACAGATTAACAGTCTGCTCGTTTACCGTTAACGGACGCTAGAATGTTTTGGTGCCCATTCCCTTGACACAAGAGCGGATTAAGGGTCAACCTCAGGAAATATTGCAATATTTCCTGTCGCTCGCCACCTTGGAGTTTTTCTCTAGAGCTAAAGCCGGTGTTCTCTCCCAACCGGCTAGGATACATAGTACCATAGCCGGTAAGGAAAGTCAATACCTTGTATTCAGAAATTTTTACTTATTATCCGTGCAGCCAGAGCCGCAATTTTCATGTCTCATATATTTCCTCCTTAAGTATAACATCAGGGTCTTAAGATATTAGTCCACGGAACACTCAGTACCTTACTCAGCAACTTCACTTCGTCAGCAATGGAAACACCATCTTTAACATTATATCTGGTTGGTCCTTGCTTAGAAGAAACCCAATCACTGAAACCCCTAAGTATCATTTGTCCGCATTGAGCGTCCCTATACGTCCCTTGCAACTTTGTCCTAACTCCGGGCAGGCCGTTTTTAACTGCAAGAATTGGGGAACCTAGCTCCAAACCAGCACCAGTAGACAAGCTAGAATAGAAAAGATCGGTCTTTTCCTCGTTCTCTCTTGCCAGAATTATATAAGATGCTATAGAAGGTGAAGGAATAAGACCATCGAAGTCATTAAGATGTTCAATAGCTCTTTCCATATAAGGTTCATCACGGCTTACAGTGTAAATTTCCTCTGCGCCTGGGGTATAAGTCCTACCCTCTAGCTTATGTTCTAGGATGATGAGCTTTCTGGCAATCGCAGCCCTTTCGTTTGCGTATGGAAGCTCATTCCTCTTAGCCTGCTCTCTTGCTGTTTCTGGAGAACCGGAATTCTGCCTGATGCTAGCCAGGTCATCATCGTCATAAGCGATAGCAAAGTTTACGAAAACATCCTCTGGAAGTTCCGACAAAGCAGTCATCCTATGAAAACCAGATACTAGCTGATCCGAACTATTGAAAACGAGCAGAGAGGTTCCGAACTTCCTGCCTTCCATAAATGAACGAAATTCCTCAACCTTCTTCTTCTTGATTGGTCTGTTCCTAATAGCATTTGAGAGAATTTCTCTAGCCATAATGGGGTTTATGGCTGTTGTATTACTCGCCTGAAACTTCATTTACTCCTCCTTAAGTATAAGTCTTACTTACCGGTTCTGGTTCTGCCATAACACTCATGTATACCCTCCTTAAAAGTGAAGCCTTGGCTTTCATACCAGGGCTTGACTGAGTTGATAATCTTAAGCGAAAAACGATTCAATCCATTTGATGAACTCATCGAACCACGATGGCTTATTAGGCTTTGGCTTAGGCTTCGGAGGATTAGGAGTCGGTGATGGTGCTGCTAGAGGAATGAAAGAAGTACAATCTCCTCCTTCCGAGAGAAGCTGAGTCAGAGTCGCATAACTCATCTTGAAAGAACCGTTAACTCCCCAGCTTGTTCCCCACGAATTATCAAAACCGATCATCTGGTTAGTTACATCAACCACACGAGCAAGAACCTCGTGACCGCCTCTTACATAAGCATCTGCTGTGATGGCAACCGTTCCATCCGCAGCAGGTGTATCAAACGATGAATACCAGTTCATTCCTATTATTACTGGGCCGTTCATCAGCGACTGTAACGTAGAATTTAAGTCTTTGTAATGGTTATATCCCTTGATAAGTCCGGCATTCTGAGCCGCCTGAGCTACTGACGGACCTGTAGAACCGTTATCGTTAGGAGGATAAGGACCGTCACCGTCGATAACTTCCGCTGCTGAATAAAGGTTAAGTGCTTCGTTTTCATCTAATGCAGGATGGTTTGATGGCAAAGTCTGGAATACTGGTGTTGTTCCCAGCGCTCCATCCATCGCATTACCTGTGCATGAGCCTACATTGCCCTGGTTTAAGATAGGGATATCTCTTGCCCATGTCTTGCTTGTTACTGCCTGAGCCGGACCAGCATGAGGAACAGCCATCCTATTCGCTTCTAAGTGAATATGACGGCCTAGCCTCATCTCCGGTATTACGATCTCAGGTATGTACTGAATGTGTTCTGCTGTCATGTTTCTCCTATGCTATGCCATTTGAAATCTGATACTAGCATAGCATAGGAGTCTTAGCATCCATTCGAAGGATCTGGACAGCCATCAGAAGGAGTCCAGTTCTTGCACCCTCCGTAATGACTCATTACGTTATCGAATATCCTTGTCTGCTCTGCTGCTGACGTAGATGATTTACCCCAGTCATCAGGGTTACCCCCATTACCCACCCACAAAGGCTTACCGAACTGATACAAGCCCCAATAGGGATAACCCTGATTGTTCCACACAGTAGAGTCACCCCCAGATTCCCTGGAGATAACACACTGCTGGAAAGAAGAGATCGTCACATATGCTTCTGATATGCCATGAGATTTAGCGGCTTTTCCCATACTGCTCATGAGCTGGTGGAACGCTCCAGGATTCTGGGCGAACCCGTATCCTATGAATATGAGCATGAGCCACCCTCCCAGCTTCCTCATTCTCCCTCCTTATGCCAGGTTAAAGCACGTCAAGTGCCATTTCTATCATGTCAACAGCATCAGATACGTATATCTCTGCGTCAGACAGGTCGTACTTGTCTATACTGCTCAGCTCCTCTATTATGTCATTCAGGTCAGACCTGACCTGAAGCAGAGATAACTTAACTGACTTAAAAGACTGCATCAGGATCTCCCACCCTGAACACAGGGACTCCTATCCTATGCCACATCCGGCATACCTGAAGCCTGTCATCAATAGCGAACCTCACATTCCACCGAGGCTCAATCAGCTTAGTGAAGATCTCTTCCTTTATCACGTAATCTGCTCTGTAATCACCGTCAGCTCTCATGAACAAAGGCCACTGAGGATTGATGTCGTACGGCCACACATTACTCTTGATCCAGTGAACTGTATCGATCCTCACCGGATTAGCAGATTCATCCATCCTTCCTGATACGAAGATAGGCTGAAGTTCCTTCGACAGAATCCTGACGACCCTGATAACCTCAGGCTTCGGACGGTCGAACTTCACCTTGTCATACTCATAGTGACCTCTGATGAGACCGCTTTCCTCATCTCCGTGATCTGCGATAGTGCCATCGATGTCGCAGATGAAAGCTTCAGGTCTTTTATGCACCATGTATCCTCCTTACCATGAAATGCCTGCCCTCGAAGAAATCAGAACTGAAAGCATTCATTTCCTTTGCAAAGGAAATGGCGTTCTGATATCTCCTGAACCTCCCGTAAACCTCCCCTTTGCTGTTAGCTACAGCTCCGGTATATCCGTACACTTCCCACTTTTTCTTAAACGGATTAAGCATATTCGCCTCACAAAGTGACTTTATCTGCCTGACCAGCAAGCTTCCAGGTTTTCTCAACCTTAATCTTAGGTATTGGACCAGTAGGAGTGTAAGGAACGGGAGCAGGAACTCTTCCCTCTCTCCACTCTTTATCCTCAATCTTATCGTAATGAAACTCCAGGAGAGTTTCATGACCTTCATCAAGATGGCAATTCAGTTCTCCTCCTGTGACGAGATCTGCATGAGCACGGCAATAAGGCATGTTTCCTCCTACTTCCTCAAAGGCATGTGAATGCAGCCAGGATGACCTGAGATAGCTATGCACACGTCTCTTACTATATTCGCCCCGATATCATGCACCATCAAGATACCGCCAGTGCCACCGAAAGCTACTATCATCAGTATTCCCAGTGCAGCTTTAGGAAACTTCTTGAACAACCATAGTATAGGAGCTAGTATGAACTCAAGTACGAATACCATATTTATTTCCTAACTGAATAGGCAGGTTAGTACTAGCAGTAGTACCAGCATTACTGCGAAGATAACAGGTCCTGCTTTCTTATTACTCATTATTATTCCTTATCATGTAGTTATATCGTAGTAACTGAATATCAATATCTGAATATACGACGTATATAACCGCCGGTATCACTGTGGTAAGACGTTACCATGGGGGTGCCCGGCTGTCAAGAGGGACGACGGAAAAATCTAAATCTCTCCAGGGTCTTGACACCAGGGCGGCGGCGGGTATATGATGCACGTATACTCCATGCTTGCGACTCAGGAGGTATGCATGTGAACCATATAATAGCAGATACGATACTGGAATGTCCTGAACCCGGAGATATCATAGAAGTCTCGAAACAGGTAACAGTCGATGATACTTATATATATATATATATATATATATATATATATCTAGAATCACAGGCTTTCCAGTTATCATAACTGATAATGGCTACAAATACGGAGGCTCAAGATGGGTCTTCAAGAAGATAGGAGAGAGGGATATGGATACTAAGGTTACTGATATAAGGCGACTGAAGAAGGGTGATAAGCTGCGGATCACAAGAGATGTGGAAGTATACTCCGTTAATCCGTGGGTCGGAACATATACGACTAAGGATAACAGGACTTACCGTCTTGACACGAATCCTGATGGTCTCCCAGGATTCGTTACTACCAAGATTGATGAGACGAAAGAAAAGACTGCTACTCAAGTTTCAAAGACTATTGGTTTCCATGACCTGAAGCCTGGAGATAAGGTTCGCATCTACAGAGATGTCATAGTCGACCAGGTTGTAAGAAGAGTTAGCGTAGGTTTTTATGACACTAACGGAGATTGGAACTCCGATTTCGCTCGTTTCCCGAACGAGCGATTTGCGTATCTTATCGATTCTGTAACCAGGCCAGTACAGGAGAATCCTGAGCATTGGCCGCCACAGCGAGGAGACGTGTGGAGGGATAAAAACGGAAAAGAATACTACTTCACCAAGATAACTATGTCTCGTGATGATAACAATGATATTTATTATCTTGATGAAGTCAAGACAAAAACCCCTGTTCTCGTATACCGCAAAGGTAACAACCTGAAGTAAGGAGGTAAACAATGCCTATGATTCCTGAAGTGAAGAAACTCTGGATAGAGAACCTGAGGAACCCTGACCTGGTTCAGGGTCACGGGATACTGAGAGACAGCAAAGGAAGACAGTGCTGTCTTGACGTGCTCAACCAGCAATGCTCAGATGCTGGTTGCCAGCCTCAGCCTGTGCTGGTTGATAACAGTGAGATATATGGTTATGCAGACCCTAGCGCTAAGTCTGACATCCTGGAAGACGGTTATCAGGTGACAGTGCTCACGGAGGCAGCCATGGCCTACGCGGGGATAGGCCAGAATGATCCAGAAGTCAGGTACAGGGACGGTCTTTTCCGTCTTACCTACCTGAATGATGAAGGTCTTACTGGCGAAGGTCCGCTATCCTTGCCTGAAATCGCGGATGTGATAGAAGCAGATGAAGGTCTCTGACATAGAACTGGAAGATTGCTGGATTGACGAGAACGGGATACACTGGTTCGCCAAGATAATCCAGACCACAGATGACGAAGAAATAGGTTTATCCTATATGGGAGTCAGGATGGTCCGGTATCTTGACAAGACTCTCAGGTTGCTGACAAGAGACCAGTTCAGGCAGTTTCATCCTGGCGCTCGTCTTTACCTGAGAAAAGGGATTCACCCGAAAGGAGGCTAGATGCCGCACGCTCAGTTCGGTGCTGAGAAAGTACAAGTACAAGTACAGGCTTTCGTTGATGTATGGCTGTCCATGTTCCCTGATGATATGGCTGATTTCGGGGAGAAGTGGATCGTAGTGAAGCAAGCAGACAAGGATGAGAAGACAGGAAATGTCGTAAGCGTCTTCTACCACATCCGGCCAAGGAAGCCAGAAGACCCGTTTAACGCTATGCTGGTAGAAGCATAAAGGAGAAATAAAATGAGCTACCATCCTATTGAAATTCATGTTGAAACCCTGTCTGACGGAACCAGGACAGTTGCCAAGGTCCGCTATGAATCTGAAGAGTTCACCCTCTATGGCAGCGGTTCTTCATCGAGGATGCCTGATGATATCAATGATCCTGAACTAGGAAGGCTACTTGCATCAAAGAGGGCACTGGAAAACCTTGTTGAATCTCTCGGCGCTAAAACTCGCAGGATCATCGAGGTAAATGATAAGAAAGCGAAAGAAGCCGTCAATTACAGGACAAGGGAAGAGTGGGAAGAATTTAACAGGGCAAAAGCCATGGAAAGGCATCCTGCCGGTAAAAGGCTAACTGTGAAGGATCTTCTCCTCACTGAAAAATATGGTCGCATCCTCTCAGAATAGTCACGGAAACCCCTTGACATCGGTTCTCTCCCGTGGTATCGTGGGGGGAACCAGCCAAGGGAGGAACAATGGATATCGGAGATAACCACGTCCCCTACACCAGGGACGAAGACAGTTCGATACTGGAGAAAGCGGCAGAGGTTTACGTAGCTTCTTCAGTACTTAACTGGGCACTTCACAGGATGCGCAGGCATGTCGCTGCCGCAGTGATATTCGTGCTAGCGACCATAACAGCAGTCGTAAGCCTGTGCTTCACGGGTTACGGGACTAACACGCCCATGCTATGGGTGTTCTGGTCCATGGCAGCGACCGCTTTTGCATCATTGGCCAAATCCCTTTCCTAGGAGGAAAAACATGGCCAGGTCAAGCTTCACGGTAGGATACCAGACCGATGATGGTGAATATAAGTACTGGCCTGATACGTTCAGCAGCATGGATGAAGCCCTGCTGAAAGTGTCAGAGCTTGACAAGCGAGAAGACATCATAGACGCATGGGTGGTGTACTGATGGCATTATGCGGGAATAAGAAGACATTCGAGATACAGGACAAGGAAGAGACAGTGATCTGCGACAGGAACAGTAACCATCCTGGGATGCACGCGGGATGGTGTGATCTTGTAAGGGGACAGGTGTTCTGGTAGATGGTGACCAATGCTGCAATATCCCATCAGATCCTGGTCCAGTTTCTCATCCTGTGGTGCGGGAATGCGGCGTTCTTCGTCGTACTCGCCGTACTGATACTGATAAGGACCATGAGATGAGAAACCTGAGACATCACATGGACAGACACGGCAACATGAGAGTGAAAGCGCAGATAGGGAGCGTAGATGAAACTCATCATAGAAGTAGATAACAGCTCTTTCGCTGCCATGATGGAAAAAGACGAACCAGGAGCTAAGTACCAGCTAATACAGAACGATCCTGACGGATTCGAGGAATACAGGATTGACATAACCATGATGCGGGGAGAATGATGGGAAACGACGAATATCCGTGGCTGACTGTTCTGACTAACCCTGAGATAGAAATCCTAAGCAGTCACCTTGAATCAGGTTTAATTAAACTGATGTATCTCAAACCTGGCGAAAACGATATGTGGCACGAGAATTGTGATCTTGTCGGTGATCTCCATCTCTCATGGACGGAAAATCATGAAAAGAGACGCAAGAGACTCAGAGGAATACAGTGAGCAGAAGGAAAGCAAGGAAAAACTACCTTAAGCACATAAGATACTGGAATCACTACCTGTTCCCCGAAGCCAAGTACCTGGTGACCCCATGTACTATCAAGGCACATAACAAGTGGTGCGATGCAGAGAACAGGAGCATAAGCAGGAGGATGAATGCTATATGAGATAATAGCCGCCCTCGCAGGTGCCGGACTGCTGGGATACATAATATACCTGGTCATGGTAACCATGTTCTCCGGATGGGAGTGATATATCGTGAACAACAACTGCCCCGTCATGCAGATGGAAGAACCCCGTAAGAGGAAGCTGCATATGCAGTGAAGACTGCGGTGCCCCTTACTGCACCGGGAAGAGGCGAAAAGGGAGATAAAATCACTCTAAGTCACGAAAATCGTTCATTCATATAGGTGAAAAGGCTGTACTTCGACCTGTTTTCACCTATTTTTATATACAGAGAGTGATCAAAAACAAGGAGTGGCGACTACTGAGATGCCAGTAATAAAGACAACAATGAGGTATACGCATATCATCTCGCATAAAGACCTGATGCAACTACTAGGACTGGAAAACCAGTGGATAGAAAGCCTGGAATCAGACGGTAACAGGATAATCATGACCACGGTATCCAGCAGGGTAAACGCAGAAAGGCAGCTATAACAAGAAAGTTCATACATCTGTAACCGGATACCCGGTAAACTGTAATCAGGATAAGATGAAAAGGGTCAGGAAAATACAGTAAGCAATGATACTGTCACAGATATAAACCTGAATATACACAATATTTTCCTGGCCCTGTCCGTTTTATCCGTTTTGACTTAATGATGGGGGTCTCAGATATATTGTTCTTAGTGTCTGATTCATTACGATTTGTCATTATTTCTCCTGTTTTCAAGTACTTTGATACTGATTGTGATGATTTGATATCTTTTGGTAGGTTCTGACCAGGAATTAGCCTGTTTATCGCTTATGAGTACTAACTACTGGTTTGAGAGGGAATTAGGCTGTTTCATTGCTTATGAGTACTAGCTCACGTTATGAGAGGAATTAGTCCAGTTTTACCTTTTGACTACTAACTGCCTGTTTGATGCGAATTAGGCTATTGTCTCCTTATGAGTACTGACTACTTGAACTGGATAGATTGAGCCACACTGAGCGCTTTGGTATTGATTGTCTCAGTATGACCCGATTTATTCAGTTTAGTGGTCAAAATCCTGACATGGGCAGGGACGAGGGAATTGTTCTCCCTCGTCTTGTATGAGCATGAAGCACTTGTTTATGTCGATTGTGCCTTCTGCGGGATTTATGTGCGTATGCCCGCAATGAGTGCATTCCATGCTGTTTACCCTTTCTTGTCTTGTACGTACTGATATGACCCGAGATGTCTAGTTTGTGTTATTATCTGACTTGTTGTGTTCTTGGCCGCAGATGGGGCACTTGCCTTTCTTAGGGCACACTAGCATGATATGTCCTTTTCGTGATCATACGACCTAGATGAGTAGTTTAGGCCGCACCAGGGGTGATTAGTCCTAACTTATCTCGATTGAGTAAGTATGGGTGATATTGCCGATCATGCCGTGATGTATCGTGTATGTCCGGTAATTGCCGTTATTCAGGACTTTTGCTATGTACTTACCCTCATTGCGCGCGCATATTACCATGCATGCTGCTACGTACTCGTCTATGCCCAGAAGCACCAGCATGCCTGTTGTTTCCTGTTTTGTCATGTTATGTCCGTTTCCCTGGCTGGCCCCGGAGGGGGCATCGGAACACAGTTGGCTTTGCGTGGCCCTCAGGGCCACGCAAAGCCAAGTTGGGGGTCAGGTTGGTGTAGTCGGTTGGGCGGGATACTTGATCTTGTTACGGGCTATCTGAAGTAGGGCAGGAGGAGATACCCGTCTGCCACGTGACCGATGTGTATATCGTCCTTATCGGTCACTTTCTTAGGGTAACCGCACGTATGGCAGATATCGTACTCTATGCCCGAGATGACTGCCGTGCCTCCAGAAGTCATATTATGTCCCTTTTGCCTTGATCTGCCGCATCTAGTACGGATTAGGCCATATCACTGGTAATGAGCAGTGATATGACCTGACACGTGCTGTATGGCGACTAACCCCTAGCTGACTTGAATGAGCTGAAACGGGACCGGACGATATCTTCGGCATCGCCTGAGTAGACGACGATACCCGTGTGCTCTTCCTGGTAGATTATGGCCAGAAGAGCAGTAGTGGACATTTTGCGAAGGTCTGTCAGAGACATGATGTTTCCTCCTTGTTTGCCCGGTTTGCACACATCTATACTGATATGTACATAAATGCTGGTATCTAGCCCGCTATATGACCATATACCAGCAAATACGAGCTATCAGGTTAGATGTCCTGCCTTGACTGCCTTTATGAAACTATCGCTCTTCTTGGCCCTTTCGTAGGCTTTAGGTAGCCATTCCATGATTTTGTCCAGTTGTTCCGGAAATAGCATGATATGCGACGAACTTACCTCGTTGCCATCTGTGTCGGTTTTTGACTGATAAAACGCGAGATACACGCCACTGCCCGATGTGGACATGTTTGTGGTGAATTTCACATTATCTCGTATTTCCGGCAAGTTCATCATGTCTTCATGCCGTATGCTAGTCATTGTCTGTTTTGTCCTCTCTTGCCTACTTACGAGTTATGTTATCGGCTTTGGCCGGGATGTCCCCGTCTATCCTCGAAAGACTGAGAATGTCGAAGTTGGCACGCTTGCAGTAGCTTTGTGCCTTTTGTGCGGCTTTGACCAGATTGTCCGCTTCTACGTACATCGTGAATGGCTGGGCGTTTTTGCCATCCTCAGGCAGTTTGGCCGTGATAATCCAGTTTGTCAAGGTTTGTCCTCTCCTGCGTTGTTATGTCCTATTCGCCAGAATTGAGCCACACTGGCCTGATTGTCCAGTATGACCCTAAAACTGACGACTAGTGCCTACTTGTCGTCATCGTAGTAAGCTGGGTCATAAATGCGGAAAGAGGCAGGATGACCGAAAGATTCCTTTCCGAAGGCATCCCACCCAACTGAGTCATATGCCGGATTTGAACCTTTGTGGTAGCTTGTGAGACTTCCGATTATCTCTGTGTGGATATTGCGTAGTTTGGTGCCGGCTGGCGTGTTCTCGTCAGGGATAACGCCAGATGTCGAGTCCGTCATGATTAACCCCTTTTGTCCGGTTTAGCACGTGCATGGCCGTATTGTCAGTAATGAGTGTCAATACGACTAAATACGTACTAAAGAGCCGGATAGCCCATTTTAAGCAACTTCTGTGCCTCTTCAGAAGAGATGATCTTAATGTGCAGATTATTCTCTCTTGCTATGCTCATTACCGTTCGGCATTCTTCCTTGTCATCTGAGCGGAATATCATGTTATTGATAATAAAATTCCATCTCATATGATTTGTCCTATCTTGTCCGGTTTGGCTGTTTTGTCCAATGTGAGCAATGCCAGTGGGGACCTACCTACTGGCATCACCCCGACAATGGGCAAAATGTCCTCAATCGTAGCATTAACGATGTATGTACGTACATCTAGGCGCATATGGCTATGCGTGTCACCATATGGCCCGTCCGCTGTTAACATGTCAAGGTCCGTGCTCAGATTCGCCCATATCGCCCGTTCTGTCCGTTTTGAACTAGTACGGGAACGAATCGATGTAATTTTTATGTAGCATGCTCAATATCTCTTGTACTGGCACACCATGTCAAGAAAAAAGAAGTAAATCAGAAGATATTGTTATCTCTTGTATATAAAGCCAGGTCGTGGTGTTCCTGGCCTGCCTCCCAAGGTGGCGGCGCTGGCCTGCATTGGTCCTGTATGGCTCTGTACGTGTCCCTGGGATGCCGCAGGTACGGGTTAAGGTCATCACAGCTAAGAGCTATGTAGAGTGCCTTAGCGTTGATCTCAGGGCCGTATATGACCATGCGTGCTCTGACCTGCATAAACAGGTCTGACCTGGCCGACAGTCGGCCAGGTCAGACCTATCTGCGTGTTATGTCTGATTTGAGCAGGTTTACGCCTAGTTTTCAGCTTGTGAGATGTTCGTTTCAAACTTCGTCCGGGAATTGCCCTAGAAACGGCTTTAGGGGCCGACTGGAAGGTCGGCCCCTAACTTGGTGCTGTGTGAGGTTAGCTAGTGCGATTGGCCTGCCGTTCGGCCCTGCGTCCTTCGCGCTCAGCTAGCTGGTCCTCAGACAGCCGGTAAACGACCCACTGAATGTTAACCGGCTTGCCTGCGTCCTCCTTAGCCACGCTCTGAGGATTGGGGGAGCCAGGAATCGTGACGACACTGGACTTGACATACTTGCGATCAGGGTACGGCAGAGTTTCCGTAAGCTTCTTGAGGCCACCCATCTTCAGATAGCGGTTGATATCGCTGTTGGTCATCGTGGCGCGAACAACCTCCATCTTGTCTGAGCCACCGGACGGGTTCGTCAGGAACATGTGCTGAAAAGCGTTCTTGATATGAACAGGGATGTCTACCTTTGCGCGACCGAGACCGCGCTTGGGTTCGATGACTTCGCTCGTCACTACCGAGAACATCATATTCCCCAGGTTACCCTGAGTCGGTGTGTCGGTGGCCTGAGGCTGGCTAGGCGTAACCCTAGGCGCACGATCGGCAGGAGTCTCCGCAGGAGTCACCGGGGTGTGGGCATCAGACCTACGGGACCGCGTGATGGTAGCAGTCATTTTGATTACCTCCGTTTTCGGAATCGTCTGTCACGGGATCTTGTTCCCGTCGTCCTTGCGATAGCTACAGTTAACCAGGCACCAGCATGGTTGTCAACTCAGATCTTGAAAAATCCCTGATTTGTGCTTTGACCTGCGCAGACTCACACGTGAGTCTAGCTCATGAGCCTAGGGACCAACGTCCCATGGTTGCGAGCAAGACGCAGCCTATGTCCTGCTTGCCTGTTTCATGTAGCTATGACAGAGTTTATGATGTTTTGTCAGTGTTTGTCAAAGTTTCACATATTTTCTGATGGTACAGGCAATATGTCTTATTTAGTGCCCGGTATGTATGTTGTGACTGCGGACAGAGGCATACCGGACATCTGCCTTCATCATGATCATGATGTCTGTCTGTTACAGACATCATCGCATCCTCATAGTATTCATTGTCTTCCAGAAGTTCCTGAAGTTCACACATCACTATGTATGCGTGTTGTATGTTCACTACATTGAACGTCACTATTACCTGCGTCGTGATTCCCCAGGACTTCATTTGGTTTTTCGTATTTTCCTCGTTTGAAATTTCGTGAAATACTCGTTCAGTTCCTCACTTAGATTTAACTATGCTAATTGATACAGTTTCACATCCTCTAGGCACCAGGTCACTTATCACTACGGAACTGCTAGGCTTCTTACCTGTTTCATACTCCTTAGTTTCAACTATTATCTTCCCGTACTGGTCTTGATACGAGACCTCAGCTTTCCATCTAGTCATTTGTCCTTCTTAGATCTGTACAATGAATATCCTATGCACCATATCATGATAAGAAATCCTAGTACCATCTCCCACCATGTAGTGGCCTCTATCGTAGCCAGCGATGCTACAGCGAAAGCTATGCCTACAACATTCATATCTCTTTCATCTTGCATATCAGATAACCCTCACTGTAACTAGTGTCGGGCAGCATTGCTGGTAGTGTCCTGGCTCTCTACAGATAGTACAACTGTATTTCAGGCCAGTCATTCCTTTATTCCATGGCTCTCTGTATCCTTTAGCTGATAGCGCTTTCTTTGTTCTATCACTAGAGTTCTTACTGATTAGCCTCTGTTCTTCTGTGAATGGCTGGCCGCCGCGGTAAGAATACATTATCTTTACCTCCGCTCCCTTGACTGCCTTTGCGGCTACATCCATACAGACTGTGCCAAGGGAGTTGTTACTATTTGTAGATCACGAATCTTCATCCTCCATGTCGTCTGACTCTTCGTCATCATAGTTCACGTAGAGATCGATCATGTCGAGAGATCCACGGTAAAGATATTCCTTGGCCCTAGTGATAGCTACGTAGTGAAGCATTACCTCACTCTTAGGAATCTCTCCAGGTTCACCGTCTGACGTGTCCTCTGGGACGAAGAAGTCATTCCAGATTTTTACCCTGTTAAACTCCAGGCCCTTTGAAGTATGAGCTGTTATTATCATAGTCTGCGCCATATCTGAAGGAACTAGCCTGCTGGAAAGATCCAGCAGGGCATTAGCGCCATACTTCTCTATGATGTTTACCAGGGTCTTCAGATCAGAGAAGCCAGGATCGTTTTCTACTGCATCCTTAACTTCATGCCAGTTGTCGAATGCCTGGAATGCTTCGTAGTCACATGAGGTCCCCGCCATAAGCTGAAGAGCAGCCTTAGCTATGTCTTCCAGCTCATCTTGGTTTCTCTTACTCATAGAGACTTTGATACCAGATTCCACGAGACTCATCGCCGATTCGAATACTCCTGCATTCGTCCGGCAGATGATGGCATCATAGATACCGCCATCATCTATATCTGTGACGACCGTAGACTTGCTTTCATTACCCTCTAGCATGAACGTACCTTCATTATGAAGGTACAGCCAGCGGTTGGCTTCGTCGGCTAGTTCTGGGCCGAACCTGAATGACTTACTGAGAGTCAGGTAAGTTACGTCGTTCTTAGACAGACCTGTTTCCCTGTCGATGGATTCGAATTTATCCATCGCATCGATTGCGCCGGTCCACTCATTAATGGCCTGCGCGCGGTCGCCTACGACCACTAGCCTTATATGAGGCTGCCTCTTAAGCCATCCCAGGAACACAGGGAAAGTGTCCTGTGCTTCATCGATCATCACGAACGATGCCGCTATCTTAGGATTACTCAGGGCGCCTATCTTGATATAGTTCTCAGGCTTGAACCTGAGAACTCCCTCTTTAGAAGCTATGTCCTGCCACATAGGCTTAAGATAAGGACTTAGAGTAGCCCTGATGAGATCCATATCCTCATTCGTCACCCCTTTGACGAATGGAATGTGAAATCTGCTTATCTCCATGTCATCTGACATGGAGAACTTATTGATAGCCCTGTACAGGATGCGCGCCTGCATTACAGGAGTGAGCTTCTTGTCACTTAGCTCCAAATCATCTTTGATGCCCAGATGACGAGCTGTAAAGTCTGCTGATACCCTGTCACTGCGATGCTTGTAGAACTGACCAACAGTGCCGTAGAAGTATGCGTGAAATGTAGAGCATTTCACGTTATCAGGCATCTTCTTCGATGCCGCTGTTACTATAGCTTTGTTAAAGGCCATGAAACGGCCCTTCTTGCCCAGCTTCTTAGCTATGTCAGCCAGCAAGACCAGAGTACTGGTCTTGCCAGTACCGGCACCGGCATTTATTACTACTTTACGGTTAGTCCTGTCAAAGGACTCCATCATCTCCTGAAATGCATTGCATATATCGATTTGTTCTAGTGTTGGCTTATATGTAGTAGACATGAAGGTGACTCCCTGCTTGGGTCTGTGACCTAACACTCAGGACACTACCAGACAGGGAGCCACTTGTCAATGAGGTGCGTTCAGAAATTTTTACTCATCTTCTACGATCTCGGCTAGTTCTGCTTCCCAGTAGCAAGGTGTTTTCTTGCAGTTTACTTTCCTAGCTCTTTTCTTCCTCCTACACTATCTCTGAGGTTGAATTGTGCCCTATCTCCTGCCTCTCTTCCCGATGTGAATGCATCACGACCACGATAGGTACTCTTAGTCCCGCGAGTCTTGCCTATAATCTTGGCAATCTCATCTTTCACTGCTAGTGACCTGTCTCTGAGAGCTAGAGCATATCCAGGAGCAGATTCTTGTTCTGCTGTTCTCTTAGTCTCATCTAGTCTTTCCTTGATACGAGAGGTATATCCCAGCAGCCATGCATTCCTGTAAGATTTAGTGCTCTTACCTTCAGGAACGCTTACCCAGGCTAGTTCAGCGAACATCTGATTTTCCAGGATAGAATACAGGAAAGCAGTGCTGTCTATGTCAGATTCGAATCCGAAGACATAGTATGTACCGTGCTTCTTGCTGTTAGTGGCGTCTACGACAGTGCAGTTGAAATGCCTTGCTATCTGATTGAACAAAGACACTTGCCTGGTAGTCCACTGACCTGAGAAGGATACAGGGAAATGAGTAGCTGTCTTGTTCTTATCTTCCTCAGTTACCCTACTTACACCGTATCTTGCCATAAGCTCAAAAGCCTTAGTCTCCAGGGCTTCTTTTTCGTCTGGAGTTACACCTTCAGCGTTAGCCTTGGCGAATAGACCTTTTACGATGCTTTCGTAATCTCTGGCCATGATTGTCTAGCCTTCTTTCAGGAGATTCAGGTAGTACCACGGCTCATTGGCGTAGTAGCACTCATTGCACATGCCATCATCTTCTTCTTCGATAACCCAGTATGCTCTACCGCATTTGCATGTGCGGCGAACCATAGGGATTCCTTCTTCTTCTTCTTCTTCTGCGTTAAGCCACATCTTATTTCTCCTGTGTCTTCCTTTTTTACTCTCTTTGTACGCCTAGCGGGAATCGAACCCTGACTACCCACACGGTAGCACACCAAGACTAGACGTGTCAATACCTATCTTGGATCTTCATCCTCAGACCGTGAGCCTCCCCAGAACATGAAAGAAATACAGATGAGAATTCCTACCACTATGAATTCTATCGGGAGAGCCCACCACAAGACACTCATTTTAATTCTCCTTGAATTCGATCATAGAGACTTGGTAGCCTGGCTTGGGATAGTAGATGGTGTTAGCCTCTATGTTATAGATGTCTGTAACATGGCTTTCTGAAGTGAAAGCATCTCCTGCTTTCACGAGTTTTACGTGCGCTTTCATAAGATCCTGATCCTAATGTTTCCCGTTATCTGAACTGGAGAATCTTCCAGACCTTCATTCAGGTCTACGATACCGGTTTCCATATAGTACTTGGATTGTACTCGCTTCCTGATATGCCTAGCCGCTTGCTCGTACCATCTGCCATCTTCATTAGTGAATGTCTTAGACATTACTTTTCCTTAGCCCCTTCGTATAGTTCCTTTGCCAGCTCATACCAGTCTACGCTAGAGATTGCGTGATTGATCAGGCTGGATATGAAATCTGGCTTGTATTCTGGCTCTAGATGACCTTCCACGAATTCCCTCAGCCACGTGCAGAAAGCCGCCAAGCCTTCCTCACATGGATTACTAAGAGCACCGAACTTCGCCCGCGCCATGAACTTGACCGTAGTCAGATTACTACTGGTATGGTTGATGAACATAGAGACGATGTAGGTTTCGTAATTCACTTCACGATTCTTTACATCATACATTAGTACCTGCCCACTGGAATCGGATCTGGCTGTGCCGCTACCTGATTGATTCTTTCCTCTACCTTGCGTGTGATAATTTCAGTATCCACATCAGGGTAAAGAAGCTTGTAATGTACTGGTAGCTCACCCATGAGCTTCCCTCTTGTTTCCTGAGATATGTTATGAAGAAACCAGCGTACTAGTTCTTCTAGTTCTTTGTGGTACAGGCTTCTCATCAGTACTTGTCCTTTTCTATGATTACCTTGAAGACATCTTCCTTGTCCAGGATTTCCCTAGCTGCTCCGAAAGCGATATTTATGTCGTTCGTCCATCTCTCAGCGTGGATGTTTTCTTCTGTATCGACAGAATAGACCTGATATGATGTAACACTCATGACAACTTTATACCGCTTCCTTCTAGATGTCTTGCGCAGGTATGGCAGATAACCCGCTTCATGGTGATACCCAGGAGACTATGACCAGTATTGATTAGCTTACTGGCATCTTGTCTTGCCTCACCCTGATTTATCATCTCTTCTGCTATTTCCTGGACTGACCTTACACCAGCCATAGAATACTGGCAGACACCATGCATGTTCCAGTCTCTGTCTATGATGTTACATGACTTCTCATGCACGGTGAATGAACCGTAACTTGTTGCGATTATTTCCACAGCTAGCGGAGGATGGACGTTATCTGACTCCTTGTGAGTGATTTTCGATGTCATGTGAACACCCTATCACGGTAATCTCGATGATGTCAAGACCTGTAGTTCAAGTTATTTCCAGCGTGGCCACACTATTTTAACGTAGGCAGAACCAGTGAACATCCAGCCGAGCCCAGCATAGATAGTCATAAGAACACCGAATGCTGTAAATACCACTAGCAGGACTGGTCCTATAATAAGCCTGATAAGGAAATTCATTATTCTCCTTGAGTAATACTCCTGATGAATGCCATTTCCTCACTGTAAACCCATGCGGCAAAAGCCCATTCAGGATGCAGCGGCTCTTCTTTTCGTCTCATCATAGAGATGAAATGTTCCATTCCCATGATAGTTGCTGGTTCTACTGAACCATACCAGGGACCTGATTGTCTTTTGTACCTCTCATGCTGGATATCCCAGTTATCTTTTTCATTCATTATGAATGATGTTCTCCTGACTAGAAGGACGACTCACGGATCATTTCTCATCCCAGCCTTCTAACATTGCCTATGCCCCGGCAATAGGCCAATGTCAGGGTACTATTCATCTTCTGTTAAAGTCAGAGCATAGAATAGAGAATATCCTCAAAAGGATCATGCGGATTTTGGGACTTCGCCTTTTTCACTTCAGCAACCCAGTATGCATCTACCTTGTCGGATTCTTCTCCTGTAAGCTCCCTGCTGACCACGCTGACCACGCTGACCAGATCCAGGTCAGCAAGAGCGATAGCAGACAGCAGAGCCAGAACAGTATTCTTATCATCATTAAGAGCGATTCTATCAGGAGTGCCCGAGTTGAACGGTGCAACAAACCTGAGGGTTACAGTCTTCTCGACATTACGACCAGCCATATTTTCCTCCTGTTAATTAAATGTAAGTGATGCGGGCCTCACCCCATATCCCGCTTGCCGATCATCCCGTAGGTCCTTATCCTAGTACCTTTTCACGGCTTTCCCACTTTTAGCTGACCTAGCCACGGATGTTAAATCCTGCTAGCCCTGTATCTCGTCTTTTTCTTAACCTGAGAGGCTGATGAAGCTTACTGAACTGATGACTGACTGTCCGTTGCAGCATTCCTGTCACGTATGATCAGGAGCAGCGGCTATGGTTAGAGACAGTATAGTCATCCTGTCAGTTTTTGCTCATCCATTTGCGTAAGACTTGATACAGCTAACGTTTTTTTGGAGTACTAGTGTCTTTCATGAGATGAAATAGCTTCCTACTTCCAGGACATCATCATCATCATCATCATTCTTGTACCTCATGACGATGCCAAAGCAGAATGCCTGAGACAGGTACATCTGCCATCCTGGAGCCCATTCCGGCTTTCCCTCAGACTCCAGGTAATAGAGATCATCACGGTACTTGAAGAATTAAGCTACCTGACATGAATGATACGGGAAAGCTTGAAATCCTGAGCATATGCCCTTGTTACACCATACGCTTTGATAGAGCTGTTAACTAGCTCATTCCAGTCTCGATCAGCGTGAGAAGGATTCGAACCTTTTCGCCTTACTCAGGATTTATTCTGTATCCTTTTTCATGTGGGCCAGGCAGGATTGCGATACCTGGCCCGTTTTGAGTTTTTTCACTCTAGTCTTCAGTCAATCCCTAGAGGTTTAGCTCTTGAAAGAACTCTCTGACTAACTTAAAGTGAGCATTTTTAATCTCCCTTGTTTAGTTTTCAGTTCTTTTCTGCGGACTTATTGACGTCGCCGCCTACGAGAAGAACTATATAAGATCCCCGGCCGCCTGTCAACCCCCGATCTACCTGCGGAAACGCGGGGAAACGGACAAAACGGGCGGGAATCTTATATAAGCTCACACTAGGCTTCTGAGAAGCTGACCTGTGATCCACACAAGAGCCACGTTAAGCTCTTGTTCGGTAAGATGAAACGCCTGCTCGAACGGATCATTCCAGGTCAGGACTTTGTTGTCGTTGCTGATGCTCCAGACACACCATCGAGACTTGTCCTCGTTACTTATTATTCCGTATCTGTTTTCGTTGTTAGTGTAGTGATGTGGATGGAACACCGCCGTCTATCTCCTTATGTCAGGGTCTGGGACATAGGATGATAAGGGGAGATGACTCCCCTTATCATTCGATCCTTCTGCTTAAGCTGCGATTTCTTCTCTGTGCTCGATACGAGCAACCCAGAGATCTGTTTGCTCGTCCGTAGATGGGTATGCGTAGAAGTACGCATTTCCCACCTGAGTTGAGATGATCTTGTCTTTCTCTAGCTCCAGGGACTCTGCCCATGCTGAGACTACAGAATCTCGCGTGTCTCCCTGAATCTCCATTTCTCTTGCCTTGTCCACCGCTATCCACTGTGGCTCTTGTTCCTCCTCTTCCATCTCCGCTGCTGATGTTGCTTCGATGATGAGGGGCTCCAGTTTAGAGAGAAGGTTCTTTCTCTCCCGGTCAGTGAACCTGTTCTTAGTCCGGCTTTTGGCCAGATAGAACTGATCTAGTAGTTCACCTATCTGATCCATGACAGAAGACATATTTGTCTCCTTCCTTGAGAGCCATATTAAGTTGTGATGTTCCTGGCCCGCACAGTTAACCCGTCGTGACACACCATGTCAAGCGGACCTAAGTGTGACGCCCGTCACACGAACGCCTGTTCGCATGCCCTGACCTGCGGAAACAAGTAAAAGTCAGGAGAAATAAATACGGGGATGAGGCAGAAAATAACCCCATCCCCGTATTGAAGCTTATGAGACTAAGAGAAAATCCCTACATTTACGGTAAAAGGGCTATTACCAGAGGGATCGTAAATATAAGGAAGCCTGTAGATTCCGTTTTCATCCTGAGTGAGATCCTCTTTGTCATCGATGACAGCGGAATAGGTTCCGGGAATCTCAGGAAAACCATGGAATGAAGGCTTGACTCTGATACCCATTTTTCCTCCCATTATTAAGTTAGCGTGATACAAGCGGGAATGTAACCGCTAAATCGAACGTGACTACGGTAAGATATCGTGCCCGGTGGGGCCTGTCAAGAGGGGAGGTGTAACAGATCAGTCACGGGGCAGGATGGGGCCTATGCCTTCTTTGCGCCGCGATGACTGAAATGTCCGTTTTTCCTGATCTGTGCCACGGGATAGGGAAGATCCCTGTAACTTCCGTTTATCCTGTCTGCTGCCCTCTTCGCATTCTTATAAAAAAAGTACATATCATCTTGCGTGTCGATAGTACTGCCATCGAAGCAAACCACAACCTCAAACTTCTTTAACATTATCTCTCCTTAAAATCAAACACCCCCCAGGATTATCCTGGGGGGTGATCTTCCCAGCATCAAATATGTATGCTGCGGTGTGAGTCATCTTTGGTTGCTCTTTGGATTAATGGCTTACTGGATCAGTAATACCCATGGGCTAGGTGAAATGACCATGCGTGGCATGGTGTCCCGTAAACCGCAGGTATGTACTCTTTTACCATCCAGTGAAGCTGAACGTACGCAGAATATTCCCACCCTGGCCCCATCTTATACCCTGGTAGTGCCTGAGGTATCCCGTAAGCACCAGAGGCGTTTTCTGCTTCAACTCTCCAGCTTGACTCAGCCATGATTATATAGTTAAGACAGGCATATTGTACCGGCCTGTTCCCTCCGTAACTAGCCAGAAGTACCCACGCTATATGCTGTGGTGTGCCTGTCGTGTTGTATTCCGATGCTGCTATAGTATTAGATGCATTCGCATACCCCTGATAGGCTGAGCATGATGCCGATTTCATTACCAGCAATTCACCGATTCTCAAGATATCAGGATCAGATCCTATTACCTTGTAGTTGGCGCACCATACTCCCTGCCAGGGAAGATCATACTTACGTGCTATCCCAGTCAATGTATCACCGGACCTCACCACATATGCAGGATAAACCGATTCAATATTGACTGACACCCCAGGACCATCAAATGCCGCTAAAGTAGCGGCATGAGCAGGGCCAGGAACGCACATAAGAACTGTACATACTACTATTGCCATACTCTGGAATATCGTTTTCAGTTTTATCATTTGCTTCCTTTCCGAGCAACCTCGATGCGGAAGCTTATTACAAGTATACGTCAGTAACGATCGTATTCACTATCATAGGGATAAAGATCCTCTTCGTCATAGATGAGAGCAGGATCATTATAACTTGTCGGGTCATCAGGCTCATACTCTTCAGCCTCGATATCGTCAAGTTCGTCCTCGGTGGGCTCTCTGCCCATGCCGAAGTCAGCAAAAGTGACGTTAGAGTAATCCTCGTCAAGATAAGACATTATTTCCTCCTTGATAGCATTTTCCTCAATAGACGACCTGCAACGTACTGATGAATGGATACCAGCCGCGTTAGACCTCCTCAACTCAGCCAGGTATCTGCCGCGACTGGTATTCATGTTAACTCCTGTTTCTTACATGAGATCTGGATCTGGTTTCATCAGATCCCCTTGAACTTCTTCCATTTTCTCTTGTCAATCTTCGACAAGAGAAGTTCTGCTAGTTTCTTCATTACGCTCCCTAAACTGTAGATACGGCTCCGCAATCCTTGCACCTGAACCTTCCCGAGGATAACTCTTTTATCCTCGGGCTACTGCACACCATGCAGCTAGTAAGATGGTACTGGGATGCTCTTTCCGCCGGTCTTAACACGTCCTATAACATCCTTCTCTGTGTCGTAAGTAACTGATACATTAGCTATCTGCCTGGATATCCTTTTGCCGTCAGCAATAGTCCAGGTCTTGCTGACGCTGACTTGCAGCTCAAGAGAACTATCAGGATAGTCAGGCATGAAAAACTCTACCGCCTCATTCCTGGCATCCTGAATAGTCTGCCGTATGGTCTTGCATGAGCGATGCTCGTCATACGTCAATTGCAGGTAATGTTTCACTATACACCCTCCTTAGAGCGTATACACGCTGATGATAGATGAATTCTCAGCGTTAAGATCTGACTTGTCTCTGACATCTTGTGCCTGAGTATAGTTCTTGCAGAACACGTATTCCCAGTCTTGTCCCTCATACTGATAGAACAGGACGTGAGTAGGAAGAGGGTACTTACGATGATGAAGAGCCTGCTTCGCCTCATCCTTCATTTTCTGAGTCACTACGAATGACATCTAATTCCCCTTGCAGTTCTTTGTCTTGCAGAACATGTATTCTCCGCTGAGAACAACAGGAGTACTGGAAGTCAGGAAAACGTAAGCGTAATATTCTCCCGAGCATGATTCCACATTCCTGACACGGTGACCGCCAACCAGGCTTCCATCGACATCAGGAAAGTAAATCCATCCTGGACCTGAATTGCCGCATATGTTAGCTGGATAAGCATCAGGCTGCGTGTCTTGCTGGTTACCGTTGTTATATCCTAGTCCCAGGCCGAAGTGCAATCCCAGGAAACCTGTGGTCATGATAGCTATTGCGCCACCTATTACCTGACCGAATCTTGAGTTTGACATCTCTTCGCTCATGATTCCTCCGTAACATTGATTACCAGAGTATTATTCTGGCCGCCAGTGATCTGTTCTGCTCCGTGTACAGATTTGCAGTACTGAAGATGCCATCCTCCGATACCATCTGTTCTTACTGCCACAGAGGTAAACTGTGGCCTTTCATCAGTAAAATCGAGAATCCCATCGATGATCTTCTGCGGTATGTCTGACAGTTCCATCTGTCCTCCTTGTGTCATGCAAGGAGATTATCACGCGCCACCTAGGTTGTCAAGGGCTGAGGGACAGAAATTTCCGGGGTTATTCTTGAGCTGTATATTCTTACTTCCCCTTCACCGTAACAGGCAGGACAATCGTAGATCTCATCTCTGTCCATGCCAGTTCCGTAACAAGAAGTACACTCTTCCCATTCGTCATCTTCATCCCATTCTTCGTAAAAAGATGAATAATTAGATAGAGTAGTTTCACCTGTAATCATACTCTGCCCACTTACTCCCCTCTTCTTGGAGGGACAGGTGAATAATCAGTTTTCTCGTCAAGAACCTCAGCGATAATACAGTCAGGATCTTGAGGTGTATCAAGCTGACGAAGCTTCTCCCCTGCTGCTGGGCCGAACATCTTATCAAATATCCCTGGTCCTGATGACGATTCCGATGCAGTCACAGTCATTGCGAATGTAGACTTATCTCCCTCTATCTTAGTCTTTATCATCCGGTTAAGCCTGTCAATTTCTGACGATAGGTTAGGATCTGCGTACCCTCCGCTCATATCTTCAGCCATTTTCATGAAAAGAACCCTCTGAGATTGTATTTCTATGAGTGCATCATGCAAAGATCTTAGCTGATCCTTGGTTTTCACCTCTACTGGGATGTTATAAAGGCAAGTTGAATTCTCCTGCGCTCCAGGACACTTATCTCTTATGAAACAGTTGTCGCACACCCTCATAGATTCCGATCGTACTATGAGATGAGGTATCGCAGTTACAGCGTCATCTTCAAGATTCGTCTCCTCTTTCCACATAGTAGACATGACAGGAATAGGCTGATGAGCCCTAGATACCAGAACTTCTTTTCCTGTTGATTCTTGCTGGATATCAACTTCACCTGAAAGCATTTCCTCAGACTCCGCTGGTTCGTTCCTCACTTGAGTAGTAACTCCTGAAATATGGTTGACGTAGTTCTGCCACGACCACAAAGATAACCTTAACAATTCCTGTGAGTCGTCATTTTCTATCTTCTCATAGTCAAAGCCGTTGTCCATGAACAAGCTTCTGTGCTGCTTCCTCTTATTCTTGTAATCTCTAGGATATCTGTGCAGCTTACGTTTATCCCATACGAAAGTATCTCCGTACTTAGACGGTGTAAGCCACGATGTAGAAGAGACCGAATCCCATTTTACTGCCTCCATAAGCCTCATGGATGTGATACCAACACCATGAAGTCTTGTCCCGTATCTTCTTGAGAATGAATTAAGAAGAGGAACATCATCCAGATTACCGTGAATATCATTCTGGCTTACCCCTACTACGGAATAAGATGAGCAAAGCGCTTCCAGAGCTTCTCTTCCATCCCGTTCATGCCACACTGGCATGAACTTCTCAGGTGGTAGCCGAGAATAAAAATCTTCCCTGAACTTCTGGATAAAGTCATCGCCAAGCTGAACAGCATCAAACTCAGATACAAGAGACACGGAATCGATATTCTCTTTAACGAAATCCATGTATTGTGCCGCAAACTCAAGGGCATCCTCGAAAGCATACTTCTCTTCTCCTTTGTTATAGCTGTATCCTCCAGAATCCAGGAATACTTCCTGGGCAGAGAACATTCCCTTGAGAGATTGCTTAGTTCTCCTGCTAAGACCAAGGTAGGACAGAGACACACACGGAATCTTCTGATTTTCCAGCAGTTTCTTCCATGCTGGTATCTCTGCCCCGCTGAAATAGAGCTTCATCGATTATCCTTGTCCTCCTTGGAAATCTCTTCTATAGCCCTCAGCTCAGCCATTTTTATCTCGTAGTCCAGAATGTCATCCCACGGCCTGATCTTATGCTGATAGTCAGGGCGCCACTGAGGCATGGAATAGCTTGCATGCGTATACGTCATGCAACTGAAACCATGCTCCAGCAGCTTAACCACTATAGAAGGATTCGGCTCTATAACAAGATCTATGCTATACCCTCGCTGCCTGAGATTCTTGACCTGCTGTAACCTTCTGAAATCAGGATCAAAGCTCTTTATTATTCCCTCATTATGCTCAACTGCGGCGTGCTTGTTCAATCCCTCCAGAGCACACCATCTGTCAAGTTCTTTCTTTTCCATATCAGCAGCTAGCAGCACATTGAAAGTATTAGCCAGTCCGTGATATAAAGCTATGCCGACTGGGATAGGGGCGTCAGCAACATGCTTCTTCAATACCCCTTCCACGGTAATGACTACCGACGATACCGCCACTTAGAGTTTCCATCTCTCTCAGAAGGCCAGTTTTCAGGATAATCTTCTGGCGGGTAAGGACCAACAGTAACTACCTTATTTTCTTCTTTAGCAGTATCCTGATCTTTATCGGTTTTTTCAGATTTTTTCTTGTCCGACACTTACTTAGACATTCTCATCTGCTGTAGAATCTGCTGATTCTGCTGCTGCTCAAACGCCTGCCTTGCTCTCTGCTCCATGCCTGCAACTACAGCATTAGCAGACAAGATAGCTGTTTCCTGTGTCTGTATATCCATGAGGATAGTTGACAAGGCACCTTTGATCTCTGAACCTGTCGGACTCCTCTCCGGTATCACAGGAACGTTTATATTTGTCTCCAGGATGTAATTACCATCCTTGTCAACTAAGATCATGAAAGCAGACCTGTGAGTATGTGACTTAGGGTCTACCGTAGTCGATTCATACTCAACCGATCCTGGCTTAGGGTTCTCTGTAACGTCTTTCTCGCCTAAAAGTACTGCTGGCATCTGTTAATTCTCCTTATTCTGGATGAGGACACTTGCCTGGCGGGTAACTGCAATATTCAAATCTGCAATCTGAATATGGCTCTGGCTCGTACTGACCGCTAGCAATGCGCTTTTTCCTTGATTCTTCTAAATATTTTTCTATTTGCTTCGGATCACGTAGTATAGTCGTAATCAAACTTATCCCGTCTCTGGCGTTGCATTACTACTGAGTTGTAGGGGCAGAAGTCGCATAGAAATATATTGGGCCTATGCTTCGGATCAATACCAAGTTCTCTTCTTTCCTGCCTTGTGTCAGGTAATAGTCGTTTCTTATCTGATCTGTAATCGTCACAGTTTGATGTTCTTCCGTGATCTTTCCAGCATCTATGTGCGTCAACTGAGAAATTTGATTTTGTGTCATAGAATGATTGTCCAAGTCCTGCTCCTTGCCCTGGCATGGTGAACTCATTAGCTGCCTGGGCAACTATGGATTCCCTGTGGTTAATCCACTTATTCTGCTCGGCATGGCCTATGTGAACATCGCCGTGAGTTTTCTCACCTGATGGCAGCATATGATTCTTAAGTTTCTCATTGAGCCATGTGTCATGCTGCCACGGACCTTCGTATGAAGGCATTTCCTCAATGGCACCACAGCCAGTGCAGATCAGCAACCTTACCTTGTTATCCATCCTGCTTCAGGAAATCCTTCCTCCAGCTAGCATCACCAAGTAAGAAATCAACACAGCAATTAAGCCCTTCGCCGTGAGCATTACAGCACAGTCCTACTACTGTATCAGAATCATGCCACTCTCTTATTTGCTGCTTAATGTCATCTGGTAGAACGATGTCTATCTCTTTATACTCTCTCATCAGCCTGTCTTGCAATCGCTGCATTAGACCAGAACATTGCCTCTTCCAGCTTAGTAATTACTAGTGCTTTCTCCCTGCCCTCAGGAAGGTAATCATTAAGCTCTGAAGCTAAATCTCCTACTAGTTCCCTTACAGTCTCATGAGCTGTCTTTCTCTCCTCAGTAACAGCAGGATGAAACTTGAACCTGTTATCTAAATCTTCTTTAGTCATTTAATGCTCCTTTATTTTTTATTTTCCCGATATTCTTCGTTACATAAAGGACATGGCCCAAGCACCACATGTTTACATGGTCTGCCGGGCCAAGGTGGAGTAGGATTCCACAATTCCTCTAATGCTTTTTCTACTATTTCTTTAGTTAGCATCTTCTTCTATAAGCTGCTTTGCCGCTCTTGTCATGGCAAAGTTTACGCCAAGATAGTGACCTACGAAAGCTACGATTGCTGGCAGGAATGCCACTACTTCTGATGGCAACTGCTTGTGAAAAATGAACATGAACACTGAAGATATAAGGGTAACGACTGTTCCTATCGTAACACCCAATCTTACCGGATTACCTTTCATCTTCGAACTTCGCTCCCGTATTGTAATCCTTGACTCTCGTGGAAAGCTTTCCCTCGATTTCATCTATCCACTTGACTACCTTGTCAAGGAACAGCTTGGCCTCGATAACGAGTTTCTCAGCTTCCACTTCTGCATCAGATGCCAGGTTAGCAGCTCTCTGACGCAACAGCACAAGTTCTGTCTTAACCTTAGCCTCAAGTGCCTGAGCCTCTACGTGAAGGCTGGCCAGCTCCTCTTCTACTGCAACCTTAGCTTTATCGTATAAAGCTTCAAATTCTAGCTCTAAATCTGTTATAACGCTCATTAATTATCTCTTCCATCTTCTGATGCTACATCTGCATAATACGGAGGGTGATCAGTTCTTCCATCAGGAAGAACCTTCATCGGTGTATCGTTGAATCCATGCCAGATTCCGCACATCTGCCTTCTTATCTCAAACGTAGTAGATTCTACCACGCCGCCTCTGTTAGGAGCGGCCTTCTTATACGATCCATCTGTCATGCCAGCGCGCATGTCACTGTTGCATGATCTGTGTCCTGGATATGCCATAGCTAATCCTTAAAAGAATATTCCTGGTCGTTCTGTGGCATTAGTCTCCCCGTTAGAATCAGAGAAATCATTCCACAACGTTGTATTAACTCTGTCCTGAGGACCAGGATACTCCTGGTTCAGTACTTGCGATATTGTCAACTCTGAGATAGGGTATCCCTGCTTAGGTGTTGTCCCACGGACAGTCATATTCTGTCTTATCTCATCATTGGGTGTTAAGGGATTCTGGGAGATCATAGCCTGAGCGATCCTCATCTTCTGCGGAAGACCCTCAGCGAACATCCTCTCATAAGCCACTTTATCATTGAGGTTATTCCACCATGGATAAACATCGAAACCATATCTTGTTTCCGGCAATGACCCAGCTCTTTTTACTTTAGCATCACTGATTCCAGAACTAGCTGATCCCAGATATGGTGATGCTGTCATTTCTGCTCCTGCAATCTCATGTGCTCAGACCAGTGCTTTCCGTGAACTGCATGGATAACGTGAGTAAATTTGTGAACTGATGAGTGGACACCTTTATGAAGCTTGCCCATAGAAGCCTGTCTTGCTGCCTGCTTTGCTATCTCAGCTCTCTGGGCCTGCCCTTCGGCTGTATGCTTGGGGATATAAGTCTTACCAGATCTCTTCTCTGCCTGATGTCTTGATATCTCAGCACTGGCATTATACGCCCTCCCGTGCTTACCCTCAGGTTTCGGCGTTCTCTCAGCGTGGGCTCCCGAATACTCAGTATTCGCTCTGGACTTACTCATATCCTCATCAAAGTTGTAATCCTTAGCGTGAGCCCCTTTAGCGTGACGACCTCTAGCCCTGGAAGAATCATATGATGGTTTCGCGGCGGCAGAAGCTCTGTGCTTTCCGAATTGCTTAGGCTGGGTGCTTTCATTTGCTGATCTCGTCTGAGGCGTGCCACGATGCTCAGGTGTGTATGCCGCCCCAGAAGTCCCTAAAGTATCTCCGTGCCTGCTTACACTATATCTAGGTTTCCCGGAAGACTTATCAGAAAAAGAATCAACAAGCAGCGGGCCTTTACCAGAAACGTTGAACCTGGCACCTGGCTTACGTGACTTCTTGATAACCTGGCTGGTTTCAACCTTGAAATCGGGAACAGTCATTACGCACCTGGCTTACGGTGTTTTCCTGTGTATCCGCTGCCCACCATATCCTTGTAAGCGCCTGCCACATCTTTTTCCCTGGAATATGATCCTCTTCTCCCTACCTGTCCGTTATTCAGCGAATGACGGCCAGTAGATGGATCGCTCATAGACCCGTAATTGTTCTTACGTGCACTCTGGTACGATGAGGCATGGTGCTTTCCGAAAAGATCTGGACTCAGATGATCCTTCTCAGATGCCTTAGGACCGTTTCTTGTAGCTAATGCTCTCCTGGAAACGGCGCCGAAACCTGCAATAGGATTCGCACCCTTCTTAAGAGCCCTGGCTACTCTTTTATGTGCTGCTGACATTGTGTTACCTTAACTTTCATTGGCAAGATTACGATGAGTTGGTCTTGGAAGTGATTCCATTATTGCTGGCTTTATCTTACGAGACTTGGCATTTATCTTATCTCTTTTCCTGCCGGATTTTAGAGATTGCTTTTCACTAGCCTTTGCTTTCGCTAGATGTTCATTTCCTTTGGGATTACCTGATCTGTATGGCCTCGCTCTGTCTCTGTGGCTTTGAGAGATGTCAGCATGTATTCCAGACATGGCCTGATAGTGATAATCACGCATAGCATGACCAGCATTGAAAGTCCCAAGATTGAACTCTTGTGATCTTGACATGTTAAAACCTCTCTGAATAGCATATTTACTCTTCTATTCTACCGTCAAACCCATGACGGTCTCATCTTCTGCATCCTGGCTTTAGCGTCAGGATCAGAGATAACCACAGGATTCTTAGCAATGCTCACACCATACTGCTTATACAGGTTTTCCTGTTCTGGAGGCGTCAATCCTGCTGTTTTTCCTAGATGAGCCAGTCTTTCGACTGGATTTCCCCTTGGAGTAAACCTCTGTACTGATATGGTATTCCCGTTGAATACTGCTGTCCTGGCTTCCCTGGCAAGCCCCCTGTCAGGTTTGAAATCTGCTGGCCAGAAATAGTCTGACCTGTCAATCTTCTCGCCTTTATGAACACCGCGCTGATATGACTTCTTGTTAAGCTGTTTCTGAACAGCATCTAAGAGCTTATCCTGACGCCTGTCCTGAGACAGCGAACCGAGATAACCATCAGGATACTGAGCAAAAGGAACCTGACCGTGACCAGCTCTAGCAGCATCTAGATTAGACCTGTACTGTATTACGTCAGACTTATATGAGCCACCGCCACCATATGTAGCCTGGCCTGGAGAACCATTATAAGGCTGAGACGGAACCCACCAATTGCTAGTATTAGCCATTTCCCCTAGCTTTCAGGTTGTAGTAAACGCAGCCGTACACTATGATAGCCACGGACAATACCACTCCCGCAGTTATTATAAGAGTGGCCAGCACATCATAAAGAGACATCAGCTCAGGTTTCTTCTCTTACCCGTATAACCAGCGGAATGCTTTCCAGGGCCAGCATAAGTCCTTACCTGAGCATCACCATAGTTTCTTGCATGCTTCCCAGGAGCACCAGTTTTAGGTTTTGTAGGATTATAAACCATAGATCCTGGAGGACCCTGAGACCTGTGCTTAGACATATGAGCTGTGGCAGCCTCATGAAAATGACTTAATCTTCCTAATTGTGAATTCATCTAGGTTCTCTTCCGTAATGATAAAGTCCTGGATTTCCGCCTTTTCGCGGCCCTGATTCTTTCTTGAATTGCTTGTCATGAAGTGACAGCCATGGCCCTTTAGTCCTAGTTGGCATACCTACCCATGCATACACTGGCTTGTTCTCTTCATAGTAGGCTAAAGTTCTATGGTGTCCGTCTGTAGGAAATATCTTCTTACCTTTTCGCTGAATCAAAACCACTGGCTTTACGTGTTCGCCTTTTTTCTCAGCAGAGGATATTCTCTTTTTCCATTGATCAACTACTTCTGGCTCATGAGATGCTTTCCAGCTATCCCTGTCAGCCATGTCAATCTTAGTAGAGGGAACCTCCATTGGGCCTTTCCATTTTATGTCATGAACCCAGTTAAGCGCATCTTTAGGATAATCTTCAGTCAACTGGTCATAAACAGCATCAGCTATAGTCTTAGGAGGATTCTTCTTGAAGACTTTTGCAGTCTTTGCTCCTACAGCTTTTTTAGATGTGAACTGTGAACTTAAAACTGAGGCAGACACTAATTTAACCCTCTGCGACTATGCCCTCTCATAGATAGTCCGCCTCTTGATGTTTCCTGTCCAACTATAGCTCTAGATGCTTGAGACTTAGAACCTGGAGTGCGGATAGCAGAATGAAGTCTGCTATAGTGACCCCATGCGTCAGCGGACATTTTAAATGATCCCGAACGACCTAACTGTACATCGTAATCTGGATCTTCCTGATGCTTCATTTAATACACTGATCCAAACTGACGCTTCTTCCAGAAATCACCATAACCAGTGGCAGAGGGAACTATTCTCACATTACGCTGCTGTGCTGATGCTTCTGCTGCATTCGGCCTATAAAGAGTAGCCGACACATAGCATCTGGGACCGTTTGCTTCCTGAATCTTATATCCAGGTCTCTTACCTGTTGTTCCCGTTGGTGAAGATCCTCTGCCCATTGTATTCTTAGCTGCCATCTTGCCTCTAGGCTTAGATGTCCTGCCGCCGCCTACATACTTCAGGACTGCATCACCAACTGCGGGGAATTCCGAACTCATTTTTTACTCCTATATTGCCAGGTTCATGCCGTATGAAGGCACAAGCTTATTAACTGTACTCCGAGATGAACCATTCAGGAAATCGGGAAGCATGCCACTCGGAGTCTGTCTCTGCGCATCCTTAGATGACATGCCGTCAGCTGACGGCATTATCTGCTGATTGATGCCATTAGGCTTGAACTTCCCAGGTATCTGCTCGTTGAACCTTGCCGCCCGTTGCTGTAACGATGCAGGCTCTGTAGGCCCTGAGTTAGCACCTGCCGCAAATTCTCCTGAACGTGACATGCTATTCCGTTCTTATCCTGAATACAAGAGCTGTGACAGTAGCGTCATCCATTTCAACATCAGTGAAACCAGGTATGACAAGCAATCTCATTCCCTTAGCTCCAACATATGATTGAGCTATGGCAACTGCTTTCATTGCCTGATTAACTGCTGATGCTCCTATGGCACGAAGACACAGCTTCTTGTTCTCGTATACTCCGTGTGCTATTACGCTGGCTAGAGAAGGTGCTGAGCTTGAGCCCTTGACCTTTAATAGCGTTTCTTCCATTTGATACTCCTGTTTACTGATATATTTACCTTATCAGTATACCGGATTATTCTTTCCAGCAAGCCTCTACAAGCCTTACGAAAGAATCAACGCTCATGGTCACATACCAGTCTTTAGGCTGGCCTCTCCTGACTCTTTTATGTACTACAATGCCCGCTGGAGGGTTGTCTAGCCATGGATAGTCAACTGCTGCCCTGCCAGCTTCTACCTCAGCTTCATCTACCCATTCACTCAGCTTCATCTGCTTGCAGTTCTTGACTTCCAAGATGAAAGGATAGTTTCCGCAGTCTATGTCACCTTTATCATTAGCTCCCTGAGGTGGTCTGCGTTTTACTTCCCATTTTCTCTCGTTCAGGTAATTGACAATAGCAGTCTCAGCAGCAGTTCCCTTAGCTTTTGATTTACTCATAGCATTTCCATGATGTGCTCAAGAGAAAGTTCCCAGCCTGTGAAACCTGACCATACATATCTTGTCATGCATTTCATGCATCTGTATTCATGAGTGATACCTGCTATGTTGCTTCTGTATTTATCAGTTTTTACGTCAGCAAGAGCATTCCTGCAATCACAATCTGTTACAACGTAGACTTTCCAAGGACCAGAATGATTCGTGGACTTCAGATGATGCTGACCACAGAAAGTACAGAGAACTTCATCAAAGAACCCGGTCTCTACTTCTTTTTCAAGCCCGTCGCATCTGATGCAAGGCATCATTCCTCCTTTTTCTCGAATGCTCTGCACTGAGAGCAGCCACCCTTACCCGAATAGCAGTCAGGCGGTGTTCCCTTAGCTATGCAGTCTACGATATTCTCAGCAGTTTCCAGTAAAGGCTCGACAATGCTATATGAGTACGGAACCACAAACTCTTTCGCCTGCTGGTTAGCCTTGAATTCGTACACGAATGAGATCCTGTCAAAGGGCAGTCTGTTCTCCTGGCACATCCACAAGTAAATATTTCCCTGGCGGATATGGCCGGACAGCGGACGATGGAAATCTTTCCAGAGCCCGTCAATGTCGAGTATGCTTTTAGATGTGGTCTTTGACTCATGGGTGTGCTGCTTTATCATATTAGGAGCTTCAAACCTCAAACCTCCAGCGCCGAGAGATTTAAGCTCAACCAGAATATTATATTCCGTGAGAGCACCATCAGCGTGGCCTGATACCGGAAGAGATGCTGACTTCAGCGTAACTTCCCTGTATCTCCAGTCATGAGAAAAATCAGTAGTCAGATCTTTAGAAACCCCGTATGAAGTGCCACCTATAGTTTCTAGTTTCACCCATCCTGTTCCTACGCAGGAACCAGAGAAGTACGATCCAGGCTTAACGCTATTCGATACATACTCAGAGCATCTGGAGCATCTCCAGTCGCCCCAGAGCTTTCCAGTCTCAGCCATCCACGACTGCCATTTATCGTGAATCCTGTTACCTTCACTGAACACGTTCTCTAAAGTGAACGATGATTTAGAAGCTGGCATGTGACCAGATGTCATCCTGTGATATGTAGCTCTCGGGCACCAGTCATTCTTAGCCATCTCAGAAGGATATATGATGTTGTTCCTGTGCCTGGTTATCTCATCGTCTCTTCTTGCCCTGTCCAGTAGTACTCTCCGCACTTCAGGGATTACTATCCCCGTAGCAGTTCTCAGAGACGAATAATCAGCTAACCGGCCATCAGTCTTTGTAACTCTTCTCCTACCGTCAGTCTTGGTAGTTCTTTTCCTCATCTAGCTCTCTTCTCAATCTGTCAGCATCAAGACCTGACAACGCAGTTTCCTCATTCATCCACTGCCAGTCATAATTAGGTTTTCCTCCCCTAGCAGGCATTTTCTTCCTGATAGCTTTCCTTCCAAGCTCACTCATGCCTCCCCACACACCGAACTTCTCATTATTAGAGAGGGCGAACAGAAGGCATTTGTGCCTTATCGGGCATACCGTATCATCATGAAGGCCGTTACAGAAATCCAGGGCATCATCCATGTGCTCATCCTCGAAGAAAGGATCATAATCCTCAGTTACCCTTATGATCCTGCACTTGGCATCATCCCACTGGCCTGGGGCAGCTTTCCTCAGTCTAAGTACCAATTTCCTTGTTCAGCTCTCTGTATATAGGCTGAGAGAGAATTGCAAGAAAATCTTCTTTATCGATTACCACTAAAGATGTATCATCCTCAGCAAAGTCTATAACCATAAGAGGATCTCTACCCTCTGACATTGCCTCTTTCCATATCTTATGCCAAGTCTGGACCTTCAATGAATAAGATTGCTTAGTGGTCGTCTTGCATTCTATAAGCCAGTTTTTTGTTTTCACGTCACCCTTGCTATGCCACTGGGAGCCAGAGGCAGGAGTTACCCTGCCTCTGAAATCCTTTGCTGTTCTTGCCTCCTGGAGTTTACTCCGTCTCTTGTGATCCTGACGTAACAAGTCTCTTCACTCTCTCATTTACATCGAGCAATGCATACTGCACCAGAGCCAGGGCATCTATTATATCCATTCCCTCACTAAACGCCAAAGCGTAAACTATATTTCCCTCAGTGTCCATTCCCTTAGATACTACAAAGGTAGATATGGGAGAAAATTCCGTACCCGTACCCGAATCTATCAATAAGGGCAGACCTAAAGCTGTTGATTCCATTAATCCTCTTCAGTTGTCACTATTAGCTGATCAGCCAATTCTGGTCTGGTGGCTGCGCTAAGAACATCAGCCGCCATGTCTTCTTGTAATGTCTTGTCTTGTCTTAAAGCTTCGAGGGCCTTTTCCTTGCCCTGCCACTTCTCTTCCTGATAGTAGTACCATACTCCTGATTTCCTGATGACACCAAATAGAACTCCCATAGTGAAGAAGTCTTTCGCTGTGTCATAATCTCCCCTGTGAAAACCGAGGACAGGTGCTTCCCTGAAATAGAAATCAAGAGAAATGGTCTGCCTGGGCGCATTTGCCTTGTTCTTCTCAGTAGTAAGCTTAATCGTCTGGCCCACGGCAACGGGATCTGGATTACCAGATCTTTTCTCCATGATCCAGTCATCTCTTGCTACCTTTACAATCGTATAGTAGAAATAATCCTTGCCGTGCCCTCCAGGAGTAGTCTGAGGAACACCATACCTGGCGAATCCTCCTATCTTATCCCTGTACTGGTTGATTATTATTCCTGTCAATGGCCTGTCAGTTCCGTCAGCAGCTCTCCTGGACGCGAGTCCAGCCTTACGTATGAACTTATTGAAATTACGAGCGCCAGTAGCTGTAGTGAACTCATCCATGGCCTTATCAGCTTCCTCATCTGGTACGAGAGCAGGATAAGAATCGATTACTATCACATCGAACTCCTGAGACGATGCAGCATCTACGGCCATCTCGAAAGCGAACTCCATCTTCTGAGTCGCTATGACCGTCACTCTTGAATTATCAACACCTAGAGCATGTGCCTGGTCCACATCATAAGGCTCTGCCGCTATCCACAAAGCATTGAAATCAGGATTTTTCTGGTTCGCTGCTATAGTCTTGTATGCGATGGCAGTCTTACCGGCAGATTCCTTGCCTCTCACTTCCACCCACTGCCCGTTCGCTGGCCAGCCGCCTCCTAAGATGACATCTAAAGACAGCGATCCTGATGTAAGTCTAGGAGGCGGTTTTATTTCCGCTGCTTTAATAGCAGTCCCTACGCCGAATTGCCTATTTGTCTTGTTTATGAACTGATTCATTGATCTTCTTTAGTTCGTCTCTTATTTCTTTTAATACTTCTGCAATAGCCCATACCGCAGGATTACTAGCCAAGTTTAGCCCTTCCCTGTGCTGACTGTTCCAGCACAGCGTTATTTTCTGCGATCTCCGCTGCTGATCTCCCGAAATGACCTTGTGACGATAGCTGCCTTGTCTTCACCGAAGGAGCATCTGTCACAGCTATACCAGGAAGATTAGGCTCATTAAGCTGCCTTCCGTCAACATAACCGCACTCAAAACATCTAGATGCTGTTGACGGACTAGGCTTACTGTAATTCCCAGAGCGGCAGTGAGGACATGAAACCTGACCGTACTCTCCCGGCCTAGGTGCCTGCGCACGGCCCTGAGACGGTCCCTGAGGCTCTTTCGGGGCCTGTCTGGTAGTCTCCCTAGGGTCTTGCCACCAGGGACCGTCAGAAGCCATTACAGACGGCCTGGGGACAGGAAGTTTTCCCTCTTTTTGTAACTCCTGTTTCTTACGTGCCCAGAAGTCCGGCATGAAATCCCTTTCTGACGCTATTATAAGGAAGCATACTCAGTCTCTTGTATTTTTCCTCTGTAGAATGACCATCCCAGTCGTTTGATTTTTCCTCTAGATGAGAGAAATCATTCTTCTCATCATCGTGAACATGCCACGTAGCCTGGCCAACTGGGGTATGGATACATACTATAGTTCTCCAATCATCTTCCCAGTCCTTGTCGTCGTCAGGATGACGTGATAAATGAGAAGGAAATAATTTGGACAATACTGCTACTAGCTGATTTCTTTCCCAGTAAACCTCATTTATCTTATCTGTCATGATCATCAGTAATTCCTGTCCGGGCTGCCTGTGAAGGTAAACACAGTACCGCACTTAGTACAGACACGCTTATCTCTTTCTTTTTTATACGTTTCATTAGAACCGCATTCTGGGCACTCATACGGATTCGTGCTCATTACTTCTTGTGCCCGTTCCTTCTTTTATTTATTATCTTCGCAGCAAGACACGCTGTACAGAAGTTAGATTCTTCTTCTACAGGGTTAATACCGCACTCTTCGCATAGATCCTTTTTGTCTTTATTATCCTCTTTACCCACTTAAGTACTGATCCACACTTCTGTTTTCCATGATCTCATTTTGCCTCATCCCATCTGTCTACTATATGAAGGTCAACCTTCAACGGGACTTTCACCAGCCTCTGTATATCTGGTCCTGTCATCGCCTCTATCATGCAAGCTGCAACCTCCTCGGCAAGATCTTCTGAGCATGAAACCACAAGCTCATCGTGTACTGTCATTACGATGGAAGCCCCAGACGGCAGTAGTCCGTCAAGTCTTACCATCGCCAGCTTAAGGAGATCTCCTGCACCGCCCTGGATAAGGGAATTAAAACACTGTCTCTCTGCTCCCATCCTGATTTTCTCATTACGAGAATTCAGCTCAGGAATTCTCCTCTTCCTCCCTAGCAAGGTAGTAATGTAAGGAACGGGTTTGCGTGACCTCGCCAGGTCTATGACATACTGCTTGAAAGAATGGATCTCAGGGAACATTCTCTCATGCTTACGCAGGATTCTCTTAGCTCCGTCATATCCCAGCTTGCTCATCGCGCCGACCTTCTTAAGGCCAGCACCGTAAACTACAGCGAATCCAAGAGTCTTGCCTAGATCCTGACGCTCCACCTTTGTAACTTCTTCTACAAGTTTATCAAGCACCATAGCTGCTGTCAAGGTATGCGGGTCAATTCCCTCAAGAAATCCCTCGTACAGTGCTCCCTCACCGATATAGTGAGCAAGTATCACAAGCTCAATCTGAGAATAGTCAGCTACTACTTGCTTCCCTCCTGGTTCTGGCACGATACAGGATCTTATGCCCTTGCCCAGCCAGGTATGCGGTCTAGGAGGATTCTGGAGATTAGGAGCACGACACGAGAACCTTCCCGTTACTGTTCCGTACTGCTGGAAACCAGCATGGATATGCCCGTCGATAATAAGAGAAGGATTCTCATCATCACCGATCCAGGCATCCACGTACGTTGACAGGATCTTGCTTATCTTAGAGTAACCCTTGAGTGCTACTGCCACTGGATTGTCTGGATAAGAGTCCAGTACGTCAGCATCCACTGAGTAGTCAGCAATAGCAAGAGGCAAGCCTTGTCTTTCCTTCTCAAGCCCGCCTCTAGTCAGTTTCCATGGCTTCAGTTTCTGCTCTACGTAAAGAACTTGCTGCTTGTCCTTGTTAGAATTTATGTTGAATTTATGACCCGCTGATACATATACTTCAGCTTCAGATTTAGTCAGTTCATTTATAAGCTCTTTCCTGAACTCGTGAAGTCTTTCTTCATCTATCCTTACTCCTGATAGTCTCATGCCTATCACTACATTGAGAACTTGCATCTCCAGATCATAGATAGGACGCAAACCCTGCTCATCTATTCTCCTGACAATATCTTTAAGGCAAAGACGGCCCATTTTGGAGTCACAGTAGGAATAATATCCCACGAGACTGAATGGATGAGACTCTACGCATTTACCTATATTCTCTGTATCGTAGACAAAACTGTAACGGTTCTCAATCATCTGCTTAAGATGAGCACCATATATGTCATTCTCATCCAGCAGCCAGTAGCCTATCTTAGAGTCATCATAAGGAGGAGGAGGAACAAACCCCAGAAACTTAGAAACGCCCACGATATCAAATACTGCATCGTGAGCGCCTTTTCTTATGGTTTCTGATGCAAACAGGGGCTTAAGGATCTGAAATACAGTTCCCGCATCCAATTGCGGCGGGGCTTCCAGATATCTCTTGACGGTCTTATTATATGTTTTTCCTGCATTCTTACCTGTCTTATACTGTGCGAGAATTTTCTCTTCATGAGAGAACTCCCCTCTCTCATGTCCCATCGGGATAGAGACAGCGCAACCCTCAGTAGCGATGGAAATCCATGTCACAGGAGCGACCTGAGGCTGCAATCTGTACTCTGTAGTAGTCTCGATGTCAAAGTAGAACTCTGGCCTGGTCAGGAAATGGTCAGCTACTTTCCTAAGCTGCGACTCTGAGGTTACTATTCCTTGAGGTAACATGAGGACACCCACCTCCGTTCAGTTTCTTGCCGTGATTGCAGTTATAGCATAAGGTCTGGAAATCCTCAGGGAATCCCTCTTTTATCAGCCATCTGTATAAAGTAGCAGATGACCTGCTTTTCAGCTCTTTCCTATGAGCATATCCGTTATTATTCTTATGATCGATGCAGAGAAACAGAAGTTCTGTCTCGCCACAGCAAGCACACGACCTGCCGTAATGATCCAGAACTTCTGCTCTTAACCTGCTATGGTAGTCACTAGCCATTACTTTTCAGTATACGACGGAATTTCCAGCGTCTCAGACTCAGTAGTCTGCACCCTGAACTTTACTGCCCAGGGTCCCGATGTCTTGCTCAGTCCTCCTGACACTGTTATGTCAACCACAGTCTGATTCTGCTTTAGGTCCAGCAGCTTAACAAGATCTGCGTAATTCAGGTCATACTGGTGCGTTTCAATCTTAGACTTGCGCATTCAAATCCTCCATTTAATCCTCTAGATACTTTTCTGCAATCTCTTCCAGCTCTGACTTAGTGTGCACCTTAACTACGGATTTATCATACTTCTCAGAGTTGAACTTGGCTAGTTGCTCATCGGTCAGAGGCTGCACGGCATAGTCATCAAGCTCGTCTTCCCTCACAGGATCAAGATGATACTCCGGGATGTCATTCTTGCCGTTAACCTTGAATGCCGCAAAGTACAATCCCTTCCTGTTGATAGGGGAGCTTCTCTTGTTTTCTGCCCTCTGCTTGATAGCGGCAGCAGGTGAAGGTGAGGCAGACCACAGCTTGAGAACAGGCTCTGGATACTTCTCGTCATCCGGTGACTTAGCTGACAGCTCTACGAGATTGATATAGTCACAGCTCTTAGGCGTGTCTCCTCTCTCGCAAAGAGGACATTCCTTTACTATGCAAGTGAAAGGTCTTCTCTTCCCTCCCTCCATCAATACCCAATGCTGGAAAACCGGAGCGAAGGACACATCATCCAAGAACTTGATGATTATCTCTTCCTCGAACTTCTTGATGCTGAAATAGTCTGCTTTCTCGCCTGAATTAGAATAGCGATTCTTGCCCACTGCCCATCCAGGCTTGATGAAATCATGTGATTCTTGCACTTCTTTAGTTACTCTTTCTCTAGGTGCGAACTCGCTTAATCCTGACGTATCTGGTGTCTGCGCTCTTTTTCTCTCTATCGCCATGTTACAACTCCATAGTTAATACGAATGAGTCTTTGATATTCGTAACTTCTGCGGCTTCTTTAAGATCTTTAGCTAGTGCTTTCGTCAGCAGCTCATCTGCGTATTCGAATCCTGCGTCAGCAGGAGATGTTCCTTCTTCTATCGCTAACTGGTCTGTGTCAACTTCAACGGTAGCCTCAGTCCTGAAGGACTCATAGTTACCCATGTTCACAGTATAAGCTCTTGTTCTTTTTATGATCACTTTATTCTTCTGTCCACGTAATCACAATCATCTCTCATGCAATCGTAATACTCTTCTGACATGGTTACCCGGTCAGGGTAACCAGGAAAAACATGACCGTCTTTGCTGCAATCTGTCACTTGTTCTCCTTGAATACTGAGAGAGCTTTCTCCCTGAAATTAGTTTCTTCAATAGCTCTCCATTTACCATTAGGACTAGGACACAACACTCCCTCTTCCTCGGCAGCCTTCCTGAGTCCCGCAATCTGCTCCCTGGTGTAAAGCCTTCTGGTTCCTCTTTCGTCATGAGAGGGAAGTATCATCGTGGCCTTAGGGATTATTCCTTCTTTCTCCAGTTTCCTTATAGTAACCGGAGCCCTGTTAAGAGCGGCAGCCAGGGAACCTAAAGGATACAACTCTACTCTTTGGTTGTTCAGGAGATACGTCTTTGATTTGCCCAGATCAAAATCCTCAAGAGAATTCTCGTCTTCAGCTTTCCCAGCCTGGTCTTCATAGTTCCTTCTTCTCTTACTGCTGCCTGGATAGAACTCAGTCATGGTCGCAATCCTTATGACAACCTTTCTTATGTCTTCCGCAATGAATGAAACTACAGCACTCAAAGCAAAGGCAATCACATTTCTTATTCTTCAGGAAATTCATCCCATATGACATCCTTTTCGCGTGTTCTGGCAATGATCAAAAGCCACTACTGAATCGCACCTCCTGCACAAGCACCGGCAAAGGCTTATGTCATAATTTTCGTGCTCAGGCTTCTTGCTTCCCCACCCTAGCATATCCGATGACATCCGTTCTCATGCTTAAGGCAGTGATACCACTTGTTATTTATCGCCTTGCCTGCGTCACATTCCTTGCAATCACAGGAGCACATCTTCAGCTCATGCGCTACAGAGCCTTTATCTTCACGAGCGCCCACGATTTCTCCTGTGTCAATACAGAATCCAGTTCTTCATCTGAGATCAAGCCTTGCTGGTTGGCAGCATAGAACATGTCCAGGTCCAGAACCTCAACAGTTTTCAGGCACATATCCCCGAGATCGTGTTTCCTCACCAGCTCCCAGACCTTATCCTCATCCACATACTCTGAAACCCTGCGCTGGAGCATCAGGCCCTTGAACCAGGTCTCCCCATCCACAGTCTTAGGCTCATCGAAATAGACTATAAGATTGCCGTCTTCGTCTTCTTCTCCGTGCTCCAGGATGTGGTCATGAAGATTACTCCTAAGCTCAGATCTCTTCTCCTTGATATGATTCTCGTCATGAGTCACGAGAAGATAGGATAAAGCCCATCTCTCATGTTCTTCTATGCTGGCCATTGATGCCCGCAATACTTGCAGTCATTGTACATGACGCCCGGCCTGTCATTCTTCTCGTCTTCTCTTGTCCTGAAAAGGAACTGATTGGCTGTACTGCACCACTCGTTGCACCTAGGACATCTCATTACCGGCATCATGTGCTTATCCTCCATATATGACCGCAGTCATAGCAAGCCCACACTACAGTATAGGTATTTTCATCTTTTGCTACCTCATAAATGTGAGTGCTCTTGCACTTGGGGCACTTCGCCGGGACCGTGGTTTTCATGACGCCTCCTCAGTAAATTGACTGCTACCCAGTTTAGCACGGGCGGCCCGGTCTGTCAAGGGTTTTCCTAGAACTTTCTCCAGGTGCGTCCTGAGATAATCCGATCCGACATCGACTGTCGTTATATCAGCACCATCCATCACAGATGATATTATCTGTCCTTTTCTTTCCAGCACCCTGTACTTCCTCTCCTCCACAGTATCTTTAGTTACCAGATTACGTACATACACCTTATCGAAGCCTGACGATGCTCTTACATGTCTTGAGTTAATCTGGTCTTTAGTTCCCGCCGACCATGGAATGTCATAGTTAATCAGGTAGTCAGCCATGTACAAGTCAAGACCGTAGCCGCCTGCATGTGATGTCAGGAAAATCCTGTACTCAGGCTGGCTGAACAAGCCAACTGCTATGTTCTTCTGTGTCGCTGTCATGTCTCCCGTGAATTTCACGTGCTTATACTCTCCCTTGAGATGCATGCTGATAATGTCAAGCATGTACTTATACCTGGAGACTATTATCACCTTACTATCAGGATCGGCCAGTAGCAGATCCAGCTCTTCCAGTAGCAGATCCATCTTAGGACTGTTATGAATGCTGTACAGGAGACCTGAATCTTTCAGGTGCTTAGCATAGGCAGAGCCTTCAGGAGAATCGCCCTCGTACATATTAGCTGACCATATGACAAGTTCAGGATGATTAAGCAGCATCTCAGCGCACATGTGCATGGACATAAGCTCACCATCTGGTGTTGAATCATCGAAACCAGGAACCATGTTCATCAGGTTTATGTCACTGTCATATTTATATGCATTCTCTTCAATATGTGACAGCATATCCTGGCATATCTTCTCATACGCTTTCCCCAACGGAATAGAATCAATGTGAACTTCCCAGGTAGCTTCATCAACGTCTGGAAGGTATGGTCGTACCTCAGGATCATGTCTTGTTTTCCTGCTAAGTGCATCTCCCATCCGCTCCCGTAGAACGTCAAGGTTTTTATACTCCACGACCCATCCTTTTGAATTTCTCGTGATGTATGCTCGCTCAAATAAATCGTACCTTCCTAATACTGTGGGGTCTATCCATTGCATGATGGAATATAATTCTTCTGGCTTGTTCTCTATAGGAGTAGCTGTAAGGCCAAGACGGTAAGGTGTCTTACCGAACAGTTTCTTTACTCTCTTGGATCCCTGAGCCTTGAAAGACTTGATAGCTGACACTTCATCAGCTATGACCATGCCTGGATTCACTGCTGACATGTCCTCGTGATCATAGATAACACCGTCGTATGAGCCTATCAGATACTCACAAGCTGGTATTTCTCCCCGTTGAGATGCGTACTGTCCTGTCCTTATGCGCTTAGGACCGTCTACTACCATAACTGAACTGTCCGTGAACTGTTTTATCTTATCGCGCCACTGATATTTGAGTGAAGCAGGACAGAGAACTAGCACCTGATCTACTTCACCAGATGCTAGAAGTTCCTCTGCAATGGCAATAGACATTACTGTGTTGTGCGTGACAATATAGTTCCTGGTTACGTATAGGTTGTCTTCTGCTGCTACTGATATGCAAACAGAATCTTCTTCGTGGCTATATTCTATGGTTTTTATGTAACGAGTTAGGTTATTTACTGGCGTATACGGAGCTTCTTTCCTAGTTAACCTAAACGGCTGAACTGCGCTAGGAAGTCGTATGCTCACCATATATGCCAGCTTTCCTTTTTTATACTCGCCTTTATATTTAAGGACAGGAATTTTAGAAGTAACCCTGGCTGTACCACCCAAAGACTGAACTAACTCGACTACCCCGTCTTTAAGAGCCTCACTTACCGTACAAAAAGATATTGATGAAGGTTGTCTTTTGTCTACAGTACCGTCAGTATCCATTAAACCTTGCAACAGAGCAATCCTGTCAGGTGTGCAAGCCATTAAGTAGTTTTCTGGAATGAACTTTGTGCTTGAATCTGTACCGTAAATTCCTAAACTTCTTACAGCATCAAGCAGTAGATTAGGCTTTCCTCTTGTAGAGACTAACCTGTAATTGTATCCGTCACCTTTCTTGATAGAAACTCCATCAGGAAGCAGAACTTCCATATTACTTATCATTTCAGAGTCAGCCGTAGAAAAAGTAATAGTAGGATTAGATGCTGTGACGCACCCGTCTCCCAAAATAGCTCCCAGCAAATACGGGTCAACTGGAAGCTTGCTATACCCGAATGCTACAGCATCTACCACTGGTATCTGATATTTACAACCCGGAGCGTCAGAAGCTCGTCCGTTAGTCCTGACATCATGACTTTTTCTTTGAATGCTCAAACCTGAGTCTAGCAATTCCTGGGTGGTCTTCACATGCCAGTTGTCTTTAGCTCTACGCCGTACGGACCACAGGTGATCTTTCGTAGCAAAAGTATATGACCCGTCATTCATAGTTATTTTATAGATTGATCTATCCGTCTGCGGGAAGACCCCCGTTACCTCAGTCGGTTTACCGCCCTTCCCTATTACATAGTCTCCAACTTGAAGTTTTCCTATTTCTTTCCATCCATTCGGAGTTAGGACAGGCTCACTGATACTCTGGGCCTTTCCTGTCCCGCAACCATAGGCTAGTAATAAGCTCTTGCGTTCCAGGAATCTCTTTACTACTTCCTCCTGATATGGATGCAGCTTACCGTTAAACACTAATGCCACAATCTTTCTGTTGTCTGTCTCCTATCCTGTATCAGAGACAGTTCCATCCTATGAGGATAAGATGCTATCTCTTTCCAGCTGTCAGGAGCATTATATTCTGATACGAATACATCAGCACCTAATTGCTTCCACTCGTCCATGACTTTCCAGAACTCTTGAGAATCGAAACTATCAGTGCCTCCATATCCTTGAGTACTGGCGTAAGGAGGATCACAGTAGATAACGTCTCCTGCTACCGGGTTCCAGTCTTTGTATGAGGAGATAGTAAAGTGAGAATTCTCAGGGAGCTTGCTGATTATATTCTTTATATTTCTTATGGTTTCGTCAAGGTAATTTCTTTCTTCACCGTTGGGTTTCTTTCCCCTGGCATAACCTCCCCACCATTTACCTCCGAAAGACTGCCCGAATCCTACCAGCCTTCTCAAGGCTGACGGCTTCTCATATCTCAGTCTCTGGTACTCCTGTTCTGAGCAGTAGTTATCAGGTTCCCAGTTATAGTGCCAGAACTTATTCCACATGAGCATAAGATCCTCATGAATATCAGAAGCATATACGCAATCGAAAGCTGGTGCTAGTTCTGCCAGGACAGCCCCGCCGCCGACGAAAGGCTCTATCAGTACATCTCTTTTGTCAGTGCGAGCTAGGATATCTGATGCAATTCTCTTAGCTAACTTGCTCTTTCCTCCCACGTAGCGCAATTAATTATTCCTCATTTTTTCACCAACGCATTTCTTTGAGCCAAGACCTTATCATTAGATAAGGTCTTCTCCCATCTTATTACTATCGTGGGTATCAATATAACATAGTGATGATTCGGCCCTCTGTACCATCCTACCCACCAGTCATTGTTATCTCTGTAGATTTTTAAGTTTCTTTTCATGTTCTGCTAGACATCTCAATCCTGATCTCATATTATCCAAGCTCCATATTATTTCCTCATCTGTCTGCTCTCCAGGATCTTTAGCTTTGCTCATTCCATAGTCGTATATCCACAGAGGGCGTCCTTTATACTCTGAGCATATTCTAGCTGTATCTCGTATTCCTGGAGTATCGTTATCAAGCGCCAGTACAACTCGTTCTGAGCGTTCGAATACAAAGGAGAGCTGGATATCGCTGACCTGTAGGCCCGAGCAAGCCAATCCAGTTCCTCTTCCGAAAGAAGACACACGCACTGCGTCAAGTGGCGACTCGACCAGGATAATGGTGCCGCCATCTGTAGCAACGTCAATGCCAAACAACGTCTTGGATTTTTTAATACCTCTTGGATTATTACTGAATCCTCGTCCATCAGCCAATTTCTCCTGCCATCCCCATAGATCGAAAGTATACGGGTCTCTTATAGGAAGTATCCACGATTTATTTTCCGTGTTCCATTTAACGCCAAACAGCTTTACGTATTCTTCTCTGAGATCTCTTTGTTCCATGTAATCCACAGGCGGGGAGTCAAACATTGCCAGATCCGTCTCAGATATCCTGTATGCAGGCGGTGCATAACTACTGCTCTCATAATCCTCCCTCCACCTATCTGCCCTTGCCCATCCTATTATCTCGTTAACGTATATTACCGCTTCAGGATACGAGATATTCTTGACGAAGGAAACAAGATGAGCGAGATTACCCTTAGCGCCACAACTGAAACAATGATGCAAACCGGATCTGATGTTAACATACCAGCTAGCATGCCTGTCAGGATAATGAAAAGGGCAACTGGAATAAGCTTCGTCACCTGAGATGTCATATTTTATTCCCAGTTCTCCGAGCAGTGACTCAATCGATGATGCTCCTGTCTGGTAGCGCGAACCCGAACTTGACATCTTTCTTATCCTCTTCGCTCATCGCCTGAGTATACTGCTGGGTCATGCAGATTAACTCAGCTATCTCCATTGCTATTATCTTCTTCACGAACCTGAACATCATATACCTTCCTCTTCTAGTTTAGCTTTGACAGTTACCATATTCATGGTGTCCCAGTCAACATCAACGACAACAGTCTCCGGCCATTCATATCTAGAATACACCGTGCTTATAGTCATGTCGTTTCCGTCTTTATCCTGGCCCAGGACAAGATCAGAAGCCTTGAGAAGACCAGTGCCGGAAGCAATAGTCTTAGCCTCGATGCCGTGCTTGGAACTGTACTGCTTTTCCTGGACCTGGGTATTAACGAATACTACTATCTCTTCTTCCATGGCGAATTCCTTCAGGGCATAAGCAACGTTCTCATTAGCCTGCCAGTCAGAAGTAGTCCTTCCCGACACAGTGTCCCTCATGAAAGAAAACCCGTCAATATACACGATGTTAGGATTATAAAGAGCAACCTCCTCTTTTATCTCATCGACAGTGATACCAGTTTTTCTTTTAGAGATAAGGAAAGTTCCCTCTTCCTGAACAAGATCTGAATGAAATATCCTGACTCTTTCCTTCTCCTCTGCGGATAGTCTTCCTCTTCTCATCCGGGAAGGAGAAACCTTAGCCCCCAGGCACATCACTCTCTGGTGAAACATAGTAGTATCCATCTCAACCGAGAATACAAGTACCGTATACCCCTGAGCCCAGGCATGCAAGGCTGAGTTGATAGTAGTCCAGGATTTTCCTGATTTCTGCCTTCCCAGTAAAGTTATCAGCATCCCAGGCTGGAAACCATAGAACTCCTCATCTATGTCAGGTATGCCCAGAGGTATTCCCATCTCAAGTTCTTTACTGAGAAAAGCCTCTATGTCAAAAGAAGCTGAGCCGAGGTCGTCAGCTCTTGTCTTCCTGTACTTTATGTTTCTTTCTATTCCCAGCAGGGAAGCAGCTTCTCTCATGTTTCCTTTATCATGAAGATCTATTGCCCTGCCGATCACATCCGCTACAAGGAAAGATGCTACCTTTTCCTCTGCCAGCTCTGTAAGTTCCCCTACAGGTATCACAGTACCAGAGAATTTATAAGATTCCTCAGGGAAATGCTGCCTGAATGTTCCCAGAGCTGGTATGTTCCTATGTCTTGCATAATGATTCAGCAGCCATTTGTAAGCCTGCTTATCTATCCCTGAGAATATTACGCTGGAACCAGTATTCTCTCCCTCCAGCCAGGATCTGTTAAGTCCCGCGTCTAATACTACCCTGATGTCACCACCGCTGAGTATGCTATGTATGATCTCTCTGCCAGTATTCAATTTTCTTCCTCGACTCTTCTTCTGTCCTGGGGTCGTTCATGAGATGGTACAGGATTCTTTCCTCTTCAGTCCTGTGAGATGGTTTGATACTGCCCAGCCTTATTTCCTCCCTCCTGCCTGTGTTATGAAGTTTCTCTCTTTTCATAGTCTCTGTTACATAGTCTTTAAGGTAGTTGAAAACTTCTATACTACAGAAGTTATTTATACTATGGTAGTAATCAAAACCATTACTCATATCCCAGTACAGATGTATCATCTTCTCCACCAGGAGATACGGCGTACCATCATATACGGTGGTAACGCGCGTGCGCGTATATTGAGCGTCATCAGAGCGTAGTAACTGGGATAGATCAGGGTCCTTTGAGACGCGGTTGTAAAGCTCAGTGTAGACAATCGGCCTGGCAGGAACCGAATAGCCATCTTTCTCCGCTAGCTGCTCGAACAGCAGGGTAAGGGACCAGATGTCAGAATCTAACCCATCTGGCATCTTGTCCCTGTCATACAGTTTCCTGTCCCCGTTAGAATACTCAGTTCTTGATTCCGGCCTTGGATTACGAAGCTTAGATTCCCTGCCCATCCTTATGCCTTTCATCAGTATGCTCAGCAATAGCCTTGAATATTTCTCTCAGCTTAATAGGTCTTCCTCCTGTTATTACACGGAATACACCGTGATCTGGGCAATGAGTATATAAAGCTCCTAGTTCATCAGTAGTCAACTCGAAATGATTTATGTCATTGATAGCTAGCCAGTTCATAGTTCCTCCTAAGAATAAAGAAACGATAGCATGTGCTCGTCAGCAGATTCTTCTAGTTCTTCCCACGGAATATCTGATTCAACATCGAACCATTCAATCTCTCCGTGCAGATAACACGTTAACCAGAAACCGCTGGCGACATCATCCTCCTGATCATGCTGTTCATCGCAATCTTCATCACAGCATCCTGGATACATGTCTATTTGCAATATGGAATATGAGGGCTTCAGGTAGATCAAAATATTCCTCCTATGTCTTCAGCGTTAAAAGCAGTCTTAGCCTTCGACCCGAAAGTAAGGACATGCCATGGATCAGGATCTAATATCGCCACTACATCAGGTCTTCTCACAAGTTCCATTGATATCTCATAGGGTGTTGACATGATAAGCCCCGCAGGTATGCCGTTCTTCTGCAAGAAGACATCGATACCGTAAGATGCTTCCTTAGGGAGCCACGATACCACAGTGAAATTAACATCTCTATGAAAGCTAAGCCAGATTAACTTAGCGCAAACCATGTCATTCAACTGGTAGCATTTGATAGCCTTGAACCAGTCAACTTTCCTGGCCGTGATCATGTCAGAATACTCCTGAAGATTATCGTCCGGTACTGAAGCTACCAGTCCTTCGAATACCACGTAAACCCTCGGAGCAGTCTTATTTGACAAGTCTCCGTACTTCATCTAGTTCCTCCCTATTCGATGAGTCTTCCAGAACGCATTCCTGCCCTTCGCATTTACCCAGGTGAAAGATAGATCTTATGCACGTACCCATCTCGTTCTCTATGCAGCTCACTATATTCTCCTTGTGATATCATTGTGTTAAGAGGTCCCCCTCCTGCCTCTTGGAGCACTGTAGTCCAGTTGACTTGATCCTGCTACAGTGCTTCTTATTTTTCAGTAGCATCCTTTATGACAATCAGAATTATGATTCCAGCAGTGTACCCTGTTCTGGTATGCCGTCTTAGGTGAGCATGCACCGCAATTGCAATGACAATGATCCCTGTAGCATACGATTTTTGCCGTGATCAGCAGCCGGGAACCAGGCATCCGTTTTTCCTGTTGCTGCAATGAATTCTAGCCCTACAGGGATCGCATCTGCACCTGCATTTCTCAGGATGAATATAAGTATCCATTATTCCAGTGCTGATTCTTCTTCAGGAGTCAGGTAAACAACTTCTTCTTTCGGCCTCGGCTTAGATCTGGGACCGGCTTTTCTCATCTTGCCCGCAGGAGACTTGTAATATTTTATCGTCCTGTCTATTCCCTCAGGGACACTTCCCTTATCCGTATAGTCTGGACCTTTTTCTGCGAACCTGGTGCCATTCCTGTATTCAGTGAATGTTTCTCTTACTTTTATGGCGTTATGCAACTCTTCCTCTATTCCTTTAAGTTCTGCCAGCGAAAGCTTATCAAAATATCTTATCCACTCGGCCCTGATGAAGTCCTCCCCGAGCAGACACTCTGAGATCAATTCTACGGCTTCGGACTCCTCAAGCACAGGATCACCCTCGGAAGGGTCCGGGAGTGCCTCTGCGTGGCTCTCAGCGCGTTCTAGAGGCATCACAGGAGACAAGGCGCGGGCCAGGTCATAGACGGGAACCTCCGCTGCCTGAATCTGGCAGACCAGATCTCTTTCTTCATCATCCAATGTCAGCTCCTTGCCTGCATAAGGCATGAAAGCATCTTCTATCAGATCGTATATCAACTGCTTCTGTACTTTACCAGTGGATGTAATGCATATAATCATGTACCCTCCGAAAAATGATAGCCGGGCCGATATCGGCCCGGCTATCATGGTAACACAGAAGGGTCGGCTGTGTCAATAGGTTCAGGATAAATTATTCTATCGGAGGGACAGAATACTGAGGTGAATTGTAGTTTATGCCCAGGGGAACATGTCCTTCAAGTACATTAAGGAAAGCATTTTCTTTTACCTGCCTCTGATCATAATAGTAAGACCTTGACTTTCCTGACGTGGATTCCCAGGAATAATTATTCCCGAATGATCCATCGAAATAGAATTGCAGAAGCTCGCCATCCTCCACCAGGACAGCATCGATCCATATATGAGAAGGGTATGATATGTCTGCTGCTGATGAGGATGTTACCTGAAGCACATGAGTATCCGATGTGGCAGTGAAGGAACAGTAGATCCTGAACCACTTTGACGTAGCCAGGTCTGAAGAAGGACTTATTCCTCCGTATGGACCAGCATCGTAAGTCCCCGTACCGTAACCTGTACCTCCCGATGCCAGCACAGAAGTAGTCCCGTTGGCTATGGACATAACTATATTCGCCATGCCAGGACCAGACTGCACATAGGCTGATGCTATGTACGTGTATCCTGTTATCAGGTCCGGGATTGATATCTGCGCGCCATCTCCGTTAGCGTTAACCGTGACCTTAAGGCTCTTAGTCCCGGCAGTCAGGATGTTATCATCGTATTCTATTATCTGACCGACAGAAACAGTTCCATCCTGTGATACTGAACCCGATCCCAGACCAGACCATCCGGTAGTATCCGCTTCAATACTAGGATTCGTGCAGTAATTCAGCCTGTCTGGTCTCACGATAGAATGAATCGCCCTGGGAGTATCATAAGCAGACGGCGCAGGCTGAGAATAGCCAGTTGACAAAGGCAGGACTTCAGTCTGCACCCTGGCAAGATTCACGGTTCCGCTGTTAGGAACCGATGCGAAATAAAAACCAGTCGCCATGTAAGCAGCTCTCGAATACAGCACATTCCCTCCAGACACAAGATAGTCAACAGGAGGATAGAAGCAAGCCCACTCTCGCGTGTATGATCCTCCTGTAGATGTTGATGATCCCGCGGTATTCCACGAAGTATAAGTCTGCGCAGGATCAGGGTCGGTCAACTGGGCCACAGCAAAATCTTTTATTGCTCCCACAGGACCGGGACCGGACACGTACACCAGATCTGAATAGGTGACTGGGTTATCTTCCTCAGGATATATGTATACCCTCAGTCCCTTTTGCAATATGCTTACTATGTTAGACGTGGCAAGGGCATTAGATACCAGGACCAGGGAATTTTCGTAGAGGCACTGAGACATTCCGCCCCAGAATCCTTCTAGCCATTCGCAGCCGTCCTGATCTCCGTCACAATAAGGATGGCAAGGCGACGAATCCTCTATCTGGATACCTGATACCCATATCCCGCACTCTTCACCTATAGCAGTAGATACTATCAGGTATAAAGTCTGCCCTGGAGTACATGTTATGCCGCTGAAGACTATCCTCTGCCAGTTACCCGTAAGTGAGACTGGTTTCGAGGCGATTATAGTACCCCCAGGATTGACAGCAACATAGATGACTACCGATCCAGTTCCTTTTACGTACACAGAAGCAGAACACACAGAATGCCCTGGGATTATACCGCCCGGGAGAATGCATCCCTCACCTGCCTGCTCACCAGGGCACCTGATGAATGCTGAATAGGTTCCGTAAAGAATAGAAGTATTATCTAGTTGTACTTCAGCATTCAGAAGGGTCGTATAATCCTGTAAGCCTAGCTGGCATGACGGATTTCTACAGTAGTTGCTCGTATACGGCATGTATTATCCCCGTAACCCTAAGTAGCATATTGCGTCTAACAATATGCTAGGATCATCATTCATCAAACCTAACGCCATGTTACACTTCCCGCAAAGTAATCCTCTGATGCACTTACCACAACTCTTCTTTCCTGAACAACATGAATGATCATGGTCTGCTTTCTTTTATACTCATTAACATACTTCTGCCTGAACACAGGATCTTTATAGGGCATTATGTATTCTCATTTATGATTCCGAATGTGCTGCTAGATGAATTGAAAGAAGATGTCACCTGGAGCACCTGGACGTTGTTTACGTACACAGTTATGGTAGATCCGCTAAGCTTGACCAGCAGCCTGTCCCCCACGACTGCTGCCTGTGAATAAGTACCTAATGTAGTCAGCACCCCAGCAGAGCACTGCTTGAGCTTAGTCATGTCAGCTCTCAGGTAATTGTTATTATCTGTATACCGCAGGATCAGACCTGTTGACTGGCCCGACTGAGGGGAAGTAACGAATGTAAGACCTGCCTGAGCATTGGCATTCCCAGTGGTCACAGTAGAGATGCTTCTCTGCCCGGTAGTTGTCGGGTAAGCACATCCTGTCCCGAACGGGGACACCGAAAAGCTTCCCGTGTTCTGAGTCCATGTATTTCCTCCGTCATTAGTAGTTCTTGATGATAGCGCAGTACCAGAACCCACAGTAAAAGAGTCGTAAGCTAGCTGATTAGGTATCCCGACTGACCCTCCCACAGGGTTCCTTGATATTATCCTGGTTATGAAATTACCACCAGCATCATACCACTCAGCGAAAGGATACACGGCCACAGATGATGAACTCGTTATGTACGAAGACACACATACCCTGAAGCGCTGATCGAAACTCAACGGAACCCAGTCCTGCGTAGCAGAACCTGGCGATGCATACGGGGGAACAGAATTCTTAGATGCCCTGAGAGCCAGGAAAGGCTGATTATTGTACGTGACTATATCCTGCGGGGAGTATTCCTCAGATGGATTCCATACCTGATTGAATCCTATGAACGGTATCGGTATCCCGTCCGCCGCCGCCTGATATTTATCAGGAGCGAAACTAGTCGTCACAGTTGCCATGTCAGCAGTAGTCCTGGCAACTGACCTTAAGTACACGTCAGTAGAAGAACCGTGAAGGTTCTGCCCGGTGAGGGAGTTGAAAGAGAAATCAGATACTGACAGGGGATCGGATGTTCCTATGGATTCATAAAGGCTGTTAGATGCTGGCTGACCGTTAGATATCAGAGGGTACAGGATTTCCCATGTGTCCGGCCAGCCTGTACTAGAATTCAGCAGCACCGTATTGTCACTTACGCTGAGCAAGACTTCCCACCAGGTGTTATTAGAGTTTGATCCTGACGGCGCATTACCTTTGTTGGAAGATGAAATGCACTGATAGAAATAGTTCCCGTAGGATACTCTTTCCCCTGTGTTGTAAGTGATGTTAGCTGACCAAGACGGATAAGACGGATTAGCGAAATACGACTGGTCGTTGCTCAGCATCATGTTAGGTCCGGTAGTTATGTTAGCGTTCCATCCTGTCAGAGCTGACAGCTCTGCGGATATTCCTGCCACAGTCCCCCGAAGCTGATTCACTGTAGCGTTGTAATAGATCGCTTTCCTGAGAGTGTAAGGATGTATCTCAGGATTGATATTGATACCGAACTGACCGGCCATAGTATACAGGTCGTTAAGAGGAACTTCCCATGGGTTGTTCACGTTCTTATATGTATCGTACTGAGTTCTAAGATAATCAAATCCCCAGCCGCACACATTCATGAACTTAGACAGGAAAGTATTACCTACAGGATCTTTCACCAGCTCGTTAGTTCCCAGTATGTTGGTGACATAGAAACCCGGGATCAGGTCTTGCATCATTCCTGACGAACTGTAATCATTGATCATAAGGCAGCCGGTGAGGCCAGCCCTGACCCACTCATCTATAGATGAGTTGACAAGAACATAGAAACCGTAGTAATGATACTTGCCAGGGACTATGTTGTTATCCACATAGCTAGAACCAGGGTAACCGCTGGTGTTGTCTATAAGTATGTCACCGTCATCCTGATCCACAGGAGCGCCGTACATGTTCTTTATCAGCCTGAATCCCTGGATAGTACCGGCAGGCTTGTTCCATGTGACAGTTATCTGAGAATAAGAAGAGGGCGTGGCAACAAAAGGATCAACCCTGTAGATGGGAGGAATCCAGTACCCGTATACTTCCGTTCCGTATAAGGTAATACCATAAACTGAAATTTTAATTCACCCTAACCACTAGTGAAACTTCCGGTCACAGTCTTTATCATGATGGCCTTGAAACTCATATTGGAAATAGAATGAGAAGCATTAGATGTGCCATTCTCCGCAGTGGAAGAAAGCCTGTCACCCGCATTGAGAAGACCCTGCCATGTAGTTGTAGTCTGCCTTGGCCTCTTGCCGAATTCCCAGTACCTGGGGAATACGTTAGGAAGTCTTGAACCAGTAGGAACAGGTACGATCTGCCCGTCAACCACGCCGAACTGAGGATTGTTAGGAACAAGATTGCCTGAGAATTCCCAGTCAATGAACTGCTCATGTATGATTCCTCCTATGCCGTTAAGACACAGGCGATGGCAAGAATACCCGTCTGACCACCAATCCCAGGTCTGAGTTGATGTTACTATCCACCACCCAGATGCCGGTACTGTAACATCAGATCCGTTATAGCAATTGAATGGATCGAATCTCCTGAAATAAGGCAGCAGGTTTCCCACCGTGTTATTAGGGCAGGTGAATGACGAATTGCCCAGGGATACGACAGGAAGATTAGAATTATCCATAGCTGCTGATATACGAGATGATATCGATGAGTATGTTATGGGCGTGCCACCTTGAGGAGGATTAGGCTCTATCTGAGGAGTAGTACCTATGGTCTGCTCGATAGATTCTATCTCTGCCGCTAAAGGATTAACATCCTCAGCGAATACTATATCCTGCTCGTCAACCCTGTCAACCCAAGGGAATATACCGTCAGGGTAAACAGCTTGTACATTACTTAAGGTCATTGAACTTCTCCTACCTTCTGCACCAACATGCCGTTAATCATGCGACCCCTTTCATACCTCTTGTTATCAAAGTCTCTAGCGCACTGAGCACACTTGCCATCAGAGCGTCGTCCAACGTCCTTATAGTAATGTCCGTTTTTACATCTAGGTCCATTTTTGGGGGGATTAAATTTAGCGACCAGGAGCACATCTTCTATCTGCTTTCTTTTAATGTCGTCTAAGAATGTTCCTATCATGCCGATAACTGCCTGACAGTCATGAAAAGAGCGAGCGCTCCAGTTGTAAATACCATTCACTCTTCCGTCGCTACAGTATGGCCCGTAAACTTTGCCTAATCCAAAAACCGCCGACCTAAATCTTTCTAAGACCTGAGTCATGTTAGGATGCCCCCGGAGGCATTGATCCACACGTTACCGGACACTGGAATCTCAGACTGTCGGAACTGGATAGGATTAGTATTAGCCTGGGTCACATCTTCCCTGGTCATTATGTTAACTATAGTATAGACAACGCCAGGAACAGACATGATAGCTGAGTAAATCGCGGATACTTGCAGCAGCATTCCGAACTGGGAATTAGGAGGAGACAATGTAGCCTGAAGGGCCGTAGTCACATTTGCTACGACGACTCCCTGATTATAATTATCAGCAACCTGAAGAGTGATCCCGTTTCCGTTAGCTCCTATGTCTACAGCTATCAATCCAGGGGAGCCTATAGTAAGAGACGTACCAGCAAGTATCTTATCTGAGAAGTACGTTTGTATGTCTGCCTGTATTCCTGAATCCGCTGCCAGGTAGTTAGGTCCTAAAGCGTACAACGTCACTGATGTTGAGTGGTTAGCGACAGCATTAGTCATCAGGACACCGGGAACGTTAAGCGCTAAAGCTGCGAAGTCTGATGTTGACACAGCTCTCTGCTGCACCTGATACGACTGCGGTGCGTTAGCCCTGATCTGGTCATTAGTTTCAGGATCAGAGCCTCCTGTCATTGCTGTTGACTGGAATAAGGTACTTCCTGCTGACTGAAATGGTACGTAAACTCCGGTAATGGGTGTAACAAACGTGCCAACTGATCCGGCTGGCTGATTACCTGCTGAACCAACCCCGATGGTGTAAGTAGCATAAATGATAAGTCCGATACCTGGTATTGCTCCATTTATATTATCCCCGAATGTTATGTTCGTCATCTGGTTCTGGTCAACCGACAAGGAGTATACCAGGTCACCAGGACCGCTGTCAACAAGAAACTGAACTGGATTCCACAAGATATTTCCTGATGCGGATGATATGTACACTGACACAGTGCCATCTTCCACATCAGCCTGAGGCAACTGGAAGACCTGTCCTGCCGTACCATCAGATATTCCCAGAGTTTGCATGGAGAATGTCTGCCCCTGCGTTACACCTACAGTTATAGTCCCTCCATTCTGAGGTACGGTAACTGATGTGTTCGTCTGATATATGACAGGCTGATCTATCGATGTGACAAAGCTGGTAGTTAACTGCGTGCCAGCAGGGACAACTATCGCTGGACCGGGATTTATAGTCTGAAGAGTTACCGTTCCAGTAGCAGGAGAACCATTCGTAGGAATGTATCCTAGTAGCTGTGCGATGTTCAGTATGGATAGTCTTTGTGTCGCCGTAGGAAGATAAGCTTCCTGAGTCAGCCTGTCCCCGTAGAACGAAAGTATATCTCCCATGTAAGCGAACAGCTCTACAAGCATCACACCGAAATCACCCTGAGATGAAGTATCCCATTCAGGAAAAGCCACCTTAGCGTAATTCAGCATCGATGTGACGAACCCAAGCCAGTCCTTAGATGTGTAATCTATCGTAGTAGGAGGAACCAGCGCCGTGTAATAGTTCGGATTCTGGGCTATGATCGGCGTTTTAACCAGATTTACGGTAGTGATTCTAAACACCTACTATCTCAACGTAGTCAGCGGCGTTTCTAAGGAAGTCAGGTTTGTCTCTGAACAAACCTGAAGCCCTGTTACATTTTGTGCATAGATTAACAGTCGTCATTATTTGTTTACTACCTTTCCACCTATTTCTACAGTGCAAACCTGCACCGGAGTAATCGTAGGATCATTAGACAGCGTGAATTGAACGTCCACTTCTATTATCCCGATGTCTGATTGATAAGTAACCGGATTTACGCTGTCCAGTACTATATCTGGTTCCCAGCTAGATATAGCTTGCTTGATTTCCGCGACCAAGACTGCCTGGTTAGTGACAAGATCAGGAGCGAACACGAACGAAGGAGCATCCACACCGTAATCAGGGAGCATTACCCTCTCACCAGGATAGGTTCCTACCACGGATTCTACTCTGTCATTAGCTATCTGATTAGGATCGGAAGTAACCTGGACACGTCCCTGGGGAGTCAAGGCAAATGGTATAGAGAAGTTTGTCATCAGACCACCACTGTAGCGTTAAAAGTAATCTTAGTCGCCCCACCTGTGGCGAAATTAAGTAATGTCATGTTTCCAGATCCATCTATCTTTATTAAAGGTGAATTGTAGTTCAGCGGAATGCTCACAGTAACAGAATTGAGCGTGTGCTGATGACTTCCGTCTGTTACCGCAAGCGTACCACCACCGGAACTACCATAATGAAAGTGCTGACCATTGGAAACAGAATAAGAACCTGGTCCGTGAGTGTGAGAACCTGATCCTGAAGCTGAAGCTGAAGTACCGTTGATTCCGCCGTTAGGAAGACCTTCTGTGTCAGTGACTCCTGATATAGTACCGTTATTAAGATGACCTGTATCAGTAGATCCGTTCACTCCTGCCAGCTCTGTTCCGCTAGCTCCCGTGTAAGCCTGCGCCGGTATTACCTGCGATTGTCCAGGCAGGTAATATCCAGAAGGCAAAGTTCCTATCTTAGTATTATCTGCCACCGATCCTCCTTGTATGTTTCCCACCACCTGGGCTACTCCCGGAGTTATTATCCTCGCCTGCATAGGTATGAACCCCGCAGAGTTTGACCACCCTCCAGACGGTGTTACTGACTGCCACGAACCAGGCCCTATAGATGATATCTGAGTTTGTATGGCAGCAAACTCAGAAGCGAAGCTTATCTTAACCCATACAGGATGGTTAACATCTCCTCCTGCGAAAAATGCATGGAGCATCTCACCTGGTACAGGGATGTCAGGTGGAGTGTATCCCAGCGGCCTTGCCCAGTTAGATACAGCAGTTCCTATCACCTGAGGTATGTACATTTTTATACGTCCCTCGCCAAGAGGATCGTTGTTCTGCACGCATGATGCCAGGTACGTACCATTCCATAGCTGCTTAGGAGGAACGCCCGTAGTGTTCAGTATTCTTGATGCGTTCAGGCTTACCGAATGCTGAGACATCTAAACTCCATTATCGTATGTTACAGTCTGAGATGATGCCTTCCACTGCCCGGACAACAGAGAACAGCCCACGAACTCCGGAACTATCTTCTGCATGCTCTTGAGCTTCGGCAATATGTTCGTCTCATTCTTGAGAAGCTGAACATGAGTAACATACCTGTCTTTAGTAGGATCGGTAGTACCTGAAGTGCTCATCACATGATCCGATGATGAAACTATCCAGTATCCTGTTGCCTCGTTATTCAGTTGGTCGCCTTCCAGATATACTAGCTTACCAGGATATACATAAGCAGTACCGTAGAATTCAGCAGTAGCAGCCAGCCAGAACTGAGATCTTCCCTGCCACGCATCTACTATATTTCGCGCCTCATTAACAGTCGTCACAGGCCACTCATTTGTTATCTGAGATATGCTAGACGAAGGTGCGTTGCTGGCTTTAACATTGAAAGGACTTCCGGTAGCCTCATTTATACCATAGATATTCCTGGTAGTTATAGCACCTCCAGGTATGTTATCTCCAAGGGACATGCTGAAATTCCGCATGGTATCCATGTACATGAAAGACTTATCCATGTAGAATTTGGGTATCGCCTGGTTACCTGTTCCCTGCAATATGACAGCAGGATCTATGAAATACAGCGTTCCTCCCGAAACCCAGAACCTGTATCCTACTTTATCAGCAATCCTGTTCAGGAAATGAAAATCTGATTCATTAGCCTGCACCTCGTAAGGCAGAACCCAGCTAGTAGAAGACAGCACTGCCCTGAAACCATACTGACGAGCCAGGGTTTTCGCTACGTAAGTTCCTGTCACCTCTCCCCAAGTCCTGGTCCTGTCCGTGTTCATCGGCTTGCTGGTCCCCGTGCAAACGTACGTTACCTGCATCGTATTCGAACCAGAATCAGAGTTTGCGTCTATCACATGATGGTTTACGTAGCCGTACCATGTATTAGTATTCGATGAAGACTGGCCCCATATGATCCTGACAGGAGCATTATTAGGCCACAAAGCTTTGTTATTATACGTTTTCATCCTCAGATGTTCTATCCTGAGATAGAACACATCATGCTGACCCCAGGTCTGCCTTAATTCTATGTCCAGAGGGAAATCTTTTACCCTTACCTCGTTTACATAGATGGCATATACTATAGGCCCTACTTGCTGAGGCATCATGAACTCGCAGAAACTTTAGGAATCCTGATCACAGTTCCCGGGTCAGGATCAAACCATTCCATTATCTGAGGATTAGCGTCTCCTATAAGATGCCATTGAGCTGGGTCACTGAAGTAAGCATTAGCTATATTATCTATCCTGTCTGAGCCGCTGATTATGTAATAGTTATAGTTGAACGTATACTTGACTGGTGCGGAGGGAGTTATATACTGTACATCTTTTCCGTTAATAGTCTGCGTCACTATCTTAGAATTAGCATACCTGCTTCTGCTTGATATCACCTTCCGGACACTCCCGTCGATGGTATTGATGAAGTATTAGTATACGGCGTAGGAGAACCTGCTGTAGGCTGGAAATTAGTAGTTCCGTTAACACTCTGGAATTTAGGAGTGGAACCATTAGGAGGAAGCATTGTCATGGTTATATCCATTACGCATCTCATAGGAATCATATACTGAGTCCAGTGAGTAACAGTAACATCCCACTCAGTTATGTAACCGTAGTACCATAAAGATGTAGACGCTGAACCACCGCCACCGAAATACACGTAAGATGGTATCAGCTGCAATATTCCCTGCCATCCTGTGAGAGCACCAGGAGAAGGAGAAGTAGTTCCCGTGTTTCCCGTAGAGTAGGCTGTGAACATTCCAGTGAACTGCTGCATAGCCATGATATCCGCCAGAACCCCGACCACCCTAGGATCATTCTGGCCAGGATTATTAGCCGTACCAGCAGCTCCATTAGAATTATAAGTTCCCTGCACTTCATAAGTCCTGTCGAAAAGCAGGGAGAACTCTACAGTCTGGTTAAGAGGAACTCTCAAGTCTACATCATTAAATGCTGTGGGGAAAAGATAAGCTGATGCTACTCCTCCGTTAGACATAGAATAGTCAGCTTCCACAGATGAAGGATTGTACAGGAAATTGACCATGGCTTTACCTGAATAAGGACCCCACGCTTTCTCCCACACCATGAACCCTCTTTGTATGGTTCCGTACTGGCCTCCAGTAAGAGGAAAAGCAAGAGTCGATATCCTTTTATCAAAAGCAGGCTGAGATATGGGAGTCGTACCCATTAAAGTTTCTCTCCGTTCCTGATAGCCTGAGACACAGCCTCAGAATTTATGTGCCTTACTATCTGCCTGGCTACTTCCCTGCCAGCCTTAGATGCTATGTTATCCGAACCATGCGCCATCTGTATGACTATGGAACCGGCATTGAAATTAACATTCATGCCGCCCGTTGACATCCTGGAAGAGCTGGTTCCGTTCGTTACATCAGTCTGCCATGGATTCTGGGAGACATTACCTTTTATGGCATTGATAAGATATCTGGTCTGGGCGTTGGAGAATATATGAGTAGTTCCTCCGGAAGTCATGGCTAGCTCTGGCCCTCTCTCGCCAACGATGGAAAGACCAGGCTGCATCATCCCCCCAGCACCATAGTATCCTAGGGACTGCTCATTAGCCCACGCCTTAGAAGGACTTCCGTATGTGCCTTTAATATAGCCGAACATCCATCTCAACTGTGTTTCAGGATTAGTTCTCCAGTCTGGTCCCGCCGATGCCATCTTAGAACCAGGAAGAGCCTGAGGTATGCCATAAGCGCCTGATGCGGGATTAGTAGCTGTAGGGTCCCAGGAAGCGTCCTCACGATTTACTATTCTCAGGAAGTCCTGCCATTGCAAACCTGAAGCCCAGCCGTACCTCTGTGCTATCTTCTTGGCATACGCTACCAGATTTCCTTTTCCTGTCGGCAACCTGGTAGATCCTCCTCCTGCTGCTCCTGTATTAGTATTAGGAGAACCAGAACTTCCGTTATTATTCCCGCCGCCTGTCATACCGAAAGCACCACCGCCAGAGCCAGAGCCCATAGAAGCTATCAAGTCCACTTCTTCTGCTGAACCATAAGAGTTGGTTCCAGGCCCCATTCCCCTGTTCCCGGCGAACAGTGATGATCCTGATGCTGCTCCTGTGCTGCTTACCGCTGATGCTGTATTACCTGCGACGAAAGAACCATTTCCTGCTGGTCTTGCTGCACCTATCCATCCGTTAGCATCGAAACCTGTTATGCCGACATTAGCTCCTGTATAAGGAGCCTGAATCAACTGGTTATGGTTTACCATCATTGCAACATGGCCAGGGGATGAAGTAGTGCCATCTGACCCAGCAGCGAAAATAAGATCTCCCTCTTGTACTTTGCTGAGAGGTATTCTCCTGTTTTTCAGCGCTTCCCACATAGCCTGAGAAGTCCTTGGAAGATGCACTCCAGCTTGACCGTAAGCCCACTGCACCAGACCGGAACAGTCAAAGCCTACTCCTGGTAGCTCATCTCCCCACGCATAAGGAACTCCAACCTGTGATTCAGCAGCACCGACAGCTTTCTTTGCTGATCCTGATATGCCTCCTAGCTGGTTATTTCCGCCAGTTTTCTGCTGAGAAGAATGAGCTACCGGAGTAGCACCACCTCCCACGCCTGCAATGTGAAGCTTTGAACCTACATCAGCTATCAGACCTGAAAACATATCCATTCCGAAAGGAAGCAGATGTCTTTGCTGCATGACCTTGCTTGCCACGCCTCTTTTAGTACCGGCAGGAGATAAAGTATCACTAACAGCCTTAGCAACAGCCCCTAATAGTACACCAGCAATAACAGGGGCGGCTGCTGCTGCAATAGGTGCTATCGCTGCTGCAACTCCTGCTCCTTCACCTGCCGCTGCCGCACCACCGCCAGCACCAAGCAAACTTCCGCCAGCGCCACCTAAACCTAGAAGCCTGGACAGGATTCTCACCCCGCCTAAGCCCATTCCTATACCAGCACCGCCCATGATACCGGATGCCATTCCACCCATACCACCAGCATAACCACCCGCTGTTCCCAGAGGACCGTTAAGCAGTTTGTTAAGTGCTGAATTGAACTGTTCCAGCAGAGACGTTGACTGGTTTATTGCATCGTTGAATCCGCCCGCGTACTCTCCTTGCCTGCCTGATATGACAGACTGTGCGTTCTTTAACTGCTGAAGGTCATTAGATGAAGTCCTGATCCCGTACTTGTTAGCCAAAGTTGCCTGTGCGGCCTTCATAGAACTCACAGAGCCTGTTGTGGCCCTGTTGATAAGATTAGTGGCAGCAGTAGGAGACAACCCCTTAGAGAAGAGCTGAGAATACATGTCAAGATACTGGGATGCTTGCTGATTAGAGATACCAGATGAGCCGAACAAGGCTTGAAGCGCAACCTGACCTTTAGGAGATGCGAGATTACCGAAAACCCTTGCTGAATTCATTCCCCCCAGACCCATGCCTTTAAGAATAGACTGAGCCGCCTGGCCAGCATTCATTGGAGCCCCGCCAGTCATAGACCTGATAGGATTGTATCCCATCATCATCATCTGCATGGAAAACTGAGGGGAATACATAGCCGCTGCTAACTGAGCAGATGTAGTAGCACTAAGACCGGGATTAGAAACCCCGAAGCTTTGCATGGCACCGAATCCAGCTCGTCCCAGAGAAGACTGACCTATCAACTGGGTTCCGCCAAGCTGCTGAAGGTATGGCATAGCTCCGTACATGTCCTGAGGACTGAAACCTAAAGCATTCAGGTTCCCTGGCATGGCACCAGCCTGAGAATACAAAGCTCTCATAGCCTGATTCTGGCTCATGCCGTTATAATTCAGGCCAGTCATTGACATGGTTGCATACTGGTTAAGAGAAAGCTGGTTCTGCATCATGTTCTGGCCGAACGACGCAAGTCCTCGCAGCATCATCATGGAACCAGACATGTTCTGCATTCCGTACCTGCCGAACGACCTAGGCTGAGATACATTACCGGCGCCTCCGGGACCTCCTCCTCCTATACCAGTTTGCCTCTGGTTAACCTGGAACGGATTCTGCATCCTGGGAAAAGGTTGCGTGCCATTAGGGCCTGTCTGCTGAGCTGTCGCAGTACCACCGCCAAGGTTCATTGAACCTATCCTGGAGGCAAGACTATTAATTGAATTATTAAGCTGATCTATGCTGCTCTGTAAAGAGTTAGTACCACCTAGAGTTCCGGAAACACCGCCTAGGAAACCACCTGTATTACCTGGTGGCGCTGGAGTTGTCATTAGACCTCAATCTCTCTTTCTTTACCTGAACTCTCCTGTACCAGTGTTTTCTTTCTCTCACGCTCAGGGATTTAGCATAACCTACAGTCCATCCGTAATGATCTACCAGGCTTTCAACCTGGTAATACATCTCAGCGTAATTTATGCCGTTAGACCCATCCGAAGTCGAGAAACAAGTTACCTATCGTCACTGTCACAGTGACATCCTCATTACAAGAATCGCACGTATACTTCACCTGATCATACTTCGGTCCTGGCTGCCTGTCCCTGAGAGCATTGAGAATAGCGTGCCTGTCTGGTATGCTCATATCCCTAGATAGAGACGGAAAGCCGGCCATGGAATGTTCCATGCCCTGACTGTCTGTTATAGTACTCACACATCTAGATATAAGAATAGTCTCCCTCTGAGCTTGCGTAAGTTCAGGCTTCTCAAACGTGGCAAGCTGGTCTACTCCCGTAGCCAGATTAACCTGAGCGAACCCTCCCTTCCTGAGAGGAACCCTGAATGATATCTCGTTAGCAGGATCAATCAGCTTCACCACTGGTATATCTGATATCTCCATCTCAAGATCAGATTTTACTCCGCAATTAGTGCAAGCCCACTCCGGGACTTCTAATTTATCCCCGTAAGTAGCCTGCCTGATTCCTAGTATCAGAGCTTCACGATCTCCGATAAGCATATGACTCAGAAGCTTCTCTGTTTCCGTTGAAGGTTCATCGCCTATCCTGGTAACCCCGCATTTGAGAAGCCTGTCTATGAAAACAAAAGGATTCATAGACTGACTCGCCCTTGCGAGAGCTTCCTCATCTGCTCCTGTCAGTTCCCTGACCTGTGCTGTCCTTATTATGGTGTCTTTTCTTACAATGCCCCCCGGCAAATTAACTATGTCATCTGCCGGGAAGCTTATAACAGGCATGTCTGATGAGGATGCCTGATTCAGGACCGCTGCTATCTCAGCGTTAGCCCTGTCAGGGTTATCCATAGGATTAATCCAGTCATTTCCTGTACCTGATACTGGTCTTTTAGTGGTTCTTGTGTTAGCCATTTATTCTTCCTGTTAAAATTAGCTGCTTGGGGTCGCCGGGAAGTTCGGTGCGTCGGAATTTCCTATAGATGTGGCAAGCGAATAGTCGAATCCTTCATGAGCTAATACTAGCTGTGTTATGAATAGCTGGTTGGCGCCTGCATCAAGGTCTGAATAGGCAATAGATGTCGGCCATGCGTTGTAAATCTGGAACGCTGCCTTTACTGCCACTGTCGCTGTAGTAACAGGATGATCTAGGATCTGAATCAGGACACTCCACCTGAAATTATTACCATCTCCTGCTGTTCCTGTTCCCTGCATTACCGTGAATAGCTGCTGCATCCAATGGTAATCTACAGGAGTTCCTACAGCCACTCCCCTTGACAATGTTATAGGAGAGAAATCTGCCTGTCCCGGCATTTTCTGCGTTGTCGTATTATAGCCACCCTCACGATATGCTATGACATCTACAGTCATGTTAAGTCCTGAAACAGACATGAATCCTAACGGCAGCGATTTTCCGTTAGGCGGCTGCAATGTTACCAGGAACTTGAAATTACGTAGAGGATCAGTAGCTAAGTGAGCTATAGATGACTTCTGCTGTACCGGCATTGTTAGCTCCCTGCCGTTGGTGAAGTTGTTATTGTTGTCTGCCCGGTGTTCTGGAACTGGCTTATGTTAATCAAGATGAATTCTGCCGGGCTCAGCAAAGCTACAGCTACAGCTACATTTACTATACCTGCCTGCGCTGTAGCAGGCGTGTTATTAGAGCTGTCGCAGATAACCTGGAATGCTGTGTCGGGAGTAGTACCACCCAGGGCACCTTGCTGCATTAACTGAGTCAGGTAATTTGTCAGGATCTGAGTTATCTGCAACCATAGCTGTGCATCGTTAGGCTCGAACAGCGCTGGCTGAAGCAGGTAAGTAAAGTCATGCTCAAGTTTCATGAGCATTCTTCTTACAGCCACATACCTATCTGGGTAGCCCTGCTCAAGGGTTCTTCCGCCCATGATCGCAGGATAATAGTTAGGAACGAACCTTATAGCATTGATATTGTTGACGTTAAGAGTATCCAAGTCTGATGATGTGAACAATGCTTCTATGTTAACCAGCTTTATCTTGCCATACCTGACGCCAGCCGCAGTCTGCCACACGCCAACCTGATTATCTGTAGCACTCCAGGCTCCTAGAACAGCACCGCCTGGCGGAACCCAAACTGAAGCACCGGGAATTGACGAAGCCGGGTCGATAATCTGAATCCAGGGAGCATACAAAGCGGCGTACGTTGAGTTATTAATCGGTGTACCACCAGTTATCAGGTTAAGATAGTTCTGCACTACCTGAGCTGATGTTTCAGGGAATGAAGGAGGAGGACCGTCAATTACGAACATGACATCCCCTCTTCCTATTGCCCAAGAGATGAGAGTGTTCAGGGTTGTGGAGTTGTCAAGCCCTGGGACGTTAACGTTAAGTATAGTACCTTGAAGCTTATCAAGCTGAAGAGGAATCGCAGTTCCAAGATTAGGTGCCGTCACTCCGTTGCTTCCTCCTGTCAGAGGAGTAGCACTTATCAGAGCGGGATCATTAATCCCGGCAGTATAAGTACCAGGAATTGATACAGTCACATTTATGTAATTGGAACCATAAGTAGGCGAGTTAAGTATCTTGCTTACATTCCTGGGATCAGCAGGATTTATCGAGAGATCAATGAAGTTCTCTACTAGATTAGATGAGGAAGTTCCTCCGCTGTAAATCTGAACATTAAATCTTCCTGTGTTTCCCGCTGATGTTATGGCCACGTAAATCGAATTAGCCCATGCTCCCGGAGAAATAGCAGATACAGTCATCACATTATCAGCAGGAGTATTTATATCCTGCAATGTCAATGTGGCTGTTACTGCATCGGTATTAGGAACAGCGAGAACGATTAACCGTGATCCTCCGTTGTTGAAGAACTGATACACGGCATAGTGAAGTGATGTATTAGGAGACGCCTGCTGGAAAGTGCCGTACTTCTGTACATACTGATTCCAGCTAGTTACCATAGTAGGAACATCTGGTCCCTGATTGTAAGCAGCAGCTATTACTCCTATAGCCTCACCAGGAATATTATTGTTAGTTAGCGGAGTAAGAGACTCAGTAATATATACGCCTGGGCTCTCGGGTATTGTTGCCATTGTTTCTCCGTTATATTAGTGGTTGTGCGACATTCCACGCAGCAGCAGTACCAACGGAGAGCAAACCTCTAGCCTCAGTCAACTCTGCCTCTGTAATGTCTGATAAATCTTGATAGACGCTCACGTCCAAGTTAATCTGCTTAGCGAGAGCATACTGAACAACTTCTTCTACAAGCTCAGAGAACACTCTTACCTTATATATTGTCCTGAATACCCTTTTGCCGTTATCATCGTACATGTCGATAGGAGCAGGGCCGCCAAGAAGCTGCATGGTCCTCTTAGTCCCATCCTGAGGAACGTCTAAGAAGCCGAACTTCGGATGAAGCCTGTCATAAGATGCCAACTTGGAAATCAAGGGCATCATGTGGTCAGTCTGGAATCTGGCCAGCACAGAAATAGTGTAATCAAGATTGTAAGGAATGGGAATGAAACCCCAGTAAGGACCGTCGTTAGGGTCATATACTGTAGTTGCCGGTCCTGTGTCATCCCACCATGGAGCATAACCCTCAGGAGCATAAGGATACTTCACATATCCTCTATGCTCTCTCTCATTAGCAGGAAACCAGCCGTCGTGTTCGATGATGATAATAGGATAAGATACATCAGCCGGTTCTACTTCTGGCATCCTGAATCTGACAGGAACCTTTCTTCCTCCTGGTGCATCCGCATCAAATACCTGTAGACCTTGCAGCTTTTTCTTGAGCGCCGCATCTTCGTTGAGAAGCCAGGGCATAGCAAACTCCAGTCTGAACAGGTATAAGGCGATGGTACGTAAGCTCTCGCATGGAATACTTACAGGACTAGTATATCATTAAGGCGCTGACTCATAGAACAGGTTATTCGCATTAACGGAATATGTCCACTGACTATTCGCATACACGGCACTGCCCAGAGTGCTAGCATATTCTGTGGCACAGTTAGTAACGAAAATATGATCGCTGTGATACGAAGAAGTCTTATCACTTCCTATTAAAGCACCATAGCACCCGTAAGTAGTTGACAGAGTCTTAGTAGATGAATCTGTCAGGCGGCAATTGTTAGTAACAGTGTTGTTGTACACGAAGTTGCCGAGTCCAGTAGGAGTCGTAGATGTAACTGAAGAATTAATTCTTACTGCCGGTACCGAAGGCTGACTGAAAAAGTTATTAGACCCAGTGCCATCGAAGTAACAACTGCTGATCTTAGTATCCACGCATCCGTTTATCTCAACAGCAGGATTATTGAACACATTATTAAAATAGATATCCTCTATTACATTCTGATTGGACTGTATGAGGAACAACGGCGTGCACTGAGACGACATGGAATTAGCTCCCACAGCATCTAGCCTGCCACCGCTTATCTTTATGTTAGTAGCAGGAGTATTAGAAGTACCGAATTGAACGTTCGTTATCAAGTATTTAGGGTTAGGACTTCCAGGAATCCTGGACAGAACGGCTCCCTTGCTCATCATCAGCCATGTATTACTAGGCATCACAATATAATTAGACAGCGAGTAAGTACCCGGACCTAGCCATACGATTCCGCCTCCTGCCGAAGAGGCAGCATTAAGCGCAGACTGTATGGCTGACGATTGATCTGCACCGTTATTTGTTACAGCACCGTAAGTGGCAACAGCGTCAAATACTCCAGTGTACATGCCGCCCGTGATGGATGAGCCGCCACCAGAACCACTACCTGAGATTAGATTCGAAGGGATAAGCCCTGATGAGTTAAGCTGCACGAACCCGTTAGCCTGGTTAACCCCGTTGATAATAGGGTTAACTAATGACTGAGCGTAAGCCCTGTCACCGTGAGGATCAGCAGGAGTATTACCAGCGTGATTTGAGAGGTTAGTCTGCGTAGTGTTAGCTTCTGAGTCTAAGGCGTTGAGATAAGCGTTAAGAGTGTCTCCCCATCCTGTTTGTCCGTCCACTGGCAATGTTGGCATTTAGGGTCCTTAATCTTCTAGAGTTTCTACTGAATGGATCATATGTGATGGCAGCGGTTTCTTTATACCGAAAGCTGAGTTTCCATGAGATTTATGAGCTGTTGAATCTTCATGAAGATACTCAGATGTTTTATCAGATGGGACGCGAACCGTGACTATACCAGGAGTCTCGCCACCATTTATCATGTTGCCACGAGCGTACATTGTAGCCAACGAGTGATCTGACGTTAGAACAGGATTAGCAGAAGAGTACTCACTTGCTGTCAGTCCAGTTTCTTTAATGGAGTCTAGTCTGCTTGCTCTAGTAGCATGATATAGTTCAGAAAATTGTAGTGGCTGAAGATTTTGATTCATTATGGTGTAGTTCCTGGGTTAATTTGCTGTGACCAAGGCAAGTACTGAGAATCCTCAACAAGCTCGTCAGGCTTAAGCTGAGTGCATTCTATTCTTATCATGGTAGGTCGCTGCTGTATCTTACCTGCCGGTGTCATAGAAAGAGTCCTGAATATTTTCTGGTTATAGTAAACCCTGTCCTTAAGGTAGTTACCCTGAAGGACATCAGCATAATCCATGCCAGTCATGGTGAACTGATCGAAAGCGCAGATGATAACAAGAGTGTCATTGAAATAGAAACCATATTCAGTATTCTGATTATCGCCGGGAATTACTGTGACATGAAGAACTGGTATCCTGACTGGTGAACCGAATACACGACCCGGGCTTACAGCTTCATCGTATATATCATTTATCGTAGTCGATGCAGCATCGAATCTGTAGTAATCAATCCAGTCACCAGACACATCGCGCCATCCTCTCATGGCCATGTATATCTGGTCTGTCTCTACATCAGCAGTCCATCTGCCGTTTTTCCAGTCTAATCTTGACATCTATTTCTCACAATACCAGTGGCAGCCTTTGCCGCGATTCCCGCAATGAGACGGAAGGTTAATGAAAGGCTCATTGCAATCTTTGCACTTGCAGAAGCACTTACCTGGATACCCGCAATTATTCATGTATTAGAACATCCCTCATGGCAGCTCCTGTAATGATTGAAGCAATGGTCAGATCCTTGATTACAAGCGAAGCATCCGCAATCGCAACCGCGCTTCCGGCAAGAGTAAGAAAGCCTCAGATCATCCGGCTTAGGGTTCTTTTTCTGTCTCGACATGTTCTCTCCCGAAATACTCAGACATCTTGTTCTCCATATGATTCTTTATCTGCTCATGATGAAATGAGAGTTTCTTGTCTATAGTTCCATCTAAACTATCTACAAGTTTTGTCTTCATCACTCTCATGATCATGTAAGCCGCTGTTCCCCACAGTACAGATGCTACAAGATTACTCCATACAGAACCAGATGGAAGATCAAATATAAGCCACAGAAAATGCATTACTGCCATCATACTGATGCACCTCCAACTCTAGATGTCCACGCCTTGTCATCAGGTGTCTGATTAGATGAATGCAAAGGCTGAAGATTCCTGTTAGCCATTAGTACCCCTGAGAATTCCACAAAGGAGAAGGTATACCTGAATCGTCTTCATCTCTGTGATCGATCTGAGGTATCTGACGTACTGGCCATCTAGCATCATCGTACTCTCTGTCCTCGAACACAGGGACATAACGACCTGTAGTCTTAGATACACGTCTTAGTTTAGGAGTAGTAATCCTGTACATACCCACATTAAGCTGACCGCAATACTCCTGATATCTTTCAGTCAGCATTTCTATGTGGCCTATAAGCTGAGCATACCTTCCCAGCCTGTTAACAGACGTACCTTCAGCAGTTGATATGTCAGTATCAGTAGCTGCATCGTTAGCTAGCGTCCACAGCACATTGATAGTTGCCAGCATTACCAGAAGAGGTTCTTCTATATGCGGAAGATTCTCAAGAACCAAAGGCTCTTCCCTGTAGGATATGAAACCTCTGTTAGTTCTCATCCTCTCTTTTACGGTCCTGCCTTCGCAATGCTGCAAAACTGCGTCTCTTATGTAAGATCGTAACTCATGGTCAGTGAACAAGCCCCAGGCTCTGCCCTTAGTTATAAGCGTAGCTCCGAAAGGAACAGGATTAGTCAACTGAAGAAAACCCTGATGTGAATTTATGCTGAAATCCTGCCCCACAGACAAAGTTGTTAAAGTCGCCCCGTTCTGTATCATGACCTGAAGGTCATCAAGATCTATGTTCTGCTTAGGAAGGTCATAGTCATAGGTCATGCCGTCACCTATGGTCTGAGTCTCGAAAGACCTCGAAGGATCACCGATCTCAATCCTTACCCTGCGAATTGCTTCTTCCATATTCATCAGTATGAGAAGTCCGTTCTTGATTGAGCTGTCTGACGTATATGTCCCGCTACAGCCTGTCCTACTATCCATGAAGACCCCAGTTTATCTGTTATCTCATTATAGACATTGAACAAAAACCTGTTACTAAATGAGGCCCGATGTACTACAGACCACTGAGCCGTCTGATCTTTCTTCACCAGTCCAAGGTCATTGAATTTTACCTGCTTCTGGCATGTTACTCTTCCGTTAGGATTGATGTCAACTCTGAATGCGATCCCAGGGCCAGCCACCATCTGACCATAACCAGCATACTCCTGAGTATCAAGAGGATAGACAACTGGCCTGCACAAACCATAGTCAGGGAAAAGAATACCTGAAGGCTGGACGTAAGAAATAGGATGAACTATGCCAGTAGTAATCTTGCTCGGAGAATCGGACTGAAGATGCCAGTTCCTTACCACCACAGAATGCAGGGTACTGAATCTTACTGTGAGGAACCAGGGAACCTTTGCAAAAACCCTGAATCTTGAAGTCTTAACGTTATCTATGCGTGCACTAACACCCCACGAAGCGCTCTTAGTACCAGTAACTCTATCAGTAACCCTGTACTGAGATGACTTCTGTTTCACGACAGAAATCCTGGTATCCCACAGTATCACATGACGAGCACTGATTCTTCCTGACGCATTCCACGAAGATTTCATCAGCGGTTTCGCTGGAGGTAACACCGTGCCGATGTAAGCTGATACAGTGACGCGAGCAGTGTTATTGCTCAGCGAGAAATATGAAGACCTGCTTGCGGGATTGATGATTCTTATCTTACGCGGAGCATTAGGAGGCAAAGGGTATGTCATGTCACAGCCTCATCAATGTTTCCCAAGTAATCTGCTTCTGGCACACCACCACAAGAGCATTGTCCTTGAAGGCTATCTCCTCGGTGACCTTGAATCTCAGGCGATCGTTGAACCTTGCCGTTAGATGTGCACATATCCTCTTGCCAGAATTCCACTCGAAGTAAGAATGCGCCTGGTTATGCGCCTGAGACAAAGGACTCGTGACAGGTTTGCATATCTCGTTATACCAAGACGGAGAAGCGAATCCTGGCTTGACGACTTCCTGCAAAGTATTAAATGAATAGGGTGAGTGCGCGTGATCAGTGACAAGGGTGCTGAACCTGACCGCAGTTACAGAACTGATCCTCTTATTGATTTTCCAGCTCAGCTTTTTACTAGTGCTGAACCTGAAATCAGCATCGTAGGAGACAGCAGGAATAAAACTTCTTCTGTCTATAGGCCACACGACAGGATGACAGATGCCATAGGAAATCATGTTCCCTATTTTATGGAGTCTCGTAGTAGTCTCGAAACTGAACGCCTTGGAGGCTGATATTCCGTAAGCTACCACATTCCATTGAAATCTAGCTGTAGAAGATATCCTGGTGCTCACATCCCAGTAAACAGGAATCACAGTAGATACAGAATTCAAGCCGTCTGATATAGGCGATACTACAGGACGCAAAACACCAGGATAGAAGACAAGAGCAGGCGTGCTCATATAGTTCTCCTATCCTGGTGGCATGAAAAATTAAGCAAGAGGCATAACTTGCAGGAATGATCCTCCGTACACGGTGACATTAGAACCCGCACTCGCAATACCCGTAACTGTAAGAGTACCAGCCACTGAGGCTGTTACTATTCCTTCTGAGTATACAGTACCACCAGCGGCAGATGCCGGGAAGGCAGGAGAAGTCATAGCAGACGTGATACTTGTGTTGTTCCCTGTATTGACAGTAACAGCATTCGATGCACCCTGCTGCAATATTCTCCAGTTGATAGAGCAAGATGATGCAGTGCCGGAAAAGGCGAAGTTAAAGTTAACTGTATCTGTTGACGTCCCTGACAGGAAGAACAAGTGCATCTGCACAAGATATGTTACAGCCGTTCCTAGCAGAGCAGAAAGACCTGTCAGCGTCGTAGTACCTGTCGTAACATTAATACCGGCCGCTGCTACATTAGACCAGTTGCTTCCGCTACCGTAATCAGCTCCGTCAGCAGCTCTGCTCTTAACAAATCCGCTCTTACCGTAAATAACAGCGCCACCAGAAGGTGTAGAATTCGGTGGAGTACCCGCATTATTAACGCCGAATACTCCTGTGCCGCCAGCTAGAAGCTGTGATCCGCCTACAGTAAGATTAGCCGCTGCTGTAATGCTGTTATCTGTCTTCAGCTCTCCTGCGGCATTACGGTAAAGATCCGTATCTACCGCTGAAGATCCTCCAGCACTCCAGCTTACCTTACCAGAAGAGTTTACTTCCATCCTAGGATTAGTATCACCAGATACCAATACGTCTAGAACCCTGTCAGAAGTTCCGGCAGAAGTAAGATTGACGTTGGCATTCGAAGGGGAAGAATGCGTATTCGTCACATTAATTACATTACCTGTGGCTGAGCTTTCTGAAACAGTTATTCCGCCAGAAAATGTTGTAGCACCCAAAGTCTTGTTTGTCAGGGTCTGAGTATCAGATGTTCCTACGACAGTTCCCGAAAGTCCGTGAACCGCTGACGATGCAGCTATGTGAACCTGAGGTTCATTATAATCTTCTGCCGTGACACCATGCACGATCACAGCCCCGTTAACATGGGTCTGGGCTGTAGTGCCATCTACTCCTCTTGTTACCGTAAGAGTATACGGTCCTGAACCAGTAGAAGCTGTCACAGAGACGGCTTCCTGAGTTGCCTGGCCCCAGTCGATAAGCATGGTAAACGGGAAACTAGAAGGGTTTCCTGTGATGCTGTTAACTGAGATAGTTGTAGCACCTGAAGAGGTTATAGCCGCCGCTAAAGTTGTCGGTAAGGCAGTTGAGCTGTAATATCTGTTTTGCGCCATGTTCTAACCCATCGTATCCAGATCGATTTCAAGAGTGAAACCGTCGTTGTTTACCGGCGCGCTATTCGTAGCTGTTCTCTTGATCCATACTGCTATGCAATAACCTGGAGCTATGGTCCCTAGCTGAATGCCGTTAGTATAACTGGGGTAAGAAGGTGTCGTATTAGTAGGAGACACCCATCCTGCTACTCCAGCAGGAGCGTTAGTGGCCGCAGTTATCTTCACTGCTTGCTGAGACGATGTTCCTATAGCCGATGCAGCAAACGTATCCGCAGCCACTTGTATAGTAGCTCCTCCTGCTACATACAATGATTGCGGAAGCCACGCCACAGTGTTAAGCATGGAGTTTCCCGAAGCAGTGTTATTGTGAATAAATACGCAAGCATAATCTACCTGGCCTGCTGCGTTCTGAGCACCCGTTATGTCATTGAACAGGTTATCAAGCGGAGTTGAAGATACCTGGGTAGTAGAAATATAGTTACCCCAGGAATTGCCTGCTGTTCCTGATGTGGTATTTCCAGCCGACGCTCCAGGAGCAGACAGCTTAAAGAGAATGTCTGATGAAACTATCGCTGTCATTGAAATCCTTAACTTTGTGTTATCTGAAGAGCCGCAGCAGCAATATTTATTGTCTGAGTGGCTTCTACTTGTTGCGGTGAAGAGATAGTCCAGGTATTAGTCAGCAAACCCGCAGTCCCAGAAGACACGGTAACCAGCGCCAGCCATTGAACAGGCAGAGTCATATTCACTGAGAATGGACCGAAAGTAAGCAGAGAGGAATTAGATGCTGTCGAAGGATATGCGGCAGAAGCGGCACCGAAAGCAACCTGCACCCTAGAATACCCTGAATCCGTGCATTCAGATAACCCTGCTATTGTCGTCGCCCCAGTAGGATCAGCGGTAAGAAGAGCAAGATAAGGTAAGCTGGCAGTCACCCAAGACGAGCCACTCCACGAATTAACTGAATATCCTGACGATGAATTAATCCAGAATCCTCCGGTAAAACCCGTGGGCGCACTCGAAGCCACCACGGGAATTGAATATCCTGTCAAAGCATTCAGTTGTATCTGCGCGCCTGCCTGCGCCATGCCTGTCACTTATTACGCTCCACCCATATATGAAATATAACCGATCTCGTTCAGATGATCTGCCACCTCTTTAGGAACCCTGTACACTACACCTTCCTTGAAAGTATAGTATTTCATGGGACCCATTACCGCTGGCCTTGGAGGATCAGCGTTGTAGTCCCCAGGATCTATAACCTCACGACCATAAGTCATCTGGTCCACATCCTGGTTCACTCTTATCATCCTGAACGGTGATGCTACTTCTACCTTACGCAGTTCTACCTCAGGTATCGGCTCATCTGAACCTGTGTAATCTACTACTATATTCTTTTCTTCTTCTGCCGCCACTGTCGCTAACGCAACCCTTGATGCCGCTTCCTGAAGTTCTGCTGATCTTTCCTGCTGAAGTCTTTCGTTCGTCTTTCCCGTGAAATCAGCAGCTCTTTTCCTAGAAGACCTTACCTGACCTTCTTGGACTACTGGAGTAGTCATGTTTATACCTCGTCTTACTTGTTCGTTTAGTGATTCTTATTGATATTGAATTTTAATTAGTTGAAGCAACTAGTACGCTCTGGTCGGTGATAAGACCAAGACCCCAGATTGCGTACCATGCTAGCGCATGCTCACGACCGAAGTCCAGGATACCGCCATCACGAAGTTCTACCGGCAGCGAGATAGCATGACCGAAAGCATTATCTCCGATGAAGATAGCATTGTAGAACAGCGGATTAGATGTGTTAGCTGAAACGTAGTTGTTGTACACCTGTGTAGTCTCGATGAATACTACATCATTGAGACGGCCGATCTCACCTAGAAGGAAGTTACCTGGTGCGGCATACTTAGTTACCTCAATGAACTCAGGATCATCTCTTAGCTGACGTGACTGATGAGGGTGAATGAAGCATACGTATGTCTCACCCAGCCTTGGCACGTTCTTTGTAGCCAGGGTCTCCTGTGCGTCCTTTACTACAGCAGTAGTGAACGAGAAGTTACCCGCTGAAAGAGCTGAAGATGATGTAGCTGCTGCGCCATGGTCATATGGTGACAGAGGTGTACGAACGGCTGTTGAAAGCGCGAACTTGTTGTAACCGAAGATCATGGATGACGCCTGGTATAGCGTATCTCTTGCTGAACCGTCAAGATAAAGCGCCATGTTACGTCCAAGCAGACGTGAACCCGAAGCCATGACGTCATCAAATGATGCATTAAGCAGCAGTTCTGATACAGCGATAGCAAAACCCTGCTCAGCTACAGTGATATCGAACTGTGAGGCTGTCAGAGGGTTTGTCTGCATACGAACACCTTCAACTAGCTGTGATGCTGGTGGCAGGTTGTTGTAACGCATGAAGTGAATTGTCAGACCTGGCTGGACGCCTAGTTCTGTCTTCTTTACAGCGAATTGCTCAAATCTTAGTATAGGCATAGCCTGGAATAATATTTCTTTACTCCAGATTGTCTGGATTGCTGGTGTAAGCTGTGCTGATCCGCCTGCATAAGCTGTAGGAGAAGCACTGATAAAGCTTGTACCAGTAAGTGATGAACCAGCCATGTTGACTGTTTCCTTTCCTGTTAGCTGAATAAGCCTCTATTGCTGCCCGCCCCGGATATTCCCTGTTGCTCTCTCCAAGCCGCATATTGCTGCATAGTCATGTTAGATATGTCTTCTTTGGAGTATTGCCTGGGGCCGCTCAGATTATCCAGAGGACCAGCAGGGCCGCCCGTTGGTGAAACACCAGTTGGCATCGTCGGAGCAGTCAGAGTTGCCGCTCCTCGTACAATATTAGCAGTTTTTTCCTTGACCTTGTTTATAGAAGCTTCTATTTCTTCCTCAGTTTCGCCGCTAATGAATTCTACAAGTTCTGGGACGATATTATCTGCTTCTTCATTTATTCTTCTCTGGATATAAGCCTGCAACCGAAGGAACTGCTGCTCCTTCTGCATTAACGCAAACTTGTTTTCCATTTCAGTAGTGAACTGCGCTTGCTTGGAAGTCAGCTCAGCTTCTCTGGCCCTTATTCGTTCTTCAACTGAAAGCTTAGCTTCTTCTTCTCTCTTCCTTGCTTCCTCAGCAACCCTTGCAGCGTCAGCAACAGCCTTATCTCTTGCCTCTTTATCAGCCTGAAGTTCTGCTATCTGAGACTTAAACTGATCTAAAGCCTTACTCTGCTCTTCAAGTCTTCCGTAAAGCTTGTCTTTTTCCTGCTGTCTTGCTGCTTCTAACTGATCTGCTGTGAAATACTGCTGGCTGGGAGCAGGATTGTTCATTATCACTGGTGGCGGTGAAGTAGTAGTGCCGGTTGTAATAACATCTGATGTCGGTGCTGGTGTTGTCATTGATTCTCCTTATATGTCTCTTTTACTCGTTCGTGTTGTTTATATTCCTGCGCTGCGGCAGCTTAGTTCCGAAAGCCATTGTTGCTATGGATGACATCATGTTTTGGTTCTTAAGTCCTGTCACATCTGATATTGTCGGGACAGATGGAAGAATAGACTTAGTATCGACATTATCCATTGCAGACGGAGGCTTGCCGGGCTCACCTTCCTTAGGTTCGTCGTCTTGTTCCATGTAGCCTTCAGGAACAAGTCCTGTAAGCTTGGTAACATAAGCTGCTGCCATAGCCTTCCTGATCTGCATAGCAGATTCCTGCTCTAGATCCTGAAGTTTCTCCTCGAATATTTCCTGGAACTTCTCATCAGGGAATTCCACGCCTAGTTCCCTCAGAGCACCTATATTAGACTCAAGTCCTAGAGCCTGCTTAGCCTGTATCTCTGTCAGCTTGATAGTCTGGTCAACAGGCAGTGGCGGCGGCCAGGAAATAGTTATGTCATAAATCTCAGGATCATTAGGATCTAGTATGATAGGCTGTTCTTCAGTTTCTAGTATACCTTCTGTATCAGGATTATATATTAACTGGTCAGGCTCGAAAAGAAATAGTGTCTTCAAAGCCATTTCTGATATCTGCCTGAACCCTACCTCATACTGTATTTTCTTCTGCTTGTACGCATGCATTGTAGGCATGTACTGTATTGCAAGAGCCACACCAGAAGTATTGGAGATAGCCTGAGCTGTACCCAGGGCAGCTTCGGGAATTCCTATCATCTCATGCATTCCCAGCTTGAGCATCTGAAGGAACTCTACAGCAGACGCAAGACCAGAAAAGTCAGCATTAAGATTCTCAACCCTGGCATCTTTCTGACGCAAAGACCAGATCTTATTAGCTGACTTCTCAAGATTAGCAGCCGACGCACCTGTTATAACCGTTACCGGAGCGGTATGATAATTTATGATGTCAGATATTTCAGTAGCTTTCTCGTTGAAATCCCGGTTAAGGGAGATGACATCAGTGATATCAGAAAGACCCCAAGGTGAAGCAGAAGCAATCTTGTTAGCGATATGCACAACAGGAATGAAACCTAAAGGATTAGGACGCCTGTCGATAAGCTCATCATTTACGTATTCTTCTATTACTTCGTCAGTGAGGATCTCGACATAAGTGTATACCTGGCGTGTTCCCTCTGGTGCTGTTCCCCAGAAACGGTACTTAAGCTTGAATCTTATAAGCCTGGATCTATCATGAGGATGCCATTCTGGGAAACAATTACCAGTTACAAATGTTATTCCGTCTTTCCTTGCAACCCATGTTGACGTTTCTGTTGTAGGGCACCATACCTTACCTCTATACGAAACTTTTGTCCTGTTAAGATTAGTTACATTAACAGTTCTGGTCTTGTACACAGTCACATCACAGCATGGTTTACCTATGCTTCTCTTACGCCATCTTGCATTAGTCCTGTACCCAAGCATGGAACAAAGCATCTGAAAATCAGACACTCTTCCCTCGTGTGATTGATACCATGTAGCTGTTTTGCCGTCATGTGCATCAATCCTCCAGTGACCGTCTCCATCTATGAGAGTCTGATACAGAATCTTGGCTTGTTCTAATGTAAGTGATGATAAGAACTCCGGGGTTAGTCTTTTATCTTTTCCTACTACGCTAAATAGTTCATCTTTCAGGCCCGGTATATACCACTGGTCAGCCTTATTTTCGTGAGAGTAATGCGACCCGCCGTACCTATCTGACAGAATTTGTATTTGAAGTGCTTTAACAGGATTTACTTCAAATGACTGTGTTAGCATTGGCACGCCGTTTTTGTGCCAATGTCCTTCTGTTATAAACCACCCAACTGCTGCTACGAAGTCGTTATCCCATGTCGATTCTTCACTAAAACCCGATGGTATGCCTCCAGCAACAACAAGCCTTCCACCGTTATGCTTGGAATCGTGAAGAGAGTCTGTAGTTTTTATGCTTCTCTTATCTCTGCCATCCATGTAGAGCCATCTGTGGTCAGGAGTACTAATAGCAGAAAATCTTTCATTTTCCCAGTTGGACAATTCTCCGTCCCAGTCAAAGACGTTAACAGCTTTAACTGAAGTCCACTTGTTCTCATCTGTTTCCGGGTCCAGAGAAAGAACTTCATCGTCAGTAGTAAGCTCATTATAATAAAGCCATCCACGTTTGGTAAGAACTTCTGTATCTTCTGTCAAGCAAAAGGAAGCATTCAAGGGAAGAATTCTTACTTTACCTCTATGAGGATTTCCTGCTACATCTGTATAAGGAGGGTCGTATGCTACCTTAATGAAAGCATCCCCCTGAACAGATCCCTGATTTCCTATTTCCCACAGTATCTGCTGCTTGTTATTATCTTTAGCCCACACTCTTTCCAGGAGAGCTGGTACAGTATGCTGGTACTTCTCAGGAACCTTGAATGTAACGCCATTAGAGAAAGTAAAATTAGTCAGCCAGTCTGACAAAGCCCTTACATAGTTAAATGTTATCTGAGGCTCTCCAGCTTCTCTGCGATAAGCCCAATTCAATGATGTCCAAGATAAAAGGCCCATGCCTGAGCGTAACGGTTTAGTCGTGGACCGTGAACTTCGAATTCCTCATCCGAAAGTTCTACGAGCCCTAATGGACTAATCGCAATGGTCAAGTCTGAGCCTGCGGCCCTAATATTAGGGCTGACAAAATCTATAGACATGCTAGATCACCTCCCCCACTAACTTGGAGGTATGACCTAACAGCTTTCTCGATAAGCACATAGGGGTCAATACCTAATTCTTTTGCTGTCATTATTATCTGTGCGTCCAGTTCCTCATCCCAGAACATGTCCCTGTACCGGATATTAGCTTTCTTAGTAATCCATCTACAGTTACCAGGTTCATAATCTTTGTCTGAATCAATTCTGTCAAGTTCTAGTCCTCTTACGTATCCGTTTTCGTGTGCCCAGTCCCGAAAGACTGTGTAGTCACTTCTCCATTCGGGGCAAACTTTTATTCCCTTGCCACCGTACCACTTATAATTGTGTGCTTTCTCAGATTCACAACGGCGAACCATAGCTTTCCATAATCTGTAAAGCGGAGTCTTAGATTCGCCGTGTGCCTTCTTGTTCCTGGTGACAGTCTGTGTCTTACCATCACGCATCCGTGTGTATGTAACAGTTTCCATGGATATATTCTACCATGGGCTTACATCATCGTGCCCGTCTAGTTCTCTTACCTGATTTCCTGTGATGGGGATGCTCACCAGGAGGCTTAGGAACCTTCCCTCGTGCTATATGCATAGTCTTAGAAGTTCCTGCCGAACCAGAAAATCTTGCCCTGTTAAACTTAGGATCTCCTGAAGGCTCAGTTTTCTTCTGAGACGTCTCAGAAGAAAACTGAGCCTTGGAAAGTACCGTATTGGCCATCAGTGCGCCCTTCTGGATCTCTTAGACCTGCTTTTATGCTGATGGGTTGTCTGAGGCTTAGGTAAATGACCAGCAGAAACAGGCATAGTCTTAGACTTGGCACCGCCACCAGAAAACTTAGGTTTTGAGTTGGTAGGCCGGGCGTCTTTCTTATGCCTGTGAGGTCTTTTACTTATGTGAGCCCTGGACATGTTGCTAGTCGTTCACCTCTGCTGGCGAGACTCTCTCCCAGCGACGGCCAAGACCTGCGCCTCTTGTAACCTGCTCATACTTACGCTCAGCCACAACTGAATCCGCACCATGAGAAAACTCACCAAGGAACGTTGGTGCTTCTGTCCATGCCGCTGAACCCATATGCCTACGCTCCTGCATAGTCTCTGCTGGAAGCTTCTCATAAACATTCTTGTTATGATTAGGACGGCCAGGCGCAGTCTCGTAACCCTGCATGACACCATTGGAGAACTCTCTTGATACATCTGTATCTGAAGTTACTCCCTCATAGAATCTTGCTGGTCCCTGACGACCAGGAGTAGGAGAAGCGCCCTTAGCCTCAAAATATGTTCCCGGCCTCTCAGGGAATGATGGGCTAGGTGCCATCGTAACCGGATTTGGTGTAGCACCCTTAGGAATACCTGTTGGTGCTGAATATGCCTTTGCCATTTATGCTCCTGCAAATTGACAGTTTAATAGATTATTCTTGACTGCTGCCGCTACTATGACCTGAACTCCCTGACAGCCTACAATGCAATTATTAGTTTCCTGCAACCAGCCACCATATGTCGGCCACTCCACGCTACAGGGGAAAAAATCTTTCTTGTACAACAACCATGTAGCTGTTATACCCCTTTTCTGCTGAACTCCGTCAAAGCATATATACATGTCAGCACTAGATGTCATATCAGTGACATCTGACCACCCATAGCTCCAGAAGACAGGATAAACAAAGCGACTGAACAAACCTTGCCAGATCTGCCCAGAAGCCAGATTAGCGCAATTGAGAAGACTCATCCTGTTCCGGTAACAGTATAAGAAGGTGTGGTAGTACCAGCCCCTATCATGCTTACTGAAGTGCCAGGGGATGCTTTCTGCCCGTAGAAAGAAGAACCATATGGTTGCACCTGAGAATCAGTACCTAGATTCTCGCTAAGAGAAGACGCTGTTGACGTACTGAACGGTATAACGTTTGCTGCTTGCGTCCACAAAGGCTGTGCGTTCGCTATGACAGCTTTCTCTCCTGGATACACTGGAACAGTATAATCTCCTCCAGCAGTAGCATTCTGCCCGTCAGTCCTGACATAAATAATAGGCTCAGGTGACGTTGAAGCGGAAGTATTCTCCACGATAACATAAGCATACCGAATAGGCACATTAGCAGTACCATCCCCGAATGTTACCGTAGTCTGAGTGCTAGCGGTAAGAGTACCGCTAGCAGATTGCTGTGCCGTGAAAGACATCAATTATCCTTAGTGAAGTGCTACCCACGGAACATACTGAGATAGTGTTGATGTGCCGAAAACAGATGCCGATGATACAGTTGTCAGTGTACCCACTGTGCCTGACACATATGTTGTAGATGTAGAGTATGTTCCTGCTGGTGCCGCGTTTACTATATAGCTTGATACTCCGTTAAGAACAGCCACGGTAACAGTCGTGCTGTACAGGGTAGCAAAATAGAAATTACCGCCAGTCAGTGTTACAGAAGATGGCGATGATGCACCATTCCATGTCAGAGAGTTAAGCGCTGCTGCTGAGTTAGCTGTAGCTGCTGACCATGCCAGAGGTGTAGCTGTTCCTGCTGGAGCTGTTGACGGCCATATAGCACCTGTGACGTTAGTAGTGTTAGCAACACCGATATAGTCTAGGCTTGTGCAGGAAAAAGTCTCAGTCACGTAGATCAGGACAGCCATAGTCGTAGATGCGGCCTGCGCTGTTCCCCCTGCGAAGATTGGGTCATAAGTCCACGCCTGGTATGTTCTCTTGACAGCCGGGTTGAAAATTGCCGACGAAGCAGCACCATAAGATTCCAGTGACTTGTTAGTGTTGTAGGTGCTCGACTGGTTAGTCCATCCCACCCCTAGTACTGAAATTCCGTCTGGGCCTGTGCTTACGTTTAGTCCCATGTTTTAATCCTTTACGTAAAGAAATATATTTCGCTAATTATGATTATACCTCAGTCTTGAATGAGATGGCCTCAGCAACCTCGTCTTCCACACGATAACCTCAGGAGTGCTTCCAGTTATATAGGACCCTGAGATTGCCATGGAAGTGACAAAAGCTGCAACCCCATGGATATTAACCGGAGGATTCGCGGCCCCGGGTATTGCTGCCACACTCACTACAGCAACGCTTCCTGGCACGCTTATATTGTTTCTTCCTATAAGGTACTGATTCTGTGCCCTTAGGTGAGAAACGATGTTCAACGGATAATGAACTACTGACGGGAAAGGAACCTGGGGCTGGAATCTTCCGGCAGAAGCAGATATTGCCACGCTCCCGAAATTGGCAGCAACATTCACATTTGATACTGAAACAGTTATCGTTTCTTTTATGCCAACTGAATTAGCTGACACACTGTCGTTAGATGATGAACCTGTAAGAGACGATCTTACGGTGCCGAAGTTAGCTGACACATTTACAACAGAAACAAGACCGCTGATATTCGCTGATGCTGGCGGTGGTACAGGAATAGAAGGCTTAGGTACTCTTATCCTGGTTCTTGTCAGTTTAGCTACTGAATCAATAGCGGGAACAGATGCCGTAGTTCCGATAGGTATGAATATCACGCTACCGGAATTAGCTGATACCGTAGCTGTGGCAGTAATCCCGTTAACGTAAATACCAGGGATGTTAGCTGGTCTTTGCGGCTTGAAGAAACCAGGACCATTCGCTATGCTCAGAGGATACGGAGCATCAATGGCAAAAGAGAACTGAGGCTGCACGTTACTGAATATCGCCATGCCGCCATAGGAAGCAGATACAGCTACCTGAGATACTGATACAGTTTTCGATACACTGATAGCACCTAGATTAGCTACCACGTTAACGTTAGATGCAAGACCGTTAATATTCGCGCTATGAGATGCCAGCGGTATGTTTGCCGGTCTTTGCGGTACTAGAGTCCTGGCCTGTCCCGCAGACAAGGGATAAAGATTCCTGGCAGCAACCGGATTACTGGTCAACGATGAAGATGCAGTAACGCTGACATTACCAGTAGGAGCAGCAACTGTAGATGCGGCTGTAAGTCCTTGTACGTAAACACCGGGGATAGACTGAATCGTAGGCGTCAGCGCAGGTCTTATCAAGCTGTATACGGAATTAAGAACCGGCACAGAAGCAGGAGTATACGAATTAGCTTGCGGTATCTGGGTTATCTGGACATCTATCCATGGATTAGAAGCAGCAAAATCCGAAGTAACATAGGAAGATGTAGGATCAGAAGGACCGGGATTAGCCCAGTGATAATTAGCCTGGGAATCCCCGTAAACATCCTGGCTAGCCCCTCCATCTCCTGCACTGCTTGAGAAGATTTTCAGCGGGCCGTTTAAGAAACCATTGATTCCTGCACCGGCAGTGCCGAAATAGCTCTGATCCCATGGAAGTGCGACGGTAGTACCTGCCTGGGCTTTATAAATCTGATTGGCAACCAGGGGAATAGGAGTTGCCAGTGAGACATAAGACCATGTTCCCGGTGTCTGAGGGCCAAGCGTGGCAGTAGAATTAGCTACTAGCGTCCCTGTACCGGCTCCCGTTGCTTGCCACAAAGCAAATTCTATGGTACTTCCAGCCTGTGTCGCGTCACAGCACCACATACCATAACCAGATATCTGATACCCGCTTGAAGTAACCTCGAATAGAGTACCGGCAATCCATCCGCCAGCCAAGGTCAGAGATGACGCCGAGCCCCCGGTGTTATTACCATTTGTCCCGAATGCTGTGTAGACAGGTCTAGCTGGCTGAAGTCCTACAGTGAATGATGTAGACCAGGTGCTAGCTGTACTGGGTCCGCAAACCCACGTAGTATTTCCGATGGCAGTGCCAGCATTACCAACGCTTCCATTGCTATCAGCTATATTAAGCAGGAGACCCGCGTTACCAGATGGCCCGGTGATTGCCTGCCTGTTAGTAAGGCCGCCTGGAATGGTGAAGTTGTTCCCTTGATTAGGACCTACACCCAGAAACTGAATCTGCCAGTCTCCGTTTACCTTCGTGGTCGCACTCGGAGTTGTGGTAGTACCCGTATTGGTTGAGTAATAGGATGTCCCGGCATTGACATCGACAATGGTTGCCCCGGTATAGGAAACAAGTCCTACGTTAAACCAGTACTGACCTCCGGTACCCCCAGTCATAGTATATGTGAGGGTGGCTCCTGGATCTGCGGCTTTCGCATTTATAGAGAAAATTGCTGACATGGCGGTAATCCCGCCATTAGCAGCAGATTCGTCAGTCCCTATTTTAACCGGAGTGGTCGCCGTAGACCCAAGAGTTATATCGAACGTTCCAGTAGCAGTAGTAAAACCGAATACCAATACGAATATCACATCACCTGGAAGCACCGAACTAGGTATGGTGAAGCTGCTGTTATTAGAAGCAGATCCGCCGAGAACAGATGTTGTCCCGGTATTATAGCTGATAGTCATTGTTCACTCTTGTGTATAGTCGGGCTTTCATATGCAATGAGCCTGCCATCCCGTAATATGATTTCTGCTGTACTGTGGCTGTCATGCCATATGCTACGCTAACTGATCCTATATTAGCAGCCACCGAAACTCTTAATACCGCTCCCTGTACTGATTTTCCTTCATTAGGTGCCGAAACTGATACAGACGCCCTGCCTGATGCCGGGGAGATGGATACAGTTCCATTTACAGCTTTTACTGCAACTGCTGACGAACCCGAAACATAAGTCCTGGTTCCCGAATGAGCTACGACGCTTACCTGAGATGGTACCTGAGTCTCAGATATTGATATCCTGACTGATGATGCCACTGAAACTCGGGATGCCTGGACAGCAGGACTTATCTTAAGTCCTGAATGGGATACAACTGAGGCATTAGCTGATCCAGATGGCGATATCTTCACAGATCCGTAATGAGAAGATATGCTCAGATGTGATGTACTACCAGAAGGCGATATCGTATGACCTTGCGAAGTTGCTACAGATACCGATGAGGTCTTGCGGAAACTCAAAGATACGATTCCGCTATTAGCATGCACCGAGATACTACTCGCCAGCCCGGCAACTGATGCACCCGATGATACCCTGCCATACTCTGGGTTGACTGACACATATCCGGAAGCATGCTGATTAACAGATATGACCCCCATGTGAGCGGACACCGAAGCCCCGGAAACAGAGCCGGTAAACCTGGTTTTCAACGATCCTGTATTAGCTGCCACTGAAACATTTATTACCGGCTGCTGCTCTTTTCCTATTTCCGTTCCTGGTACTGTAGCGGCAAAAATATTAGACACGAAACCAGGAACAGATTTTCCTATAGATACAGATCCGATATTCGACGCTATAGAAACCAGAGATGAAAGACCATGTATGTTGGTAGGAAGCCACTGCTTCCCAGAAGAATACTGCGCCCTGTAATTTCTTAATATGTACCGCTCGGGATAGTTAGAGAACGGGAAAGGCTTATGTGTAACACTGCTGATGAACAAGTTCCCGTAGTTAGCTGCCACACTATCATTAGCTGTCACATGAAGTGATATGGTAACAGTTCCTGATGGAGCTGAAGTTGTCGCAGAAGCTGACATGGCTGTCGCAAATGACAAAGGCTGGCTAGGATTCCGCGGCTTTATCTTACTTATTATCCTCAGAGGATGAGGACTGTTAGCCGGGAACGGGAAAACCAGGCTATACACAGCAGCGTTAGTTATAGATGTCCCGCCGAGGTAAGCAGTAGCATTTACCGAAGATGTCATCCCGGAAATTACAGTAGGAGGCGTGGCTGTTCCTGCCACAGTCTCAGGACGTAACCTGAAAGACTGGATGAGACTCAAAGGGAAAGGAGCAGAAAGCGGGAAGGGAGCAGGTATGCTGTATGCGATCTGTATGTACGGTAATCCTATGTAAGACGCTGCCGTGATGGGCGATGGCGACGGGGAGCAGGATATTTTTACAGAACCGTAGTTAGCTGCTGACGTATTATCCGCTGTTATACCCGGATAATACGTATTAGGATAATTAGCTGGCCTCTGAGGAGTAAGACCGGGAGCTACATAAGGCAGAGGATAAGGAGAAGAAGATAAGGGGACAAGCGATACTGATGATGTTGCCGAAGGTGCAGGATTAAGAGTAGCTATTACCGCAGCCCATACATTGCTCGCTGCTGTCCCGCTATAGGAGAATGTTCCCGTATTTGAAGATATCTGCCAGCCGGAAGCCGTGTCTCCAGAGGCTATAACATTAGTCCACGGAGAAGAAGGACCAGCAGTAGATCCTGAAGTACCAGCAGCACCTACTATGAACTCTGACGCATTGGAAGTAGCAGGAGTAGTATTAGAGGTCCATGATGATCCAGAAGTATTAGAATTAGTACTCACCTGATCAACAAGTGCCGCGAAAGTTGATTGCAGTCCAGATACTTCGTAAGCTGCTATCTCATAGCTAGTAAAACCAGACAGGGACACTGCAACGGATGTCTGCCCGCCTGGACAAGAAGGACACGCCCATATGAACGCTCCAGCTTTACCTAGCGCGCCGCCTGAGACAACGCCTGTTACTTGCTGGAAATTCGATGCTGAACCGCCTATGGTAACACCCGAAACTGCGGGGGAACCCGAAGAATCAAGACCGCTTATGGTTACTACAAGGCAGTTTCCCTGAGTCGTAGAGCTGTTAAGAGTCAGGGACGATGTGTTAGCAGCACCAGCTTTCGACTGGACTAGTGTTATGACTGCCACTTAACATCCCTGAAAAAGAACAAGCTCTTTACCGGACAGGCTGAAATAAACGTCATGATCATTTCCGGTAAAGAGCTTTGTTTTTATCTAATATTAGTTCAGTCTGGTAATCCATAGCATAGCAAGAGCCAAACATGCCCTTAGCTATATACTTTCTATCGGTATGGGGACAGTTAGTTATTTCCATACCGATAGCGTAGCATAGTTAAGACCAGTAGATTGAACTAATTAAGTCCAGATACTATGAATTCAGTTAGCTGGATAGTGTTAGATGCTGAGTTGGTTCCCCACTGAGCCCACATCTCAAGATAGTTAGTAGACAGAGGGTTATAAGAAACAGTTGACTGAGGTGCACCTATCATGTATGTTGTCGCTGCTGCTGTAGCTGCGTTGTTAGCTGTTCCCAGAGACAGCCATCCGTTTGCATATACAGCCTCAGTGTATACGTTAGATGACAGACCCTGAGTCGTCGCAGTTATGTCAACCTGACCCCAGAATGATCCGTTTGTCACACCTGAAGGTGAAGTAAACGCTCCAGTTGCAGCCAGGATTGTTCCTGCTGTTGCCTGAGTAGTGTCAAGATACAGCCAGATCTGAAGAGTAGGAGTACCTGTTGTCCCGAATGTTCCACCGAAGTTAACACGAAGGGCACGGCCAACTGAATACGAAGGCTGCCATAACGGAGTCGGTAGCTGGAATGCCGGGAGTGTAGCTGAACCTGTCGATGAGATTACAGTTTTTGTTGTTGATGATGCCAGAGCAGTCCCCGCTGCTGGCATGGAATAGATGACTTCTGATACTGTACCAGAGAAGAATGTCATTGTTAATCCTTAACTTGAAGTCCAAGTAACTAGACCTGAGCCGCTGATTGTGAGAGTGAATGTAGCTGATGTAACAGTCTGAGTGCCGCCGAAATCCCAGTAGCATAGTATAAGACCGTTAGAGTCTGAAGATCCTCCAGCAGTGTAATCATAGAAGAACGCATATACTGCCGAGAACGACGCAGATGCCCATGATGGATTAGCGCATGTCAGGGTAGACACAAGCCCTGATTCTGTGTATGTCACAGAACTTAACGCCTGCCTGGTATATCCTGTACCAGATGTTGATACTTCAGTAAGCGCTCCACCACCGCCTGACCCTGAGTTTGTCAGGAACTGAGATACAGTAGTATACGCCTCAGTTACC